AGCCGGTCACCCCGGATGAGCCGAAGCCAACTCCGGATAAGCCGGTCACCCCGGAGACCCCGAAGGGTGAGGAGCCTAAGCCTGCGCCGTCGGCTACGCCGACACCGGAGCAGCCGAAGCCCTCTACTCCCGCTCCCGCGCCGTCTGCCCCGGCCGCTGCCGGTCAGCTGCCTAAGACGGGTGCCGACGCTGGTGTCCTGGGTGCCTCTGCGGCCGCGCTGGCCGGTGGTGTCGCGGCTCTCGTTGCCGCTCGTCGTCGCCGTCGCTGACGCTCGTTGTTAGCTGAGGCGATAGCCTGCTAGGGCGAGTAAGCCCGCCCCGTGAGTAAGCTGTTATGGCTCTCGCGGGGCGGGCTCTCTCTTTTCCGACTGTTGCGTGGGCGCTGTTACTTTGCTTGTCGTGTCAGGGTTTTGTGTTGGCGACGCCTGGCGTAGAACATCGATTGTGTGGTGTGGTTCACTCATGTCGGGGTTGACGGGGCTGGTTATGTGGTGTTACGCTATTGGTGTTGGGTAATCCAATGTAACCGCTCGCGCGTGTTCGACTGGCGGCGCGAAAATGTGTGCTGTTGCGTGCGAGTGGATAACATGATACAATTACTCTCATAAGCGGTCGCGCCGCCAGGAGTGGTGCGGCCAGTTGAGCCGCCTGTAGCTCAACGGACAGAGCATCCGCCTCCTAAGCGGGTGATGTGGGTTCGATTCCCGCCGGGCGGACGCTGCGAGAACTACATAGTGTTTTCATCATTCCGGCGTGGCGCAATAGGTAGCGCAAGCGATTGTTAATCGCAAGGTTGTAGGTTCGAGTCCTGCCGTCGGAGCTGACACGAGGGAGACTGGTCCTACACTCATCTCCTGACTCCGGTCTTTCTCGTGTCTCATGGGTCGTTGGCCGAGCAGCGAAGGCACCTGACTGTAAATCAGGCACAGGTAACCAGTCCACACCGCAAGTGCAAGTCTTGCACGGCCCACAGTGCGTTGTCGTCCACGGTAACACGTGGCTGCACCGTCCGCGCTCTTGTTTGCTGGCGCGCCTGGCGGGCGAGTCTGACATGGCTCGCCGGTCGCGTCGATGGGGAGCGCGGGTGGTATTGGAGACACGCGGGGCGCTGTATCCCCTCACATACAGCCGCACGGATTGTTCCACCGCTTGCGTTTATTGCGCGGAGCGTGTGCTAAAGGCCCGGGTGAAGATAAGCCTCTGTAGCTCAGGTGGTTAGAGCATCCGACTCTTAATCGGGTGGCCGTAGGTTCGAGTCCTGCCGGGGGCACTTTGTTGGGGGTCGCCGTGTTTCCTTTGGTATTGTTCACGTCAGTGTGTTCAAGGGGAGGCGCGGTTGGCCCTCATTTTTCTTGCACACTGTTGTGTCCTCTTGCGTTAACGCGTCTGTGCCCATGTGCGTTCATGGCTTGCTGTGCGGCGCTCTAAGAGGCTTTGAGAGTCCGGTGCGCGCATTGGGTCGCTTGCGGCGCGCAAGCCCGCGAGAGGCGCGTACAGCGTGTTTCTCGTGGGTGTTTGGGCGCTACGGTGATCGTGCGGTGTTGCGCGGTTTTTGCGGTGCTGCTATTGTGGTGTGTGGCGGCTGACGGTAATCGGCCGTGTTTCCATGTTCAGCTGGTGAAGGCGGTGTATAATGGTGGTTCGTAAGGTGGCGCAGCGTATCCCGTTTACGCCGTCCAAGACGCAGGCGGCGCTGTTGGAGCAGTGTTTTGGTGCTAGGCGTTTCGCATACAACAAGCAGGTTGAGGCGTTCAACACGTATGACAAGGAAACCAATACTCGCCCCAAGTATCCGAGCACAAGTGATATGAAGGCCGAGAATGAGTGGCTGAGGGATAGCCCCGTTCCGTCGAATGCGTTGAGTAATGCGATTATGGACTTCCGCCGGGCGCAGGCGGCATACTTCCGCAAAGCCGAGTATGGGAAGAATCGCCCATGTTTTGTGTCCAAGAATGACAGTGTTCAGTCGTTCCGCAACGGCTTTCCGATGCGACACATGGACGGTAATCGGTATCCACTGTCCAAGAAGCTGGGTTCGGTTCGCATACGTAGGAGAGACAGAATCCGCTACCCTCTGGAATCGTTGTCTAGTTGGACGGTGAAGCGCGAGAATGGCGTGTATTATCTGGTACTCTTGTTCAATGTGGATGTTCAGCCCAAGCCGCTGGCCAGTGGTGAGGTTGGTATCGACGTGGGTGTCAAAGACTTCCTTACCTTGTCCACGGGTGAGAAGATTAACTACCCTGACCGGCTGCATCAATTAGAGGAGCGAGTTAGGTGGGAGCAGCGCAAGCTGTCCCGCAGGGTGAAGGGTTCGAGCAACTACCGCAAGCAGAGGGCCATCGTAGCTAAGGCTTACGCTAAGGTTCGTCACTTCCGTGATAACTTCCAGCACCAGGTGTCTCATAGGCTGATAGAAGATAACCAATTCATTGGCATGGAGACGCTGGCGGTGGGGAATATGACACGGAAGGCAAAGAAGAGACTGGACGCGAACGGAGGGTACGCTCGCAATGGTCAGTCGCGTAAGCGCGTGATGAACCGTAGTATCCTGCGAAACGGGTGGAGTGGTTTCGTGGAAAAGCTCGCCTATAAGTCGCAGTGGTACGGGCGCACGCTCGTCCAGGTGGATAGGTTTTATCCGAGTTCGCGTCTCTGCCACGGCTGCGGTTACAAATACGCTGGGTTGAGGCTGTCGGAGCGCGAGTGGGTGTGTGAGAATTGTGGCGCGTCGCATGATCGGGATGTGAACGCCGCATTGAATATTTTGGACGAGGCGCTGCGTCTCAGCCAAGTTGCGTAATAGTGTAAAGCTGAACCGACCGACAATCGGGGATAGCCTGCTCAATATGGGAAGCCGCTGAACTTTAGCCTAGTGCCGGGGTTTAAGCAAGCCTAGTTCGCAGGAATCTCGTAGTGGAAGCTATGGGGGTGTCAAAGCTTGGAGATGCCTGTTGACGTGTTGACGGCGCGCCGGTAGACGCGAGACGCGTTCGTGTGGTATTGTTGGTGTCAGTTGGTCCCTCTCCCGCACACCACATGATGTTTTTGGTGGAGGGGGCGCGGAAAGAAGGTTGTACATGGTGGAAAAGGTTGTTGACGGCGCAGGCGAGGGTCTGCGTATCCTGTGGAGCGAGCGCGGCTACACGCTCACTGATGGCGGTGTGGAGCGCGTTGCGGTTCCGGTTGGTGGCGACGTGGGCGTGGACCATTATGGGGCGATCACCGTGAACGTTGAGGATGGCTCTCTTGGCCGCGAGTACGTGTCGCTTGTCCCGTATTTTGGGATTGAGGACGCGGTCGAGTATGGCGAGTATCGTACAATTGAGCCGGGTGGACTGTTGGTGGAGGCTGCGCGTCTGGTCGCTACGGCTGCTCACGCTGGCCAGGTGGATAAGGGTGGTGCCCCGTATATTGAGCATCCTGCTTTTGTCGCTGATCGTGTGGCGTGGTGCGGGGGCGGTAGAGTGGCTGTCGCGGCGGCGTGGCTACATGATGTGGTGGAGGACACGAGGTTTACGCTGGATGCGCTGGCGGTCGTGTTTCCTGAGAGCGTGGTGGAGGCTGTGGATGCGCTCACCCGCAGGGATGGGGAGCCGTATTTTGATTACGTTGAGCGCGCTCGCGGTAATGAGGCTGCTTGCTTGGTGAAGATCAGTGATTTGGAGCATAACCTGGATGAGTCTCGTCTGGGTGACGGTGCTGACGTAGAGGCTGTCGCGTCTCGTAGGGAGCGGTACCGCGAGGCGCTGCACCGGCTCATTTCCGGTGATGATGGCGGCATCGCGTAGTGGCGGCGTACACGGTTGGTAGCCTGTTCTCCGGCTACGGCGGTCTTGACCTTGGCGTTACGGGCGCGCTCGGACCGGGCGGAGACACGCTGTTTGTCAGTGACGTGGAGAAGGGGCCGTGCGCTATTCTCGCCCACAGGTTCCCAGATGCGCCCAACATTGGTGACATTACCCGCGTGGATTGGCGGGATGTGCCGCGAGTTGACGTGTTGTGTGGCGGTTCGCCATGCACGGACCTGTCCACCGCTGGCGCGAGAGCCGGCATGACGAAGGACACGCGTTCGGGACTGTGGGAGTCCATGTTCCGAGGCGTTCAGGAACTACGCCCGCACCTCGTGGTGTGGGAGAATGTGCTAGGTGCAACAAGTGCGAGAGCCTTTAGCTTACTGGAACAGCGAGAGGGACGCGTGGGAGCGGAGGACGGTGGACCTGTTCTCCGAGCACTCGGGCGTGTACTCGGAGACTTGGCCTCAATCTGGTATGATGCGGCGTGGGGTGTCCTACCGGCTTCCGCCGTTGGCGCTCCCCACAAGCGAGCCAGAATCTTCCTTGTTGCTCACCCCCACGGCCAACCTTGGGTCCAACGGCGGGAGTCAGCCGCCGGAGAAGCGGAGGGCGGGAGGTCACGGGCCGACATTGGCGGACCAGATCGAGCACATGTAGCTCGCGGGTTGCTGTCGCCTCGTGGCGTGGACTTGTTGCCGACACCGCAGGCGACAGTATCCACCTATTCGTCGCAGGGTTATGGTCCGAACTTGAATGAGGTGGCGGTGACGCTGATGCCGACACCAAAAGCGAGCGACGGCGAGTATGGTTTGCCGCGCACGAGCGGGCGGCCGCCAGAGAAGAGCGCGCATTTGGCGACTAGGTTGGCGTACACGGATTATGGCGTGTACGCGGAGGCTATCGCCCGGTGGGAGCGGGTGACGGGCAGGCGCGCGACGAGTCCGACTGAGCCTGCTGCTCGCGCTGGCGGTAGGCCGCGCTTGTCTGCGGTTTTCGTGGAGTGGATGATGGGGCTTCCCGAGGGGTGGGTGACTGCGCCGGAGATTGGGTTGTCCCGTAGTGCGGCGCTTCGGGCGCTTGGTAACGGCGTGGTTCCTCGGCAGGCTTCGGCGGCTGTCGCGTCTCTGTTGGAGCGCGAGCGTACTGTGGGCGAGTCCGAGGGCTGGCCGGAGTTCGTGTCGTAGCCTCCCGCGTGTCGCTATTTTGTGGCGGCGTACTCGCCTTTTCTCTCTTGTGGAGTAGGCGGACGCGCCACTTCATTGTATGCGCTTCTGACGGGCTTTCACGCGCCAGACCATCCGAGTACACGTTTCGCGCCTGCGAGGCCGCCTACGGGCCGTACAGCGCGTCTGGCGGGGTGTTTGCGGGCGGTGTCGTGTTCCGGTGTGGATATGGGTGTGTTTTGGGTTGATTTCTTTACTGATATTGTGTTATGATAAGCGTCATACCAATAAGTGATCGGGAAGGTTTGGGGGTGATTTTGCCAGATGGGTTCTTATGAGGCTGTGAAGGTTCGTCTTGATCCTACTCCGAGGCAGGAGCGGCTGATGGTGAGTCATGCCGGGGCTGCTCGTTTCGCTTATAACGCGGGTCTCGCCCACGTGAAAGAAGCCATAGAAAACGGTGAGTCGCCCGAGTGGTCGCATTATGGGTTGCTCCGTTGGTGGAACGCGAATAAGGATGAGCTTGCTGTCAACCGGGATACGGGCGTTGTGTGGTGGGGTCAGAACAGCAAGGAAGCCTATAGCATGGGTTTGCGTAGCCTGGCTCAGGGTTTCTCGAACTGGTCGAAATCCCGTAAAGGACAGCGCAAAGGCGGGCGGGTTGGGTTCCCTAAGTTCAAATCCAAGAACACCACGATGCGTTTCGCGTATTCCACCGGGTTTACCGCGCCCACGGCTGGTGACCCTTATGGGTTGAAGCTCCCCCGTATTGGCCGCGTGCATTGTATGGAGAATGTGCATAGGCGCATGGCCGGTGCGCGCCTTATCCGCGTGAGTGTGTCACGACGGGCGGGCAACTGGTATGCGAGCTTGACCGTGGAGCGCGACCCGGCCGTTACTGCAACGCCGAAAGGTGGCGCAGTAGGTGTTGATCTTGGTGTGAAAAATCTTGCTACTCTCTCGGATGGGACGGTTATCCCTAACCCGCGCGCTCTGGGAACAAGGCTAAAAGCGCTGCGTAAGGCGCAAAGGGTACTGAGCCGCAAAACCGTGGGGAGCGCCCGGCGTGAGAAAGCTAAAGGGCGTGTCGCCCGATTGAACGCCCGTGTGGCGGATGTGCGGGCTGATGCGATTAACAAGGCTACAACCATGATTGTCAGGTCGTACAACGCTGTGTGCATTGAGGACTTGAACGTTGCGGGCATGGTGAAAAACCATCATCTCGCCCGCAGCGTGAGCGACGCGGCTTTGGGTGAGTTTCGTCGCCAGCTCGAATACAAGACCGCACGTACTGGGGCCGCGCTGCGTGTGGTTGACAGGTGGTATCCGTCCAGTAAAACATGCTCGAATTGTGGGGTAGTGAAAGCCAAGCTATCCCTATCTGAGCGAACGTTTAACTGTGACGCGTGCGGTCTATCCATAGACCGTGATCTGAACGCGGCTGTTAATATTCATGTCGCCGGGAGTGCCCCGGAGACGTTAAACGCGCGTGGAGGGGATGTAAGACGAAACCAACATACTGTTGGTAACGCTGACCTCGGTGAAGCGCGAACCAAGCGGGCGCATAAGAGCGCCGTGAGACTTGGAGCTGGCCTTGGTAACGAGGCCATGCGACCTAGTGTAAACTAGGTTGCAACGGCGGTGTCCGCATGTGGGTCATGTGGCGCGTTGACGATTGTGTTTGTTGAGAGGTGTGTTGGGTGACGGGGTTTCATATTGGTGTGCGGGGCAAGTCGGCTGGTCGAGTTGTGCGGTGTATCGCGAGGGAGGGGACGTGCAGGCTCACGGGTGTGGATGGTGTGCCGGTACCACATTTCGCGTCGCTGGCGGAGGGTGAGGCTTTTATGGCTAAGCGTCACGGTGGCGAGCTTTCCGGGTTCACCGCTAATGGTGCGGGCGACGGTGCCCGTGTTGTTGGCGCGCGTCCTGGCGCTGGGCGCGTAGGTGGCGTGCGTGTTCCCCGCCCTGGCGGCGTGCCGAAGCCTAGTCCTGGCGTGTTCCATAATTCGTGTGCGTCCCATCCGCTGACGGCGAAAGAGCTGTCCGAGCAGGCTGGTCGTGTTGCCGCGTCTTTGGATGAGGAGACGTGGGGTAGTATTCGCGGTTTGTGGGAGCGCGTGAATCTCGCTATCGCTGACGGTGACGAGGCTGCGGCGGCTGACAGTCGCGCCTTGTGGGAGCGCGCGGGTGAGAAGGCTCGCGGCTTGTTCCTCGCCGAGTTGGATGCGGACACGGAGGACGGGAGGCGGTTGCGCGCCTATTTGGGTGACGACGTGAAAACAAGTGATGTTGCTGACATTCTCGCGTTCAACATTGGTCAAATGACCGCGCCGGTCCCCGTGAAAAGCCGGGACACGAAACTGTCACGTCACGCGCTCACCGCGTTCGATAACGACATGAACAAGAGTCGCTACGTGATGAGTGTTCTCGCGTTCGGCGGTAGGTGCTGCTATTGCAACCGTCCGCTGCATCGCGGTGAGCCTGCGGACGGTCAGGCGACAGCGGAACATATCACGCCGGTGAACCCCAGGGGCGGTAGTACGGTGCGCGGCGCAACCCGGTACGGGAACATGGCGCTCGCGTGCGTGGCGTGTAACCGGGCGCGCGGCAACCAAAACCTGGAAGAGTGGGTGCTCGTCACCGGGCGTATCCCGGACAGGGAGGAGAAAGCCCGGTGTTTGGCGCGTATCCGCGAGTTCAGGGCTTACGCGGGGTATGAGGAGTACACGCCTGAGCAGACGAAGCGACTGAATCGTGAGATCGGTCGCATGAACCGGGCGTACAGCCGCGAGTTGGAAAAGCTCGGCGAGGGTGCTGATAGTGGGAAGGTGAAGGTGGCGGCGCGTCGCGCGTTGCGCAGGGGAGTGATGAGGATGAGGGACGCTGTTCACGGCCCCGTCGGCGGGTGAAACTGCGCGGAAGGCGTGGGCTACCAGTGGGGTGTTGCGCTTTTGGGGGCGGGCGGTTGTGGCTTTTGTGGGGCTGCGCCGCCCGTCTTTCTTTGACTCGGTGGTGTCTGCTTCGCGCGTCCACATGCGACTTGGCCCGCACGTCCGCCCCACGTATCCTGTGTTCCGACGTGTCGTCCCTTGCGCGTCGCACGCTGACGTGTGGTATCCTAGAAGCGTTCAAGCGTATCGGACGCCCGCGCGCCACCCACTAAACGGGTTGCGTGCGGCGAGACAGGAAAAAGGGGGCGTACAGCTATGGTTGCTTACAATGACGAATACGGCAAGCACAAGTGGTTTGCTGAAACCGCTGACGTTGCCGTCGAGTACGCGCGCTCGTCGAACGGCAAACAGCGTGAAGCGGCCGCGCGTAGCCCGTTAACGCCCGCCGCCGACCTGAGCCGCCTCTCCCAAGATGGCGTCGTCTACGTGCGTAATGCGGCGTGCGAGAACCCGAAAACCCCCGTGTGCGACCTGGCCGGGTACGTGTCTGCCATCCTGTTCGGCGCGTCTGGCGGATGTTTGAGCGAGAAAGCGGCGAGTAATCCGGCGTTGCCCGCGCATTTTGTGGGGGATTGTATTGTCCGCGCTGTCGGAGAGTGCGAGCGTCAGAAGCGTGCAGTGTCGCTATCGGTGAAGCGCCTGATCGTTAACCCGAACCTGCCTGAGCGCGCGATGCTGTGGCTCGTGGAGGGCAAGCGTCCGGGCTACGAGACGGTGTCGGATAACCCATCTGCGACGGGCCGCGTGCTGCGAGTTCTTGCCGACGACCCTGATTGGGGTATCCGCTGTAGCGTCGCCCATCATGTGAATACGCCGAGGGATGTCCTCGTGAAGCTCGCCCACGATGATGAGGAGTGCGTGCGTGAGGTGGCGATCTGCAACGATAACATGCCAGCGCGCGTGTTTGATGAAGTGATCGTGCGCGACGCGAGTAAGGCGGCGACTATCCACAAGCTCGTTCACTATAGTCAGTCAGTTTATGCGCAAGTGCTGGCATACACTCGCTTTGGCTTGCCGTATGCGAACGATGATGAGTGTCTGTGTGACAGTTGAGGGTTTCGTTGATATTGGCTATATAGCTGGTATAGAGTGCATTTTGGGAGGGTGCGTTGGCTAAAAACCAGACGTACAAAGCTTTCATCGCGCGTCCTTCTTATGTTCTAGGCTTGGACGGTGAGCTGCTAGATGGTGCGCCTGTTTTGGCGTCTCTCGCGTCTGAGGTTCACGACATCTCGACCTACGCCACCTACGTGGTTCGCAACGATGGGACTTTGGGTAACGAGTTGGCGCTTGTTACTGCGACGGCTCCCGCTGAGGCTGGCCGCCAGGCGGGTGTCACCATGCCCGATTTTCTCGCGTCTGGCCGCACTGGTAGGTCGCGGAAAGAGAAACTTGTTCAGCATCGCGTGGTCGCCGAGCATCGCTCCTATCGGGAGCGCGTCAAGGCTGCGAACGGTGAGAGTTCCAAGTATGTTTCTCAGGGATGGAAGCGCACTGTGGATGATTCCGCTCCGTCGTATGGTGAGGATTACGTGAACCTGGGTGCCGTGGACCGGGCTTATGCCGTAATCGAGAATAACCCGTTTACCGACGGTGAAATTGTGTTGCGGATAGTTATTCAAGGCGCGTGGTACCGGCTAATCTTTGACTTTGATAATGAGCGGTTCACCGAGGGTAAAGTCACCCTACCGACCATCAAGGTTCAAGACGGCCGCCCTGTTTTTATCTTCGCGGTCGTGACCGATAACCCTGTTGTGCAGTTTTCGAGCGACTATGTTATTGGCGTGGACGTGGGGATCAACGATTACGCTACCGTCGTGGTGCGCGAGGTTGCGACTGGGCGGATAGTGTATGAGACGACACTCTCGCAGAGGGTACACTCACTCTGGAACAGCGTGCGCGCGTCCGAGCGTCAGGTGCGTGCTCTGAAAAAGAAAGCCGATGGGCTTCTCTCCCAGCGGCAGGAGCGCATGGCGGCGTTGGACGAGGCTCAGCTCCACCGTGAAGCCGCATCCCGGAAGAAACGTGAGCTTGCGATTCTCGCCGCGCAAGAGATAGCCTATCTCTCCCACGTGTGGGGTAACGCCGTCGTCGCCGTGGAAGATTTGAGCTGGATTGTGAACACCATGCAGAACGGTAGGTGGAATCGTGGCGAGCTTATGCGGTGGCTCACTCACTACCTGTCACAGAACGGCGGATGGGTTGTTGCGGTGAACTCTGCACACACGTCGCAATTGTGCTATAAATGCGGCTCCAAGGTGACGCACCCCACGCACGAGGTGTCTGTCTGCCCTGAGCACGGGGTGATGGGCCGGGATGTGAACGCTGCGGCCAACATCGCCGCACGCGCCATACCCAGCGTTACTAAAGCACGGGTGACACGGGCGAAAAACCGGGAGCTACGGCCACAAGCGCCGCTCAGGACGCCGCCTGCTAGGGCTTCGCTGAAATACCCCGGCAGAGACCGGACGAAAAATAAGCCTACGCCGAAAAGGAAGAATCGCTACCGAGCTTCTAAGGGGGTGATTCTTCCTGTATGCCCCGCTAGGGCACAAGCGCATTGCTTGGAGGCCAGGGTACTAGCGGACGGCGGCACGCACCGTGCCACTGGGACCGTTCAGGCGGCGCTCAAACAAGTTTACATAACCTACAACTGTATGTTATTGTAGACTTACTTGATACTCTAGCATTGAGGGTCGTAAGCTGGGATGCCGGGGAGTGGCTGCGAAAGCACGATATGAAAGGTGTGCGGTAATGGTAAGTGAGGGCGGTTCCGCGCTTGCGCGTGCGGGCGGCGTGTTGGCTCTTGACTTGGACGGCGTGCTGTTCTTGTCTCCTGAGCCTGCCGGTGTGGCGGGCGAGTATGTGGATAGGCGTAGGGTGCGTGTGAAGGTTCCGCGTTTGCGTGACGTGTGGGAGATGCGGGTGAGTGAGCCTGTGTGGGTGTCCCCGTCGATGATCGCCGACGTGAACGCGGTTATCGGGTTGCCGGGTGTGCGTCTGGTGTTGGTGTCGTCGTGGGGTGCGGCCGCTGTGGAGGCCGCTCGCCAGGCGGGGCTGATGGTGCCCGATAGTGTTGTGAACGTGTTTGAGGGTCGCACGGTCGGCGCTGTCAATCAGGATGTGAAGCTGGCGGAAGCGCTCACCTATTTGCGCGAGTGTGCGGCCGCTGGTGAGCGCGTGGTGTGGGTGGATGACCTGCATGTGCCGGGTTTCGTGGAGCATGGCGGTATTGTGACGGTGGGAACCAGTGAGGATGCGGGTTTGACTGGGCCGATGGTTGCGCAGGTGCGCTCACTGTTGGGTGGGTGAGAGGCGTCCGTTCTCGCGTATTCGCTGTGTCCGTCCTGTCGTCCTGCGTTTTCTTGTCCTGGTTCCCGCGTCTTTCCTGGGTAGAGTGCCCTCTTGCGCGTCCTGTGGTTGCGTCCACGTGGCGATACGGCTATTACCCGTCGTAATCGTGTGGCGAGTGTCCGCGCGTGGGATGGGAGTTGTTGACCGTGAAATTGTCAGAGAAGCTGCGCGGCATGTTTGCGACGGAGAGTCCAGGGAATCTGGATGTGGTGCAAAAGTACAGTGAGGCGATTGGCTGCTGCGAAGATGACGGCGATGTTGCTGCTTTTGCTGGCGTGTTGTCGCGTGCGAAAGAGATTGACCTGCTTGGTAGCGATAACGAGTGGTATCGTATCAGGGTTGCCACCCAGTCGTCCGACCCCGTGGTGCTGTCGATGTGCGCACGCGATTGCGACTATACTGTGCGCGCCACTATGGCGAGGAATAGGAAGGTCACCGACGGCGGCATTTTGTTTGATTTGGCGCGCGACGAGCATTACCATGTTCGCGGCGCGGTTGCTGATCGTGATGACATTCCGTTTGATATGCGCGTGATGCTGATGGGTGACGAGAATTACATGGTGCGTGCTGCCGCTGTGGCGGCAGCACGTGAGTATGGGTTCGCTCGCCTGGTGGTGAGGGCACTGTTCGAGGACCAGTCCAGGATGGTGCAGGCGGCCGCCGCCCGTAATCCGCTGTTGCCGTCAGACTTGGCTGAGGCTCTTCTCTCGTGCGGCATTAAAGAGGTGGAGGGTGCTGCCGCTCGTAATCCTGGCTTGTCCGGTACCTTGTTGAGTCAGCTCACGAAAGATAGTCGGAAACATGTTCGTGAAGGTGCGCTCGCTAACGTTTCGACGGCGAAAAGCGATATGGCTGAGGCTGCTCTCGGGAGGGAGAAGGGTGACAAGGTGGTGGATGATGCTGCCGCTATCGTTGTCGCGGGCAATGAGAATGTGGACGTTTACACGGCTAGTATGATCGGCGATAGCGGGAGCTTGGAGGCGCGCCGTATTCTGGCGGGCAACGAGGGTAACGGCTTGTATTCCGGGTTGCGTCGCATTGCATCTTTCTCGGATGACGTGGTGGCGCGCCGCACGTGCGCAGCTAATCCAAGGGCGACGATGGATACGTTGGTTCCGCTCGTGTTGGATGAGGATAATGTTGTTCGCCGTGAGGCGATTGCGAACCTTATTCGCCGCCGCATGTGAGCGGCGTATGCGTGTCGTGTTGACGCGTAGAAGGTGGGCGTGGTATATTGTATTTTGTGGGCGCGCCGTGAGCGTGCGCGTTCACGATGGTGCTTGTAGTTCAGTTGGTGGAACGCCTGACTGTGGCTCAGGAGGTCGCGGGTTCAAGCCCCGTCAAGCACCCCGCCTCTTCATGAGTGGTGAATAGTAGGGTAGGGAAACCCCGAACCTGGACCGCTTGGTCAGGTTCGGGGTTTTCTGTTGCTATCATGCGGAAAAGTGGGCATTGAGTGAGGGTGTTGAGTGTTGTTTCGCACCGGGGTTAGACGAGACTCGCCACTATCCGACTGACCGGGCAGTAGGCGGCATGTTGATTCTCGCGCGCACAAAATGACCTCAATACTGCATGTTGGCGCAGGTATCATCCCCGCACGGCATAGTAGAACAGCACCCGGTGCCACGGCTCCCAGCGTCATAAAACAACCCCGCCACACGCACCTAACTTTGCACGTGTGGCGGGGCTGTGATGTCGTCGGCGTTTAGAAGCCCGCATCCTCCATCGGATCGTAGTCGTCCGCGACCTCACCCGTCACCGGGTCAACAGTGTCGCCCGTGATGCCAAGGGTGGTGAGAATCTTGTTCTCGATCTCGTTAGCCAGCTCAGGGTTGTCTGCGAGATACTGGCGCACGTTCTCCTTGCCCTGGCCGAGCTGGTCGTCCCCGTAGGTGAACCAGGAGCCGGACTTGCGGACGATACCGTGCTCCACGCCCATGTCGATGATTGAACCTTCGCGGGAGATGCCCTTACCGTAGATGATGTCGAACTCGGCCTGCTTGAATGGGGGCGCTACCTTGTTCTTGACGATCTTCGCGCGCGTCCTGTTACCAACGGGGGCACCTGCCTCTTTCAGGGTTTCGATACGGCGAATGTCGATACGCACGGACGCGTAGAACTTCAACGCCTTACCGCCCGTCGTGGTTTCCGGGGAGCCGAAGAAAACGCCGATCTTTTCACGCAACTGGTTAATGAAAATCGCTGTCGTGCCGGTGCCGTTGAGCGCTCCTGTGATCTTGCGGAGTGCCTGGCTCATGAGGCGTGCCTGCAAGCCCACGTGAGAGTCGCCCATTTCGCCCTCAATTTCGGCGCGCGGGACGAGGGCTGCAACGGAGTCGATGACGATAATGTCAACGCCGCCCGAACGAATCAGCATGTCCGCGATTTCTAGCGCCTGCTCGCCCGTGTCAGGCTGGGAGATTAGGAGGGATTCTGTGTCAACGCCCAGCGCCTTCGCGTACACGGGGTCTAGGGCGTGCTCAGCGTCAATGAACGCCGCCGTGCCGCCCGCCCTCTGAGCGCTCGCAACCGCGTGCAGGGCGACAGTGGTCTTACCGGACGACTCGGGGCCGTAAATCTCAATGACGCGGCCCTTGGGGAGTCCGCCCACGCCGAGCGCCACATCAAGGGCGAGACTGCCGGTGGGGATTACCTGGATGGGCGGGCGGTTATCGTCGCCCAGGCGCATGACGGAACCCTTACCGAACTGCTTGTCGATCTGCGCGAGCGCGGCGTTGAGCGCCTGCTGCTTCGCTGACAGTCCAGCGTTCGCCGCCTCTGGTGCGGCCTGTGTTTTCCTTGGTCGAGCCACTTGTTGTGTTCTCCTGTTCTTGTCGCGCACCCATGCCCGCGCGTCGCACCCTGCGACTGTGTGAAACGGGCGTATTTTCTTTGTGGGCGCATATGGTTTTTGTGCCTACATGGTACAGTATAAGCACATGTCCACGTGTGGGGCAAAAGATCACCAACCGCGCGCGGTGCGTCGATGCGTGATACCATGAGGGATGATCGCGAAAAGGGAAGCGGAAGGAGGTAAAGTCATGAGCGATGTCGCTAAGGTCGCTGTGGTCGTTGCCATTGTGATACTGACGTTGGTCAATGTGTTCATTGCTGTCCGCTAAAAACGGCAACACGACGAACACGCGTGGTATTATAGGTGGCGACACGTTAAAACGTAACATGAAGAGGAGGCTGTCGTGGTCCTTGCGGTTGTTCCCGCTGTTCTTGCAGTTCTGGTGTACATGTTGGCGATGTGCGTTCCTGTTAGCGCGAGGCGCGGGGTTGCGTTTGCGATGCTTGCCGTGTGCTTCGGCTTGCTTGGTGCTTGCGCGTTTCTCGGACTCTATCTGTACATTGCCACACGTGTTGTGGTATAATGACTGTTGATCGTAGAAAACGAAAACAGAAAGAGGCAAGTTGGTTATGGGTGCTGTTGTTGTTCTCACCATTCTCGCGACGCTGGTGTGCGGTGGCGGAGTTTACACGGCGTTCAGCGGAAAGCTAGGCGATGGTTTGTCTGCGATCATGCTGTTGTGCAGCGCAATGGTTGGCGCGTGCGCGTTCGCTGGTATCTGGTATCTCGCGGTTGGCTGACGAAAGGAGGAAGCGATGGACATGCAGGCGATCACTGACAAGTATTACGAGTTGACTAACGCGATCTGTGACGTTGAGGTTACTATCGTTGGCGAGGATGGTGTTGAGAGGCGAGTCGAATACGGTGATCTTCTCGTCAATGGCACAGTCGTCATGTGCGGCGACTCCATGTACGCGTACCGAAACAAGTACGAGTATGGGCCGCTGGACGGATGGTGGGATAACATTGACGACGGCAACCAGGCAAACGTGTACCAGGTGCTCTACTGGTATCATAGGGGCGTTCTCGAAGGAGACGCTTTCCGTATCGTTCGTCAGCCAGAGGTTCGCGACTAAAAGAAGCGTTCCCGTTGAATAACGGTTGAGTAAAGAGACGGAACAGAAAGGCGGCATCGGTGACTATCCTTTTTAGCGATGTGACAGGCATTGCGCCCGGCGACGAGGATGAGTACGCGCGCGTTCTTATTGGCTTGTGGCAAGACCCTGGGGCGTGGCAAGACGACGACACGCGGGCTATTCGTCGTTTCCTTGAAGAGCGTCGCGTGCCGGACGCCGCCGCGCAATGGGTGTACGACAATCTCCCACACACTGACGCACACAGGGCCGTGTTGTCGCAGCCAGGTCTCGGCGAAAAACGCATTACCGAAGCGGCGCGCGTCATCGTATCGGCGATTAAGGTCGGAGGTTCGCAGCGCGACCCCCGAATGGAACTCTCCAATGTGTTCGATAACCCGTCTCTCACGCGCGAAGCGATAGACGCTGCCCTGAGCGTGGCGAACCTCCTCCCCGATTTCATCGTGTACAGCATGTTGATGGGAGGCGCACTCACCGGGGACGACGTGCAAGCATTGTGGGGGTCGCGCAGTGAGAATCGCTCGTACATGGGGCTGGGACGTGATTTTGTGGAACCCGCCATGCGCGGTGGTAGCGCTCCCGACAGTCTGGTGGACGAATGGCTGAGCCGCGATCTGTATGCGCCTCACGCGGCCGCATACGCCACAAACGTGAGCGAGGACGATATTCTCAGAATCGTTTACAGCTCGGATAACCCGTGGCACGATAGGGCGCTCATGAACCCAGTCCTGTCAAGTGAGGCGTTGTGGAGTGAAATGAGGCAGCGTCGCGGACTTGGTGACGGTCTCACATACGTGTTCTCTAATGAGAGCGCACACCACGCCATGTTGGAAGCTGGCGCGTGCGACAGTGAGTGCAAACTTGGGTGGGAGGAAATTGCCGGTAATCCCGTGGCGACGCGCGCGGCGTTCGAGACGCTACTGTTCACTGGCAGTAATGACAAGCTGCAATTGTTGCAAGAGGCCGGGCGTAATCCTGGTTTTCCGCCCGGCCTCGTGTGGGACGTGTACCGCGTGTTCGGCGCGAGCACGGCGATCAATTTTAGGAACGCGCCGTCCGATCTGGTGCGTGACGTGGCTGGCTTTTATGCGGACAGGCGGCTCTCAACCGGCTACTCGACGGGCATGAATGTCATCTTTCACCGTAACTGTCCGGCAGATGTGCGGTCTCATTTGCCGTGGGAGGATCGTAGCCTGTGGCCGCTTGTTGCTGACGACGCGTATCGCGGACGACACGAGAAGAAAGCGGCTAAGTCCGGCGGTGATGGCGTTGACGTTTCCTCGCTCTATCCGCTGTGCGGGTGAAGTATCGCAGGCGCGCGACGATGCTCCCGTTTCTGCTATAATGGTCAGTATGAGTGATGACTACAAGGGATTGTTGCGTCGCGTGATCGGGGAGCCGACTGTCAGTAGTGCCCTGCGGGGCATTGTCACGAGCGTCAGCGAAGGCGATGAGGATGCGTACACGGATGCTCTCGCGGCGATTGGTCGATCATACGGTCGTTACTGCGTGGAGGCCGCTGTTAGAGATCAGCGTGCGCCCGGTGTAGTGCTGGATACGCTGATTGATCGTTTTTCTGCGGATGACCACTTGCCTCTGCTTATCGCTGGGCACCCGAATGTGACCGCGAACGTGGAACAATATTGTCGGCGGAAAAGGCGTGCAAAACTCAATGAGTTTCTAGCGGGAAGCCACGGCGTGAGTGACGAGGCGGTGGAACGGCTGCTCAAATCAAGGGTACACCGAGTCATTGGTGCGCTCCTGGGAAATTCGTCTCTCAGCGAAGATGTGCTGCGGAGGGCGGAGTTGCGGGCGCACAGTATCGGCATGAGAATGGGTGAAATTGTGTGGGACGGTAGAAGAAACGCGTCCATGCCCGTCGATGTTGTGGAATCGTGGCTCACTTGTTCGGATGAGCAGGTGCGCCTTGATGCGCTGGAAAGCTCGTCCGCGCCGCGCAACATACTGTGGGAACGCCTCACGCAAGATGTGAACTTTGCTGAGGACTCGTCTGCTGGGTACAACATTTTCGCCTACGAATCTAACGCTGACGGTGACATGATTGACTGGTTTCTCTCCCGGTGGGAGAAACAGGCGCGCGATGAACTACACAGGGCAACGCGGCGGCGGTGGGTGGCGGAAGCCGCTTTGTCTCATCCTCGCGCGCGGGCCACAACTCTGGAACGCTTGTATGCGCGCTACGGGGCTATCAGCTGGTGGCTACGTTCAACGGTGGAGAAAGCGCCGTCATGCCCTGACTGGGTGCGCCAGGATGCGGCGCGTAAGCTCGCGGTCGAAGATGGCGCGCTCATGATGAGAACGGGTTATCCGTGCGCGTCGCCTGAGAGCGTGCGAGCGCTCTACGAGTGCGGGTATTTGACGGTTGTCGCAGGTTGTGAGAACGCTCCCGGTGACCTATTGGCCGAGGTTTTGAGGGCGAAATTGCGGAAGGCGGTAGAAGCGAAGGGTGACGGCTCGAATAGTGCCCCTCGTTTTACGGCGAACGATGTGATTGTCCCATTGTCACACGATAACATGCCGGTGGACGTGAGGCGCGAGTGCGCCCGGTGGCTCCCAGAGGTGTTGTGGGCTGTCGCACGTGACGGGTTTTTGGGGCGCGCGTAAAACGGCGTCTAGCGTGCCTCCTGTAATGGGGTGGCGGGTTGCCCGTTTGCTGATTATGGAGCATACCGTCGGGGCCTGTCTACTGACGGCGCGCACGGTCGGCGCTTGGGCGTGAACAGTGTGCTATAATGGACGTATGACTGTTTCTTACGATACGCTACTACGCGATAAGCTGGGTGGAAATACCGTCGGTGACGAGCTGTGGCGGGCGGTGACGAGCGTCGAAGCTGGCGATGAGCGCGCGTACGGCGAGGCTCTGCTCACAATAGACCGACTGTCGTGGCGCGACTTCGAGGACAGGTATTATGAAACGGTTTCGTGCCGTTGGGCTAACAGGATGGTAGGCGACTCTCTGCTGCCGGGCGGCGCTCTCGAAACGCTGTTTTCTGCCGGGCGGGTGCACAATAAGTTCCGTGCGGCGCTCGCCGCCCACCAGAACATCACCGAAACGCTGGCGCGCGACGCTGCGCGCAGCCGAAGTAGCCTCGTGCGCGTGGCTTTGGCCGGGAACCCGGCGATTAGCGGCGACGCCGTGGGCGTGTTGCGCAAGTCGAAGTCGGAAGAGGTTATTGGCTACCTATTGTCGAACGGTGGGGTTGACGGTGAGACTCTGCGCGGCCTTGTGGAGTACGCGAGGCGTATTGGCATGGGCGAGTACATTATTGCATCCGACGGGTGTAAGAACCCGTCAATGCCGGTGGACGTAGTGTTAGAGTGGGCTTCTGGCGACGACACGCTGCGCCCGTGCGTGCTGGGCAGTCCCGTACTCCCAAGGGATGAGTTGGCGCGACTGCTCATAGAAGGGGTAGACGGCAGCGTCGATCAGGCCGCCAGGTTCGCTTTCGAGTCGCAGTCGAACGCTGACGGAGTGTTGATTGACTGGTACGTGAACGCGTGGTTTAGGCGTACGGGAGTCTTGCCTCGCCTGCGCTACAAGGGCGGTATTGTGCCTGCTTTGTCTCATCCGAGGGCGTGGGGTAGCACGTTGGAGCGCGCGTACGTGCTCTGCGGTGACGGGAAATACGGTAACGAGATAGTGGAGAGCATTCTGCGTTCACCGTCGTGCCCCGATTGGGTGCGGTGGGACGTGCTGGCGCGCGGTGACGAACGGCTTATTCATGTTGCGGCCACAGGGTGTTCCAATGTTCCACCCGGTTTTGCGCGCGCCCTCGCCGACAAAGGGCGCTGGTGGGACGCAGTGGCTTGCCTGAACGCCCCCAGTGACGTGCTGGTGGAGGCGGTGGAACCGCTCGTCGCGGAGGCGAAGGATAAGCAGTCGCGCAGGAACGTTCTAAGCCGCGTGATTACGCACGGAAATTTCCCGCCGGAGGTTAGGCGCGAGGTCGCCCCGTGGTTAAAAACGTCATTGTGGGCTGTCGCCAGGGACGGTTTTCTGGGGCGCGCATAACATTCCGCCTAGCGTAGGGGCGGCGTCGCCCCCGTTTGCGTCGGCGCGCGTCCGCGCCTTATAATGAGGCTGTGACTGTTTCTTCCTACAGTAGTGTTTTACGGGGCGCGTTGGGTGAGCCTTGGGGTGTCAGCGACAGCCTATGGCGTGCGGTGACAAGCGTCGAAGAGGGCGACGAGGCCGCGTACGGGCGAGCGCTGCGGCAGGTGGGTGACATGACGCGCGACCGCTTCTTGGGGGAGCGCCCGGATCGCGGTAAGCGCACCCAGTACACGCGGTACCTGCGGGACCAGCGCACGCCGGGGGCCGCGCTCGAACTGTTGTTTGCGGCCGAGTGGCTGGACAATAATATGCGCGCGGATATTGCCGCTCACTGTAACGTCACCGAGCGGTTAGAGGCGGTTGCGTTGCGGGGTGGTAGCCATCTGGTGCGTGAGGCTTTGGCCGGGAACCCGAGCGTGAGCGGCGAGACTATTGACGTTCTTCGCAGGTCGATGTCGCGTTACGTTGTCGGTAAACTATTGTCGAATAGTGCGCTCGACGGCCAGGTTCTACGCGAGTGTGTGGGCAAGGCGCGCGGCTTGGGGATGAGTGAGGGGGAGATCGCCGGGCACGGGTGCGTGAACGCGTCCATGCCGGAAGATGTCGTGCTCTCGTGGCTGAATGGTGGAGATGAGCGTGCGCACGCTGAGGCGCTGTCGAGTCCCCTGTGCCCGCGAGGAGAACTGTGGCGTTACCTGACGGGCGAGTGCGCCCACACTCGGAGCGAGGGGCTGGATTCGCGTGTTTTTAGCGGCTGGTCGAACGCTGACGGGCAGATGGTTGACTACTACGCGAGTGGCGTGGTGGACGGTATTGTTCGCGGCGACACTGACTTCGCTCATGAGCATACGCTGCGGCTGGCGTTGCGTCACCCGAGGGTATGGAGCAGCACGGTTGAGAAGGCTTATACGATGGTCGATCATACGTTGCGGCTGCTGGCTAGCGTCATGGGGTCACCGGCTTGCCCGGAGTGGGTGTGGGCGGACGCGCTCGCTCGTTCCGGTCGGCTGCTGGCGCTGAGCGACAACTATGTTTTCGTGAAGACTGAGCGCGTTTTTGATGCCGCGTGGCTGTCTGGTCGTCATGCGCGTCGGCTCCTTGACGCCGGGCTTGCGTATTATGCCGTTTTTGTTGCGTGCGCGTCGCAGGGCACGCTGGTCCGAGTCGCTGACTTCGCGCTGGCTCGCTCGCCCGCGTGGAAGTGGTTGTTGCGTGATGTGGCGGCGCATCGGAATACTCCTCCGGAGGTGAGGCGCGAGCTTGTCCGCTGGTTCCCTGAGTCGTTGTGGCTTGTTGCCAGGGATGGGTTCTTGGGGCGCGCCCGGCTTCAAAAGTAGTGGGAGGGGAGTGCGTGTGTTTGCGCGCTGACGCCTCGCGTTTCTCTGTTTGGTGTCCGGCGGCGTGTTTTCGGGCCTTTGGTCCCTGGACTAGGGGCGCTATTTTGGGGTTTGTGGGCGCGGGTCGTGCAGCTTGCACCCGCCGTAGTGTCAATTTGAGGTGTGCGGCTCCCGCAGTCCGTTTTGGTTGTGGGGGCTGCCTTGTTTGTTCGGGAGGGAACAATGGAAAAGATGGTTAACGTCAACGCTGAAGCAGCCGGTGGAGAAGCCGTAGTGGGCGCACCGGCTGGCGGCGCAGCGGTTGAAACGGTGAGCGCGGCGACCGTAAACGCTGGCGATGCGGCGGTTAACGAGAACACGGTCAGCGGCAACGAAAACAGTTTGCCCGCCCCGCTCATTACCCCTACCGGCGACAATGCTGGCGGCAACGCTGGCGTGGAGACGATTGAACAGCGCCTCGGTGGCCTGTTCGGCGGGGATGAGACGAAAACGAAAGAGAACGCGAACAAGGACGCAAGGTTGTTCTCCACGTTCCGCGACCTGGAAGCCGGTGAGGTCAGCCGCTATTACGCGCTCAAGCAGCTCCCTGAGCGGGTGAGCGGAGCGCACGTGAGCGGCGACATTCACTTCCACGATCTTGATTACACGGTGCCGGGAGGCATGTTCAACTGTATGCTCGTGGACCTGCCTTTCATTCTCTCGCGCGAGGACTTTCCTATCGGGAACACGCGCGTCAACCGCGTGCGCAGCGTCGAAACCGCGACAGACCTGATTCCGCAGATTGCCGCGCAGGTCAGTGTCGGCCAGTACGGTGGGCAGACCTACAGTAAGCTTGATGAGGTGTTGGAGCCTTACGTCATGTACACGTACCGTCGCGAGTTGGCGCGCGCCCTCGAAAACGCGACACGCGTCGCAGCAGAGATGGGCGCCCCGGGCGTGGAACCATTGGACAAGAGTGTCGCTCTCATGGTCGCGTCCGGTGAGCGCGACCGCATGGCCGTGGGCGTCAACCAGAAACTGTGGGACATGAGCGTCGCCGAGGCCAAGAAGCGCACAGAAAGCATCGTGTACGACAGTATGGAAGGCGTAGAGTATGCGCTCAACACTGTGCAGGGAAACGGGCAGACACCGTTCGTCACTGTCAGTTTCGGCCTGTCTACGTCGTGGGCTGGCCGCGTCGTCCAGAAAGCTATCCTGAAAGTGCGCATCAACGGGTACGGCGCGCGCAGTAAGACGCCCGTGTTCCCCAAGCTCGTGTACATGCTGAAAGAAGGCGTGAACATGCGTGCTGGTGACCCGAACTATGACGTGAAGCGCCTCGCCCTGTATTGCGCGTCCAAGCGCATCTACCCTGATTTCCAGTCGGTAGATAACACGGTGCGCGACCTCGGTTTCAACCCCACCAGTATGGGGTGTTTCGCTGGCGACCACACTGTGCGCGCACGTATGGGTGGTGACGGCGGATACACGACGTGGACGGGTGAGAAGCTATGGGAGTGGGCGGCAAGCCAGTACGGTGCCCAGAAGCAGACTAACGGCGTGGACGAGTACGTGGACGTCCCCTCTGGCGACCTCGATGTGGCCGACTCGCATACCGGCGCTGAGCAGGGCGCTCGCGTGTTGCGGCTGGTAAAGAACTACAGCAACGTGTGGGTGCGCGTCAAGGCGGTGCCGGAAACCGAGTCGAACATGAGCGAGCGCAAGATTATTCTCACGCTCACAGACGATCACCCGCTACCCGTGCAAGGTAAGGGTCGCTTGTATGCGGGTAGTCTCGTGCCGGGCGACCGTCTCACGTCCGCGTCTGGGGAAACGCTGCGTGTCACGTCCGTCACTGGATGCGCACACGACGGCCCCTCTTACGATCTCACGACCGACACGGACTACTTTGACCTAAACGGTGTCGTGTCCCACAACTGCCGCTCTTTCCTGTCGTACTATGAGAACCCGGAAACCGGGGAGCCGGTGGAGTACGGGCGCTTTAACGTGGGTGTGGTGACGTTGAATCTGCCGCGTATCGCCATGCAAACCGAGAACACGGGCGAGTTCATGCGCTTGCTGGACGCTCGCGCCGGCATTGTTCGCGAGGCGCTGGATTGGCGTTTCGACCAGGTACGCGAGGCGACCGCCAGCCAGTCCCCTATCCACTATGTGACGGGCGCTGCGGGTGTCGCCATGTCGCCGTCCGATAAGGTGGGTGATCTCGTGGAGGGCGGTTACGCGACCGCGAGCATGGGCTACATCGGCGTGTACGAGGCCGTGGCAAGGTTCTATGGGGGCGACTGGTACGGTAACCGTGAAGCGGTCGAGTTCAGCGTGAGCATTGTGCGCAGGTTGGATGAGTTGGCGCGCTCGTGGAAGGCCGAGAGCGGTCGCGGCTATGGCGTGTATGGCACGCCGAGCGAGAGCCTGTGTGACCGTTTCGCCCGCCTGGACACCCGCCTGTTCGGTGACGTGGAGAACATCACGGCGAAGGGCTACTATCAGAACAGTTTTCACGTGGACGTGCGTAAGAACATGAGTCCGTTCGAGAAGTGGCGTGTGGAGGCCCAGTATTTGCCGTACACGACGGGCGGCGCGATTGATTACGTGGAGACGGAAACGCTGTTGAAGAACCCGGACGCGTTGGAGTCTATCGTGGACGCTGCGGTCGCTGCGGGCGTCAGGTATTTTGGTGTGAATCAGCCGGTGAGCCAGTGCTTCGAGTGCGGTTATTCGGGCGAGTTCGCGGCCGACGTGCGTGGTTTCTATTGTCCGGATTGTGGTGAGCGTGACGAGGAGAAGATCAGCGTGGTGCGTAGGGTGTGTGGCTATTTGGGGTCTTTTGCTGACCGGCCCGTGGTGGAGGGGAAGCGGAAGGAGATTGTTGCCCGCGTGAAGCACTTGCGCGTGGGTGACGCGCCGGACGCGGACGGTGGTACTGACGGGGTGTCTCCGTCCGTGTGAACGACTCTGCCACGCGAAAGGGAGGTCGCTGTTCGTCTCGCGTGCTTTGTATCCCTAATGCTGTCGGGGTAATCTCATTGCGATTACCGTGGCGGCGTGAACAAGCGAGGCGAGACTGGTCGTCGCTGACGGTGCGGAAACAGGGAAGGCACCCCACGAGAGTGCGCGTTAACTCGCGTTTACTCTCGTGGGGTGCCCTCGTTCCTATTTGCCCGCGCCGCGTCGTCCGCGCGTGATGGTTGCCCCATGTCTCTCGCGTGGTTTGTCGCGTCGCCGTGCGCACGGTTGCCGTTAGAGTTCTGCGCTCATGCGCGCGGCGGCATAGTCGATGAGTTGTTCAATGGTGGTGATCGGTTTTCTCCACACCGACGCGTCCGTGACAATTGTGAGCGTTTCCACGCCAGTTACGGGCGTCTGTATCGTTTCGATGAGTGCGGCTAGTTCCCTGTGAGGGAGAGCGCGCCTGTTCAGAAGCGCGAGACAGAGGTAAGCGCGCGCGCCTCGCCGCCATTTCGGTTTCACTGTCGCCGTGTTCTTCCGCCCGCGTGATGGTGTCTCGCCACCGCCTCGCCGCTTCGCACACGCTGTTTGTTTCGGCGTTTATGAAAAAGATTACGCCGTCCTCGATGGCCGCTCCTGCGGCGGCTTCGCCGCGCAGTATCTTGTCTCCCAGCCTGGCGAGGGCGGTTTCCTGCTCGCCTGGCGCTCGCATGATGTGGTCGGCGACGCTTTGATGGTGCAGGAATGGGAGGTCGCGCGTGACGCGTTGCGTGTCGCGCTTGCCGATGGGCGGTGTCCTGGCAAGAATGATGCGCGCCGCGTGCTTCATGATCGTTAGCGAGTTCGCGCGTTCCGTGTCGTCGCCTTCGCCCAGGGCTTCGATAACGAGTTCGAGTGTCATCGCCTCGTATCCGGCGGTGAGGGGCGCTAGAGAGTCGAGAACCATCCTAGTGAACGCGGCGTTGTCGAACACAGTCTGGTTGATTGGTTGCGTGTTCCATTGTAGTTTGCTGATGGTTTCGGGGAGAATAGCGCCGATTATCTCGTCGCAGTCGTCGTCTCGCGCCTTTAACGCTTCGTTGAGAGCTTCCCACATGTGCGCGTAGTCGCCGTTACGGTACGCGTCCGCGACGATGTGGGCGCACGCGTCCGCGTGAGCTTCGTAATCAAGCTCCCATGAGCGGTAGTCCTCTGGCTCGTCGTAAAACGGCGAACTTGCCCAAACTGCGGCGTTGTAGTCGTCGCGTAGACGCTTGATGTGTTCTTTGTATTGGTTCACTGTTTCTCCCCATTTTTTATCGTGTCATTTGTGGGCACGCCGCGTCAATGAGGGTTTCTGTGTCGTAGACGTGTTGCCGTCCGTGTGGCGTGTTTAATGTGAGGTCGTGGAACGTGTGCTTTCCGCTCATTGTTTCGATGAGTTCTGCGAGGTCGCTCTCGGTGATGTGGTTTCTGCCCGCGAGTTCGCAGCATACGAGGGCGTGCGCTATCCGCGCGTCCGATTCCCACAGTGTGTTTCCGTCCAATGCGCGTGCGGTGATTTCGTTTCGCCAACGCCTGGCGGCTTCAATGAGGCTACTGGTGCTGGCGTCTCCAATGGCGGGGCATAGGCTGGTTGAAATGGCTGCGACTGATCGTAGGTATATGCGGGCGAGGAGCGCCTGAATATTTGCCTGCTCGCTTGGATTTGAGAAAATGTATTCTTCGATATGTTGATGCCATGAGAAATGCCCGGATAGTTTCAGATAGTGACACATGTTTGGGTCGTCGCCCGTTTGTGTCGCCGCTGTTACTGTGTGCCGGATGATAGTATCGGCGTTCCGCGCGGCCATCCCGCCTCGCATTTTGAGGAGTTTCACGATTGTGTGCAGTCCGGGCGTGAACGTTCGTCGCGCGTCAAGGTGGGAGGACAGGTTGATGTACTTGTGGAAGTCATTGCAGGTGAATAGGGTATTGTCGGCGTCGATTGGCTTGCGGTCCCACGCGAACGCGCGCACCATGTAGCGCATGATGGTGTCGCCGATTGCGTCTCCCCATCTGTTGTGCTCGTTTTTGGTGGCGTCCAGCATGGACAGGTGGAAGGCGCTCCACGTGAACGGCGGGTCCATGCGGCTCGCCTCGCAAATGAACGCGACACTACGGGCAATGAGCGCGTCACGTAGACCGTCAACGCGCGCGGACAACTCGCTGTATTCGCTTGCGTTTGGCGACAGAGAACGCAGCTCTAGTTGGGCTGTCGTGTATTCGTCTCGGATGATGCCGACGGTCTGCTCGTAGTCCCACTTGATAGAGTTCACGCTAACGCCCCTTCCCTCTTGCTCTCGCTTGTTGTATAAATACGGCAGAGCGCCACACTGTCGCTAGTGCGCTAAAAGTGGGGCGCGGCGCGCGTCATTGTCCGCCCATGTTGCGTGCCGCGTAGTCGATGACCTGTTCCCCGGTGCTCAGCAATTCGCCGAGTGCGCTGTTGGTGTTGTCGCGCACATGCAGGGCAATGGGTAGAGCATCCTCGCCGTCGTACCAAGCTCCCTGTTCGCTGCCGAGCGTCACGGTTTCAATGAGGATACTCAACATATCGGGGGTGAGTGCATCCCGCTCCAACAGGATGGAGCATGTGATGGCGTGAGCTGTCCTGGCTTGCGCGGCACCGTTCTTGTCGCCCTCGTCCTCGCGCTGTTCAGCCAAGTACCCCCAGTGGTGGGCGACGCGGGTAAGTTCCTCGGTGTCGTGCGCGGCCAGTCCGTAGGCGCGGCCGTGCGCGGTTGGGCGTTGACGGCGCGTGAGGGCGAGCATTTCGCCGCTGAACACCAACGCCTCGTCTCTATCCTCACGGTCGGTGTTGGTTGCTTCTGTGATGTAGTGTCCGGCGAGCCGCGTTGCCGTGGCGGGGTTGGCGGCCGCGAACACTGTCATGTTGCTCGCGCCGCGTCGGATAGTGTCTGCCGCGTAGTGGAGTACGCCGCGAGCAAGCCGGTCCACAGCGTTATCGTCTGTCGCGTACTGAAAGATGTATTCGAGGGGCGTGCGCGTCATGTCGCCCATGTTGGATGCGCTCGCGGTGGCGAGTTCACGGAACCCGTCACAGTCGAACAGCTCCGTGTCGGTGAGCTTGCGTGCTGCTCGGCTGCCGACGGTGTTGGTGAGTGGCGCGGCACACGCGTTCTTCCCGTTATCGGTGCGCGTGGCGAGCATGTCAGCGAGTTCACGCCAAAACGCGTTGGCACCGTCGTTGGTGAGCGTGGCTGCTAGGCGCTCGGCGTGTGCTTCCGCGTCAATCTGGTCCATCGTGTTATTGTTCACGGCGGCTCTCCAGTTCTTTTCTTCCCCTATGCGGGCGGGTCTTGTCTTTTCCGTTCTTATCGTAGCATACGCGCGCCCATGTAGCCAGGCGATGCTACTATCGTGTTTCCATGCGCCCTGCCGCTTCGTCAATGAGCGCTTCCATGTTGAGAGTATAGTCCCATGTGCAGAATGGACCCCAGTCGCACGCGTGAGCGAGGATAGGTTCTTCGCTCCCGCTGGTTTCTTCCGCTACCTGCATCGTATCAATGAGCGTTGCGAGGTCGGCTACTGGGAGAGAACTACCGTGCATGAGCGTGAGAGCTGCGTGTGCGTGCGCGTACATGGCGACAGCCGCAGCCGGCGTGTCGCCACGCTGCTCTGCGCGCGCAATTTCCTCGCGCCACCATGCGGCCGCGTCACGCATTTCCCGCGTGACGTTTGGTGTGGGGGCGAAATGGCGAGCGTATTTAATGATGTGGCTGGGTAGCGTTTCCGCTCGTAGAGCTTGCTCGCCGACGCTTGTGAGCGCAGTGTTCGCTCCTCCTCGTGGAGCGCCCAAGACGTACTGGTCAATGTAGTAGTGGCGCGCGTATGGCAGGTGACTGTCGAGCACATTCAGCACTTCCATGTGGATGTGTGGGTTGATGGCGAGGAGCGCGTGCGCGACCTGTTCGATGACGGCCAGGTTGTTGTCGCGCGATAGGTTGGTTTCATCGTCAGTGTATTCAGTGAGTTGGCAGAGGAGCGCAGACAGTGGGTTGTGGTGGTAATTTCCCCAGGCTTCTTTTACCATGCGCTCAAACATGAGGTTATTGAACGCGTCAGGGTGAATGGGGCCACGGTCCCAACCTAACATGTGGATGGTCTCATGCTTGATGTCGTGAATGATGTCGCTGGGGTCATCGCCACGGTCGCGGATTGCCTCGGCGAACGCTTCCCACATGTGCGCGTAGTGGCCGTTGCGGTAGGCGCGGTTGACGGTTGCGGCGCATTTTTTGATGAGGGCACCCGATTCCTCGTTGAACGTGTCCGCGCTCGCGTCGGTGTCGTCTCCTGGCTCAAAGTTGTAGTACAAATCGCTGTATTGGTCGCGTAGCTTCTTAACGTGGTCCGCGTACTCGTTACCCATTACTGTTCCACCTTCCCTCTTTTACGCGCGCTTACTCGCGTGCGCGCGGAGACACCTAATTGTGCCACGTGCGGTATTGTTGTGCCGTGTTATTGCGGGTGTTCTGCCATGCTCATTCGCTGAGCAACGTAGTCGATGAGACTTTCCACGCTGTTGACGGACTCGTGAGGGCACCGTGGGTCACAAAAGGTGAGTGTGAGGGTGTGGGCACCCTTACCAGCCTCGCGCGCCTGCTCCTGCTCGTTGAACATGTCAATAAGCGCCGACAGGTCGCTTGTTGCGATTGTGCCCCGGAGGGCGAAGAGTGTTGCAGCGATGGCCGTGTGGGCGTACCGAGCTTCACGGCGCTCGGGCGCGTCCACGTCCGTGCTGTTAATGATGTCGCACCATCGCTCGGCTGCTACGGTGAGCGCGCCGGTGCTGCGCGTGTCGAGCTGGTATGCTCCTGCCGTGAGTGAGCGCAGCATGAGTCCCTTGGTGTCTTTCCAGATGATGAGGCGGCCCAGCGCCGCCGCACTACTGTCCGCGAACATGAAGTATTCGCAGGCGCACGTGTTAGTGAACAGGCTGTGTTCCGTGGGGATAAGCGAGTGCGGTTTGCTCACTTTGCTCATGTTTTCGAGGATGACGCGCGCCGCGTTCTCGATGATGCCGCGCATAATGGTTGTCATTGTCTCGCGCCTGGCGATGGCGTTCTCTGTGAGCTTTTCGCTTTCTTCGCTGAGTTGCTTGATGAGGCCGTGGAGTGTTGTGCTCGGGTCGTAGATCGCGTTGTCAGCTAACGCGGATGCTGCGCTGCGGAACGCGTCACAGTTGTAGAGGCTGTCCCCATGAGGACCATAGCGTCCCAGTCGGCGCAGTCGATGAGTGTGCTTGTGTTGGTGTCGCCGTTAGTGGTCATGAGATTGTAGGAGAGGACGTACATGATGGCGCGCCAGAGCGCCTGCGCGTCACCTTGCTGGATGGCGTTGTTGACCGTGTTTACGCACGCCTGCTGGTGGCGTCGTTTCGCATCGTTGAGTCGCTTAGCTGCTCGTGCGTTTTCCTTGTATGTGGGGTGCGTCTGGTCGTAACGTCCGTACTGGTCTGTGGGGCAGTCGCGTTCGACCGTGAGCGATGTCTGCGTCCACGCGTCGTATGCTTTACGCGCCTCCTGGTAGGTGTCGTTAATGGAGAAAAAGGTGTCGCGCACTAGCTTCTCCGGGGCGGACGTAAAGGCGCTTGCGTATTGCGTGGTCATTGGCTTGCCGTTCTCTCTGTTTGCTGTCTCTCTTTCCTATTATAACACGGCGGCAGGAGGTTAGCTGACGCTCATGCGCGAGGCCGCGTAGTCGATTAGCTCCTCCACTTTGATGATGTCCGTGTAAATGTCGCGGACGTTGGTGCCGCTCGCGCTCCTGTCGCGGATGCGCATGTTGCGCGGCTCCGTGCTGCCGCCGAAAAGTCGTGTTTTCACTTGCATGAGGCTTGTCGCCTCAAATGTGTCAATGAGTGTAGCGAGGTCGTCTGCTGGTAGAGCGCCACGTTCCATGAGCGCGCCACAGAGTTTCATGTGGGCGCACCTCGCTTCGATCTCGCGAGCCTCATCCCGGTTTGTTTCTGCGTCGCTGATGATGGAGCGCCACCTGGCGGCCGCGCCCTGCACGTCACCGCATAGCGCGTAAACGATACCGTAGCTCGCCGAAGTTACCATAAAGTTGCTGGTTGTTTCGTGAAAGTTCTTGCGGCCTATGCGGGAGAGGATATTGTCGTCACTGTTGTCTGCGCCTGCCAGGTACGCGTGCTCGGCGAGTCCGGTTGGGGTGCATAATTTCAGGGCGTTGTTTAGCAGTTCTTCGTCGTTGGTGACGGTATTGGCGAGTTCTTCCATGATGCGGTTGCCGAGCGCCACAGTGTTACGTGCAGCCGTGAAGCTGGGGTTGCTCGTTTTTAGCGCGTTAAAGTCTCCCCAGGCATAAAGGCGACCAAGCAGGCGATGCACGCCGTTCGGGTGATCGTCGCTGTTTTTAATGGTGTCGCGGGCGACGGCGCGCGCGAATGACGCTTCTTGTAGAGCACCGTCGCTAATATCGTGTTCGAGCAGCCCGGTCAGTATGATGGTTTGTTCGATAATTTAGAAGGCATCGTTTTTGTAGTAGAGGAAGTCGTCGGTGTGAGTGGCGTTGGATAGTGCCTGCCAGAAACCGTCGTAGTTCCCGTCATGGTAGGCTTGCGCGATGATTGGCGCGCACGCGTCCACGTAACGCGCTTGCGCGTCCTCGAACGCTTGCGTAGGGTTCATGAGTGCGCCGTCTGCTGAGCGTGCGGTTATGCGCCCATTGCAGATGGCTTTTTGTTCTCTCCGGTATTTCTCACGCTCGTCGGTGACAGCTTTTGCGTACCTCATTTTCTCTGCGCTCCTCTTCTACCCTCGCGTTTTTCGTCTCGCTACCCACCTGTCGGAAGCGCGCACGTGACGCGCCCCCAACTTTCCTGACACGTTATGGTACCATGTTTCCGTGTTGGCCGCGCGTCAAGCGTGAGCGTGTGCTATGATGTGTTTTGTTGCAAAAAGATGCCACCAACCAAGAGGAGATACGAGAGATGACCGCCGAACAGAACAAGGGTGCCGCCACTGAGGGAAAGAATACCCCGTTCCTGCCCAAGGGTATGGACAAGAGCGTGTCCTACCGCGCTGTGAGGGGTCAGTTTAATGACCCGACGGGCACGCCGGTTGTCCTCATCTCTCAGCCTGGCCAGGGTAAGACGGCGGTCGTGTACGCGCTCGCCGCCGAACACGACTACGAAGTCATTACGATTGTCGGTTCGCAGAAGGACCGCACCGACATTACTGGGCTTCCTACCCTCGTTAATTTCACGGTGACACGCCCGGACGGCACCGTGGATGAGGTGCGCCAGGTGGAGTACGCGGTCGAAAAGTGGCAGCGTATCGTCATGGAGCGCAAGCGCGTTGTCGTGTTCCTGGATGAGCTGAACACCGCTCCGCCGGATGTCGTGTCCTCCCTCCTCACGATTCTCGCTGACCGGCGCTTCCCGAACGGGGAGACCATGCCCGAGGAAACAGTCATCCTGGGCGCAATGAATGATCGTGATACTGGTAGCGAGTATCACGATATGGCTCCGGCGCTCTCGAACCGACTGTGCCTCGTCGGCTATCACATGCCGCTGGGCGCGTGGCTGGATGGTGTGCGCCGCGCGTGGGGCAAGAACGTCGGCGAGCGCGAACAGTGGATGCGCCGAGCTATCGCCGACTTTGTGGACGAAAACCCCGGGTTTGCGAACGCGCCTCACGACCCGATGGGTGAAACCGTTAACGCGGCGCAGTTTGGGTTCGCGTCGGACCCGGCTAACGACATGGTTGCCGCGCACGCGTTCCCGTCATACCGTTCGTGGGACCGCCTCGCCACCAAGCTCGCCCACACGTCCCCCCTGGAAGATGGCAGCCCTGACACTGAGCTGGAACACGTGTATGCGGGCGGCATGATCGGCTTCAAGGCCGCTTTCGCGTTCCGTGAGTTCCTTACGCGCCGCCGCGAAGCGGAGAAAACGCTTGACGCGCGCCAGTTCATCAACGACGCGTTCACCATTGGCGACGACGGGGAGCCGGTCGCTAACCCTGACGCGCTGAGCGAGTGGCCGCGTATTGTCGGCGAGGACGGCGCAGACAACCGTCTCGCGGTCGCTAGGGAAGCTGGTCGCCTCGCGGTCGATGACGTGGAGGAAACACACGTGACCGCTGAGGAACTGCGCAACATCATGCTCCTGTTGCCTGTCCTGTCGGGTGACGAGGAGGTGCCGGGCGTGGGCGGTCGGCTGGATAGTAGCGCCCTCGCGTCACTCGGCAAGAGTGTCAGTAAGGTGTTTACTAAGGCTCAGAAGCACGCCTACGAGGTGACGGCTGGTGACGCTAAGGGTAGGGTGAAGCGCCGTATGGTGGTGAACGCGCTCGCTCGCGCGCTCGCGTGCCCGCATATTTCGGACGCGAAGAACATGAAGGCGGCATCCAGGGCCGCGTGACGTTGGCAGCTGGGCGCGGCGTGGGGTAACTCGTACACGATGAGCAGCCCCACGCCTCTGCGCACAGCGCTCGTCTCGCCTCACGCGTTTGCTGATTGAGGACTGGCGTGACCGCGACATGCGGTAGCGGCGTTTGACGATAGGGCGGTGCGCGCGGAAGCGCGCTTGTTTTGCGTGTGGTTGATGTGGCGCGCTCACCCGTCATCGTGCTATACTGGTGTCCTGTTGAATATGATGGATGATGTGAACAAGGAGAGTGCTCGCTGTGGCGACTACGAGGGAAGTTCTAGCGCGGGAAGCTAAGGAAGCCGAGGCGTGGGCGAAAGAGAACGCCCGCAGCATGGCTGAGCAGGGTTCCAGGTATCGTCGCCTGTCCCCGTGGGAAGGCAGCGTATGGAGTAAGACCATCGAGTCTTTGCTTCTCCCGAAGGATAAGGGCGGTTACGGCTTGTACCCGCTGTCACCGATCTTTGCTCTCCTCATGCCGTTCGTGGACATTACGTGCGAGACCGCGTACACGGACGTGCGCGCCCGCGTAGGGTTGGGGTTGCAGTTCTTCTACAAGTGGGATAACCGTTTGAGGGCGTTCGCTCTCGCCCACGAGGCGCTGCACGTGGCGAACCGTCATTTTCAGCGCGCCGACGAGTGCGGTAAGACGTTCGAGCACGCGCACCGCATGATGAACCTTGCGGGCGACATGGAGATCAACGAGCTTCTTCTGGATATGGGTGTCGCCCATAGTAAGGATGAGGACGCGTTCGTGTTCCCGTCAAAGTGGGGGTATGAGCGGTCGCGCACGATGGAGGAATACCTCGCGTCCCTGTCTCTGGACTGGGATAAGTTGGAGGAATTGGCTCGCATGTTGGAAGAGTTGCAGAATCGCTATGGCGGCGGCAAGGATGGCAGCAGTGGCGCTGGTGAGGGCCAGTCCAGCGATTCTGACGAGTCCGGTTCCGGCAGCGAAGGCTCTCAGGGCGGCGAGTCCGACAAGCAGGGTGGCGCGCAGTCGGGGTCTCAGGGTAGCGGTCGTGGTTCCGGCCATGGCGGCGCTGGTTCCGCTGACAAGGGCGCTGACCCCGGCCAGGGTGGCGGTTCTGGTTCCTCAGGTTCTGGCGGTGAAGGCTCCAAGGGCGGCGGCTCCCAGTCGGGTGACGCGGACTCTCAGGGCAAGAACTGTTCTGGCGAACAGTCTGACTCGCAGGGTGAGAGCGGTTCCGAGGGCGACGGTAAGGGCGATTGGACCAGTCAGTATGTGCGCGCGAACGTTGGACACGCGTGCGGATCGCGCAGTAACAGTGAGGATGATCGTGAGGGCGAGCGCATCGAAGGCGAGACCGGGGTGCGTGGCCGCGCAATGGCTGACGTTGAGGGCGCTCGCCAAGACGCTGAGGCGCTGGTGCGCGAAGCCGCCGACGGCAGTAACAGCATGGGTAGCGGCGCGGGAGACTCGTGGGTGAGGCTACTTGCCCGCATGGCTCCGCCGCGCGTGAACTGGCAGAGCGTGCTGGCTGGCGTGGTTGGCCGTTCCATGTCGTCGCGCGTTCGCGGCAACAGGTATGCGACGTACAAGCGCCCGAATCGTCGCCGACAGGGCGGCGAGTTCGTTTGGCCGTCGCGTGAGGACAACAAGCCGACGGTGCATGTCGCGGTGGACACGTCGGGTAGCATGGGACGTGATGACTACGCTCATGCTGTGGGTGAGATTGAAGGTATTTTGCGCGCGTCAGCGTCGGGTGCGGCTATCGGCTTCTACGGTGTTGATACGCAGATGAGTGAGCGTCCGCGTATGGTGTCGCATGTTCGTGACCTGAAAGCGTTTGGTGGCGGCGGCACGGACATGTCTGTCCCGTATGAGTGGATGGCGGGCGAGTGGGCGGCTGGCGGTAAGCGTCGTCGCGAGCTGCCGGATGTTCATGTTCTGGTGACGGATGGCTGGGTTGATTGGGGGGAGACGCTTGTGGCGGCTGCGAAGTGTCGCCAGTTCACGCGGATGGTGATTGTGGTGACGAGCGCGAGCGAGAGTAAGCGTGTTATTGAAGATGGGCGTGCGGTTGGCGTGAGCGTGGTGTTTGTGAACGGGTGACGCAAAGCGCCGCATACGCTCTGGTCGTAAAGCGCGTGCGGGTGTTGCGCGGTCGGGCGTGGGGCGCGTTTGCTGCCGGTTTGGTGGTGGACGCGCCCCACGTTCTGTTTGCGGGGCGTTTCCTCTCGGAGGCCGTTTCGCGCCGTGCGGTGTGGTGGGGCGGCTATTGGCGTTGTGTTCGCGCGTTCCTAACATGTGAAGGGGTTTTGTTGTGGCCGGGTTGTCCCGTGGTGAGAGAGAAGCAAAAATGCGAGGTATTGCCGTCCGCGCAGAATACGCGGCGTTCATGGGTGAGTGTGAGCGTTTGGGTGTGAGCGTGGGCGGTAACGCCGAAAACAAGTACATGGTGTTCAGGCGCACCCTGGTTCGTGACGACGCGGCACTGCGCGGTGGGGATGGTCTCGGCGGCGAGGGTGGCATGGTTGACCTGCGGTATGGTGCGGATGTGGCGCTCGTGTGCGCGCGGATGGTTCAGGCGTGTTTCCGCGAGAGTGTAGCTCCGTCGGTGTTTGCGGGCATGTCGCCGCTGGGTGTTCTTATGTTTTTGGGGCTGGATGGACGATGCAAGGGCGAGCCTGGCGCGGATGCGCTTGCTGCTGGCGCGTGTGGCGACGTGGCGTTGAATGGTGTTGCCGCGTAGCTCACCGCTGATGTGGTACCGTGACGCTTGCGTGTATCTTCCGGTTGCGGGGTGGCTTTCGCCGCCCCGTTAATGCTATTCGGGCGCTCGCGGTGGCGCGTGCGGCCGTATCGCCGTCGATACGGCACCTGTGCGCGCTTCTCGCGGGCGAACACGCCGTCAACCCACCATGATACATCTAAGCGTGTTTGAGGCCGTTAAAACGGCTTCCAGTGTTCCGCTTGTTGAGCGCCGGATGCAGTAAAGCGGGGCACCCCCACACCGAAAGTTTCGGAATGAGGGTGCCCCACAAGTGCGCGCCACGCGAGAGCGGCACGCGTCCCGGTCACGTGGTCACTGCTGCTCCCACTCAGGATACGCGACACCAATCTCCCACATGTACTGGTCGTAGGCCGCCTTCATCACGCTCGTTGACCATTCGTTCAACTCCGCGTCGTCCTCTGCGAGCGCCATCTCACCCAGGTTCTCCGGCACACTCGCCATCCCGTAATTGAGCGCATCAATAACGCTATGGCGGATACGCGTGTGGGACGCAACATTAGCGTCCGGTTTAGTAACGCTCAGCTTACCGACCTTGCGCTGGACAAACACCTGCATTTTCCCGATCTTCATGTACAGGTGCTCGGCAACCAGGCGAGCCGCCTCCACCGTCAGCTCACCATCGCTCGCGTCCATGAGCTTATTGAACAGGGACGCAACCGCCGTGATCGAGCTGCTGCCGGGGTTCGGGTCGCCGCTGGGCGTGTACGGGAACCACGGCTTAGGCTCCGGGCTGGCGCCCTGCGCCTCATACGCTGGGCGCTGCGCCGGTGCCTGCTCCTGAGCGGGAACATGCGCACCCCACGCGCTGCCCGTCGAAAATTCACGCTTAGCGAGGGCACGCGCCGCCTCCGGGTTCAACTCCGGGTTGCGGCGAACAATCATGTCCTCGAACATGTTGCTCTTAGGGAGGTTACCCTGGAAAACCCTCTCATTCCCCTTGTCGTCAACAAAGCGCGTTTCGCTATCGTCTACAATCCACGTCTTACCACCATCGAGCGACACGGCTGCGACAGCGGTCTCGAAAATGCGGTACTTCTTTTCAACGTCGCCAATCGACATGCTGCCCCTGGCTTCGTTGTACTCGCGAACGAAATCGACCCACGGCATGTCCAACGGCGCTTTTTCGGTGCCGTCGTGACCACCGTTGAAGCCGGGCGCAATGTGGCCGTCCTTCGTGTACGGCTTCGTGTCTTTCCTAGCCTTACGCTTGCGGTACTTTTCGATACGGTAAATAATGGGCGTGTTATTGTCGTACGCTTCGCGCAAGGCGGCGGCAATCTTATTGGTGCCATCGTCAAAAACGGAGCCGTACACATCATAGTCGTCGCCGTCGTGCTTAAAAATCGCCTTGTAGCGCGTGTTTGCGTCGCTACCCGGCCTCGGCCTCGTCACATCTAGCTTGCTGATACGCTCATAGCCCGTGCGAACCTCTAGCTGTTCGCGCTTGTCTGCCGGCGCTGACGGGTCGCCCGCGAGCGTAACAAACGGGAAAACCTTGTCCCCCACTCGCATGTTCTCGTACAGCGGCGGAACGGTGCCGTTCACGCCGTTTGTGTTCGTTTCGTTCATGTTCTGCGCCATCCTTGCTGTTCCAATCTACTTTGTTCTAGCTTGAAGGACAGCCTTACGACCATCCGCTCCAAGTCTAACAGCACGGCGGCCGCCGCGCACGCTTGGTTCGCACTTCACAGCAACTTGCGTTGCGCAACCGCGTTGGCCGCCCCGTCTTACTGTCGCTCCATGCGCGTTTAGAGTCTCCGGGGCACCCCCGGCGACCTGAATGTTGATTGCCGCGTTTAGGTCGCGGTCCAAAACGAGGCCGCAACTGTCGCAACGGTAGGTTCGCTCGGCGAGGGAGAGCTTGGCTTTTACACTCCCACAGTCTGAGCACGTTTTGCTACTACGATACCAGCGACTAATGACATGAAGCTTCGCGCCGGTACGTGCCGTCTTGTATTCTAGTTGGCGGCGAAACTCACCAAATGCAGCGTCGGAAATAGACTTAGCGAGGTGATGGTTTTTCACCATCCCGGCCACGTGTAGGTCCTCGATGCTAATGTCCGAGTACTGTTTGGCGAGCCACGTGGTGAGTTTGTGTATTGCGTCTTGCCGCTGGTTTGCCACATGCGCGTGAATGCGAGTAACCTTGGCCTTGGCTTTGGCGCGCCTGTTTGAGCCTTTGGTTTTCCTGCTTAACGCCTGCTGCGCCCGCTTTAGCTTCCGCTCCGACTTTTGCAGGTAACGCGGATTCTTGATAACTGTGCCATCTGAGAGCGTAGCCAGGGTTTTAACACCCAAATCCACGCCGACCGCCCCGCCCTTTGGCGGATTCGCCACAGTCTTATCCTCGCGCTCGACGGTGAGTGACGCGTACCAGCGGCCCGACCGCTGTGAGATGGTCATGCGCAGAACCTTCGCGTCGCCCACGCGTTTGGCGACGTCCTCCATACAATGCACCCGGCCAATGCGAGGCAACTTCAACGCCTTCGGGTCGTTTTTAACAAGCCCAAAACTGCCAGACCTATATGTGAACTTAGGCGTTACCTTGTCCTTCACCTTAAACTTCGGGAACCCAACCTTACGGCCCTTCCGGTCACCCCTCCGGCTCTTCGTCCAGTTGGACAAACCTTTCGCCAAAGCCTCGATGCCGCTACTGTAGGCTTCCTTGGAGTTCTCTTGCCACCACGGAGAACCTTCCGTGTCCACGGCTAAAGTGTCCTTATCGGCGTTCCACCGCTTACGCAGGGAATAGAATGACCACTCCGGCTTCTCGCCCGCAGCAATTGCTCCTTTGACGTGGGCGAGCATCGTATTATATGCGAACCTTGCGCCACCGGCGTGTGACAATAGCCGCCGCTCCTGCGCGGGAGTAGGGTCAAGCGCAACCTTGACTGCCTCAAACATCACGCCCACCCCTTTCTCCTTCTCGCGCTCGGTCGGTCAACTATAACACACAATAACACGTTAGAGCACACCGAAACTCCAGCAGATTACGCCCCGCTCACGCCACGCCGACGCGCGTTTCACCGCGCGCGGCCCGCGTTATCGCCTCTACATGTGTAGAAACAGGTGAGGTGAGGGGCGCGTCAGTCGCGCCACATGAAAATGGGCTAACTTGCGCGCCCCTCCCCCTCTAGCATCCTCTCTCCTGCAAGCTCACGCCCCAAAGCGGGGCGCGCACCTGTCAGAACGGAGGCTCGTCGCCATACTGGGTAGCCGCGCCGCCAGTGAAAGCATCAGCCTGCGCGGCGGGAGCCTGCTGCTGGAAACCGCCCTGCTGCGCGCCGCCATTGTATGCGGCCTGACGCATGTCCGCCGCCTGCGGCTGCGCGGGGGCCGCCTGCTGGTAGCCGCTGCGGCCCTGACTAAAGCCGCCACCGTTGTTGGTGCGGGTGACCTGCGCGCGAGCGCGACGCAGCGACGGACCAACCTCATCGACAAGGAGTTCCATGACGGTGCGCTTATCACCGTCCTTCGTCTCAAACGAGCGCTGAACCAGGCGGCCCTGAACGATGACGCGCATGCCCTTACGCAGCGACTCGGTAACGTTCTCGGCGGCCTCGCGCCACACGGAACAGCGCATAAACAGCGACTCGCCGTCCTTCCACTCGCCAGAGTTACGGTCGTACGTGCGAGGTGTTGACGCGACGGTGAAGCTCGCGACCGCCGCACCGTTCCCAGTCCAACGTAGTTCCGGGTCGGCGGTCAGGTTGCCGATCACGGTGATAACTGTTTCTCCTGCCAAGGCTATTCTCCTTCTCGTTCATCATCTTATCTTGGCTTTTACTGACAATACCAACCATAAACAGGCCATACTGGTATTGTCAAAATCTCACGCGCATGCTCTCATGAGCCCCTCACGCGGCCGCTACCGCCGCGCCTGCTATGGTTTATCTCCTGAGCGCGTCCGACAGTTCACGCTCCGTTACAGCCTAGCTTACTCTAGGTTGCATGGCCTCGTTACCAAGGCCAGCTCCAAGTCTCACGGCGCTCTTATGCGCCTGCTTGGTTCGCGCTTCACCGAGGTCAGCGTTCCCAACAGTATGTTGGTTTCGTCTTACGTCCTCTCCACGCGCGTTTAATGTCCCCGGGGCACTCCCGGCGACCTTGATGTTGATGGCCGCGTTCACGTCACGGTCAACAGATGCGCCGCTTGCGCGACCCACATCATATCGATCATTCACCATCGCCCCAACCGTCTAGCTCCCGCTCGATCTCGCGCATGATCTCGCCGCCACGGAACAAGGCCGTGCACACGAAACCCAACGCAAGGGGCACCGCAACCGCGACGATCTCCCACGCGAACACGCCCACGCCCATGAAACGAGCGCCCTCGTGCCCCCTCACGTAAGTGAGGCCAGGAATCGCGGGAACAATAAGCGCGAGATACCGCGCCACGCCCGCGAGGAACTGCTGCGCGCCACGCATGCGCCCCCACTTGCGCTGCACAAGCTCGTACATGATGCGCATCGCGAGCGACAGCCCTCCGCCCGCGAAAAACGACGCAACAGCCATACCAGGTGTCATCACCATTCTTACTTTCCTCTTGCTCCCGGTAAAATCCCTTAATCACCGCCTATTATACCACGCGAACAGTAAGCCCCGCCACGCGAACTATCACCCTCGGCGTGGCAGGGCCTGCGTTCATCTACCGCCCGCGTCGTCGGCGCAGCGCCTCATCGATCAGCATGATACGGCGAACGTCTCCGGTAGCGGGGCTTCCGCCTCGACGCATCCGCCTAGAAAATTGGCTGCGACTCGACTGTCTTTTCAACCCGTCCTCGAAAGCTCGGTGAACAGCATACTCGACTGCGGCATGAATGGACTCTCTACTGTGCGCGCCGCGCTTGCCTTGCCGCGCAGGCGCGCGCAACGATACGCTCATTCGCGCCCACAGCCCTCGTGAGCGTCATCACCGTGGCTGTCGCCCTCGCCGTTCGCGTCCAAACGACGCACATACGCCGCGCACGCTGCTCGAAACGCGCGACGCGCGAGCATCGCCGCAAGAATGAACGCGACCGCGCCGACCTCAAACATGTACCTGGCCATGTACCCGTCCTCAAACGTGCCGTTATCGACGGTGGCATGAACCATGTAATGCGCGAACGCGCTACCCACGAGGGAAGCCACAAACGCAACCATTACGACAAATACGATGCGCAGCGGGTTAAACCACCTGCACGGCCCGTACACGTAATCGCGCGCCACATCGTTCAGTCACGCGACAATCTTTCCTGACATGTTCTTCATGACGTTTCTCCTGTTCTCGTTGTTTCTCGCGGTGGTAACCGTCATCCCCGCAAAAGCGTTGTTACTTGTGGAGGGCCGCGTCAAGCTCACGCTCCCACGCGTCCCCAGCCTCACCGGCTGTGGCTTCACTGGCGGTCGCCGCCTCGTGAGCGCGTGCAACCTCAGCGTCTCGCTCCGCCTTCTGCTCGGCACGATTTTCGAGCGCATCAAATAAGGCTACATAGAGGTGGATGCGGTAATGGAGGTTTCAGACTGTTGTTCGCTCATATCCCTTATCCTAGCACATCGCGCGCGTTGTCCGCTACACATGCGCGAGAGTTGTTGCGGTTGCGCGGAACGCCGCTTGTTGTGTAACATGGGGTCGAGACAGAATCGTAACACAAAACGCGAAAGAAAAGAGGAAGCACATGCGTAAGCTCGCACGCATCACCGCGGTTGACGGGTTCGCTCCGATTGAGGGCGCTGACCGCATCGTCGCCGCCCATGTTGGCGGGTGGACAGTCATCACCCCAAAGGGCGCACAGACGGATGACAAAGACGCGCTGTTCGTCTACCTAGAGGTGGACGCGGTTGTGCCTGAAAAGACTGCCGTGGAGCGTCCCGCTTTTCAGCCGCTCATGGACATTAAGTGCCAGGACTTCACGCTCATGGATGAGGATACGGAGGCCGTGTTCAAGGTTCGCGGCCACCGCCTGCGCACGAAGCGCATCCGTGGCGTGTACTCTCAGGGCTTCCTGCTCCCTGTCGCAGACGTGTTCACGACGGAGGAAATGAACGCACTCGCTTTCGCGGATGGCGTGGACGTGTCCAACATGCTGGGTGTCGTCAAGTACGCGCCCGCCCCCAAGGCGCAGCCCGACACGAATGGCGGAAACGGGGCGCGCGGCAAGTGGGATGACTCGCTCGCTCCCAAGACCGACGCGGAGCGTCTACAGAACCTCACCCGTTACTGGGACGAGATTCAGTCGCTCACGTGGATGCCCACGCTAAAGGTTGATGGCACGTCCATGACGGTCGCCAACGACGCGGGCGAAATGAGAGTTTTTAGCCGCAACCTAGAGGTTGGGGAAGATAACGAGCGCGCGGTCGCGGCCAAACGGAATGGCCTGTGGGCGTGGCTGGAAGCTCACCCCGGCTACACCGTTCAGGGAGAACTGGTCGGCGAGGGTATCCAGAAGAACCGCCTGAACATTAAGGGCCGTCGTGTTCTCGTGTTCTCCGTGTGGCTGAATGGCGTGAAGCTACAGCGCAGCGAGTGGCCCGCTTTCCTCGAAAACATGGGCGTGCCCGTCCTCGGTGACGAGTGGCAGCCCTCTCGTTTCGAGTCGCCGGAAGCGCTCATCGAAGCCGTCAACACCCTCAAGGGTCACATCGGCTCTGGGCTGAATGAGGGTATCGTGTACCACATGGTGCGCGACGAGGGCGATAACACGCCGCTGCCGCGCTGGATGTCGTCGCGAGAGAACTTCAAGGTCGTTTCCAACAAGTACCTCGCTAAGTTCGAGTGAGGTACCCGTTGGATGTGTGAAACAGCCCCGCCACCAAAAGCGAGAGGTGGCGGGGCTGTTTTCTTACCGTCCGCGTTGCGGTCGTATAACCGCGCGCATTCCGCTCCCGTCAGCGGCCGTACCCGGGGGAGGTTTCCACGTCGCACAAGTGAGAGTCGTAGTCCTCAACGGTGGGGCGCGCTGTTCCGAAAGTCCCGTTCTCCTCATCGTACCCTGTGAGGATAACGTTCTGTGCTCGTCCACTCTTATTGAACACGGTGATGATGTCGCCGCTCCTATGTGCCGGAGCTTTCACTCTCCACTCGTCCTGCCAGGTGATGGGGTTGGTCGTTTTCTTCCACGCGGGAGTCACGTCCGTGTAGTCGCTCCACGTGCCATCGCGGTTTTTCTCGCCGCCGAGGAGAATCGTTGACACTGCTCCGTCTCGTCTCTTGATCTTAATGATGTCTCCGGCGCGGGCGTCCGGGTGGTGCGGGAGGTACTGGCCGCCGCTCTTCCTCCTCCATTTCCCGCCGGTGAGCGTGTTGCGCAACGTTTTTACCTTATACGTTGCTGCGTCCGCGTACGAGGCCGTCACATCCGGTCCGCCGCCCGACGCCGCTACGACTTCTACGACGCTGATCCGCCCCGTCCTCCCGTGTTTGACGCGGATACGCTGCCCAGCCTGAACGCTCTCTCCCCCATTGGGTAGGGTGATGTGGTCGGGGCGCGTCATTGTTGGCGCGCTCATGCGGCGCTTCACGCTAGCCTCGCCCGCTTGTGTGAGCGTCCCGTCCGGGCGATGGTGTGCGGGCTGGGGCGCCGCCCAGTAGGGGGTACACGTGTAGGTGCCGTCCCCATTGTCGGCGTCCACGCGGTACGCCTCATGTTCGGTGGGTAGCATCATTCCCGGCTGGACGCCCCATGATGTCTTAATGATTGTTTTCCCGGCACTGTTGCCGACGATGGTTCCGCGCGTCCCGTCCTCTTCCCCTTTGTCGGGGTTTGCGGGGCGCGTCCATTCTCCGGGCGCTGGTATCGCTTGCGCTGCTTTCTCGTGTCCGGCTCGCGCGAGTCCGTCACGGTAGGCGAGAAGCTGGTGCCTATTGTCAGCGTATTCTCCCTCCAATCCGAGGCGACCGTTCAGCCCGTCTTGTGCTGCTTTCTCGATGAGTGCGCAGTGGCGTGCGTAGGAGCCTTCGGGCGCGTAGGCGAGAATGTCGTCCGCCGTCGGGTTGGATGCGGGCGCACCGTCTTTGGTCTGCTGCTCTAGCCACGCGTGGAGGGTTTGTTCTGGTAGCGTGGTCGCCCACCCGCCGACGGTCTCCCCGTCTAGGATGGGGTGTTTCAGCGCGTTTTCTTCGAGCGCCCACTGCTGTTGTTCTTTCGTGAACGCTGGGAAGCCGGCGGCTGCGTGCTCGGCGGCCTCTTCGCGCGTTCGGTAGTGGGGCACTGGCCGCCCGTCGCTGGTGGTGAGTGGGCACTTGCCGGGGCGGCCCTGCACACGGCTGGCATCCCTTTGTTTTTGCCGGACTGCGCGATATGGTAGATTGACGCTTTCGGTGCTCTCATTGTTCCACCTCTTCTTGTTGTTGGCGTGCCCGTCAGCGCATGGGTTTGGCCACGCAACTGGCTCTAGCGCTTCTCTTTGCCGCCGCTTTCCCTGTTTATCCAATAGCTTCGTTTTCGCCGCGAAAATCCTGCCACGCGCCCGTTACGCCACCCCTACTGTCGTGTGATACAATGCGTGTTATGGTAGCAAATATGACAAGCGGTGTTATTCCGCGCGATGAACTGAATAATATTGTCCTCTCCTACGTGAACAGCGAGAGCGCGCTCGTTCCTTTGTCGGAATGGGCGACAAGCGCGCTGGTCGCGCTCAGGGCGCTTGAGCTTGCCGCGCGGAGCTACGAAAACAGGGAGAGCCTGAACAGGTTGATGCACGATCAGGTGTCGCCCGCGTTGGCGTTTACTCCCGTGTCAATGGAAGCTGGCAGGGGCGCTGGTCACACTATGCTGGCGGTATCTGACCTGCTGGCGTACGGCGCTGTCGTGGACCCCGGCACATCAAGCGACAATATGGTGTTTGGCGCGTGCGTTCGCTTCACTACCGGCGAGCAAGACCGTGAGGCCGTGGAGGTCGCCCGCAAGCGTGGTAGCGTCGCGCAGGCTGAATTGGACCGGCGAGCGGGAGACGGCGCGCGTGCGCGGTCTGCGCGCAAGCCGTTTTGGGTTGGGGGAGAGCGGTGGTGAACGCCGCCGCTGGCGCGGACAAGGAGAGTATGCAGGTGACAGCACCGACAAGTAACGTCTCACGCATGAGCGCAGGCGACGTGCTGGACGCTTTAGAGAAAGCATGGAAAGAGTCGGCGCTCGTGCGCGAGCTGACGATCACGGACACGCGTGAACTGTACCGTGAGCTAGAGAAGGGCGAGAAGCATGGGCCGCTGAAACGCCGCATTGACGCGCTCATGTTCTCGCCGGACGGTATGCGTACTGCTATCGAAGTGAAGGTGGATGTGGCGGATGCTCAGCGTGAGTCGTGGGCGAAAATCAGGCCGTGGATGATGGTCGCGCACCGTTTCGTGTACGCGGTTCCGGCCGGGTTGATTGACCGTCCGCCGGTTGGCGCGGACCAGCGTTCCGGCCTCGTATGGGTTCACAATGACGGGCGCGTGGAGTGGAAGCGGAAGTGCAAGATTAACCATTCGCCGGAGGCGTTGCCTCAGTTGACGATGTTCAATCTGGCGTGGCGTGCGGCGAAGGGTGAGGTGCGGTCGTTCTAAGCGGCGCTACTATGAGAGCCGGATAGCGGATAAGAGGCGGGTGGGGCGAAGTGCACGTTCCACCCGCCCCTCTTGTTTCCGCTGTTATTGCGGGGTTTTCCTGGTCTCGTGACGCTCTATTTTGGTGGCGGCCAACTCCACCGGCTGCTGCTCCTACCGCGCCCCGTTTCGCGGCTTGCGGCGTGGCGGTCCCTGGCGTCCGGTTGGCTTTTTCATTGTAGGAATTGCGATGCGCGCACGCCACCGCTCAGCGCCTCTCGCGGGCGTCTGGCTGCCCGGGCCGCGCCGCGCGCGGAGGAGACCCAGTTGACAGTATTTCACAAGTTGCAGAAAACGGTGGGCGGTGCGAGCGCTTCCGCCGCCGTCGCTATCGCCCTCGCACTTGCCGCGCCTCTCACGGCCCACGCGGCCCACGCCGAAACAGCGGGCGGCAACCCGTCCACGGGACAAAACAGTAACCCCGCCTCTGTGACGTTCGGGCAAGCGGACGGGACTGTCGGTAATGACAAGGTTCATATCATGGCGTTGCCTGACACTGACGCTATCGTGTTGGAATCCAACGGCCATTTCGGCATCGTGGACAGTGGCGAGGACGACGATTACGCGGACGGGAGTGACCCGCGATACCCGTGGCGTGCGGGCATCGCCACGTGGGGGTACACGCGTGACGTGGACGCGTACCTACAAAAACTGGGAGTCAACAGCAATAACCTGGACTTCTACATTGGTACGCACGCCCACTCCGACCACATCGGCAACGCTGACACGATCATTTACAAGTACCATCCGAAGCGCATTTACACGCCACAGTATTCCGACAGTTACATTCTCGACCGCACGCGATTGTGGGATAACCAGAAAGTGTACGATGACACGATGCGGGCCGCCGCGTGGGCGGGGGCCGCGTACGGGGCGGTCCTCGACCAGCACGTCACCCCCGGATACAATGACACTATCCAGATGGGTGACATGCGCATCCAGATCATTCCCACCGACCCAAATGAGAACTATAAGCGTGCGGGCGTGTACGACGCTAACCTTATCGCGTACACGGCGAAAGTGACCGCGCACGGGCACAGCGCATACCTGTCCGCCGATTTGGAGACAACGAACGGCCAAGAAGCCTACGTCGCCCCGATTGTCGGGCATGTGGACTGGTTGAAGTCCCCGCACCACGGTCTCCCGTCGTCTAGCAACAACGGGTTCGTGGAGCGATTGTCTCCGAAACTAATCATGCAAACCGGATACGAGTTCCAAACCCACGACGGCGCTGTTGCCGGGGTGACGCGCGGCAGCTACGAGTGGTTCGAGGCCGCCAGCATGAGGAAAGCCGGATACGACGCGCTTGTTGGAACGTTCACGCCGCAGGGTATTACGCGCCCCTACTACAACGTTAGTATGGGTCACGTGTTCGGCGGAGCGGCACCGGAGCGCACCTGGTGGATTCATGACGGTAGGCCGTGGGCGACGCGCGGCTGGTGGGAAGGCCACTACGGCGGGTGGCATTATTTTGACGGCAAGCCGTACGCGGCTCAAAACCAGTGGGTGTACTCTGGTGGCTCCTGGTATTGGATGGGCGGTGACTCCTACATGACAGCGAACACGTGGGTCAACGACGGGAAAGGCTGGTACTGGGTGAGCGGCGACGGAACCATGCTCGGCGCGGGCTGGCACCGCATTAACGGCGACTGGTACCTCATGGCTGGCAGCGGCCGCGCCTACACGGGGTGGGTGCAAACCCCCGCAGGCTCCTGGTACTACCTGGACCCGGTGAGCGCAAAAATGCGCACCGGTTGGATCAACGACGGGTCAGGCTGGTTCTACTTGGGCGAGTCCGGCGCGATGCGCACCGGCTGGCTGAGGGACGCTGGGAGCTGGTACCTGCTATCTGGGACTGGTCGCGCCGCGTCCGGGTGGGCGCTTGACGGCGGCTCCTGGTACTACCTGGACACGAACACGAACGCTATGCGCGTCGGTTGGGTGAGCGACGCTGGAAAGTGGTACTATCTGGGGGCGGACGGTGTGATGCGCACCGGCTGGGTGAGGGACGCGGACAACTGGTACCTGCTCGCGGGTCCTGGCGGGTCCATGCTCACCGGGACAGTCACCTACGGCGGCTTGCAGTGGGCGTTCGGCGGTGACGGCGCGCTCATCAGCTAACGCCACAAACGCGCCCAGGCCGCGTGGAAGAGGAACGCGCGCTATCAAACCGACCAAAACAGCCAGCCAGCAGAAGAAACAAAAACGAATGGGAGGCACACAGTACATGATGGTGAAGAAAACAACAACGACAATCGCGGCGGGCGCGCTCGCCGCCATCACGGCAGCGATGCTCACCGCAGCGCCAGCGCAGGCAGCCGCAGCAGGAGGCGATGATAAGGTTCACCTGCTCACAACCGGCACCAGCGTCGTGTTCGAGACGAACGGCCAGTGGGTACTCGTCGGCGGCGACCAAGCCGCCTACCAGTATCTCACCAGCAGGGGCGTCACCAAGCTCGCCGCGTACGTCGCTCCGAGCGCTAACCCCGACGTCATCGCGGCAGCCCCGGATATTATCGGCGCGTTCAAGCCCGGTAGCGTGTGGGCGCCCGGCTACGACGAATCCCGTGTCAGTAACCCGACGGCGGGATCCGACGCCGCGTACCGTCGCCTCACGGACGCTGCGCTGGCAGCAAACCGCTCCTACGGGGCGAAAACCGTGTGGGGTGCTGATGGCGGCGCACAGTTTACTGTCGGCGACATTCGGTTCACGCTCTACAAGTCCGATGACGCGACGCCGGAGACGACCGGGGGAGCCGGATACATGGTGAAAGCCGAGTCCCACGGGGCTAGTGTTCTCCTGACGGGCGACATGCAAGCCTCTGACGGTATCGGCGTCACCGACAACGATAGTGGCTTGTCTGCGCAGGTGGGTCAGGTCACGTGGGTGAGCGCTCCGAACCGTGGGCGCGAGGCGGGCGGCCCCACTGGCGTCGCTGAGGAGACGGGCGCGCAGCTCCTCTTCCAGCAAGACTCCGACGAGGCGATGCCCGCGTGGCTGTCATGGGGCGGCGTTACCTCACGCTACGACATGCTCACCGCGAATGACATGCGCCATGCGGGGTACGGTGAGTTGGAGGGCGCGTTCTCCGCCGGGTCTATTAGCCGCGCCGCGTACGGTGACGTGAGCGGTTTCGTCACCTATCCGGGAGAGACGCCGGGCGGCGGTCCTGCCGCCTGGCATATGAGCGGCGGCAAGCCCTCTCCCAGTGGAGCGGGTTGGGTGCAGGGGGCGGGCGGCTCCTGGTACTGGTTCGGCGGGGAGCCTCACGCGGCCACGAACACGCTTGTGGGTGATCTGCCCGGCATGTACTGGGTTGGCGGCGACGGCCGTATGGCCACGTCCGCCCAGTGGGTCACGTATAAAGCTGGCCGCTACCGCGTGCAGGACGGCGGCAAAGTGCTTGGTGGCGGCTGGCATAAGGTTGACGGCTCCTGGTATTACATGAACGCTGGCGGCCTGGCCACGACAGGTTGGCTGCAATCGGGCGGCTCCTGGTACTTTTTTGACCCGAACACGAGCGCGATGCGCACGGGTTGGATCAATGATGGGTCCGGCTGGTTCTACCTGGGTGAGTCGGGTGTCATGCGCACCGGCTGGCTCCAGGACGATGGCTCCTGGTATTACCTGGACGCGAAGGGCCGCATGGCGACCGGCTGGCAGGAGGTGGGCGGCTCCTGGTATTACATGGATGAGCATGGTGTGATGGTGACGGGCCGAGCGCTCGTCGATGATGTCGTTCACGTGTTTGATGGGTCCGGTAGGTGGCTGGGCCGCGTCTAACATCTGGTAGGTGCTTGTTGGCGCGTTGGGGCGCATCCTGCTTGTCGTGGCCGTTGGCTGCTGGGTGGGGTGCGCCCCTCGCGCTTTCTCGTGTTATACTGGTTCTAGTGGCGCGTGCGCTGAACGTTGCGTGCTTCACGGTGACTAGAGTTGAGCGGAGGCGGAAGAATGACAGTGGACGAGCGTGAACGCGAAAAGCTCCGCGACATATTGCAGGGAATGGCGCGTGATATTGACGGCGTTGACATGGAGGTCGCAGAGTTTCTGTGGGGCGTATCCGTAATGGTTGAGGGCGGCGGTTCGATGGCGGGGTTGACGCGGCGATCCTACTGGCATGTGCGCGCCCGTGGTACCTGCGACTGGTGGGCGCGGTTTCATTACGCATGGCGTGGGTTCGCAGAGATGGAGTGTATTCCCGCCGACGTTCTGCGCGACATTGCCGATGTGTGCTGCGGCAATGCCAACCGTAGCTGGTCCTACGTAAATGAAATTATCACTAATCTGTGCGACAACCCCGCGATTCCGCATGACCTATTCTGTGAACTGGATGGGTGTTTCGGTGGCGACGGCAGTGGTTTGCCGGAACTTGGCGCGTGCAACCCGCGTTATGCGAACGAGATTGCGCGGAAGCTCATCCTTGACCGCCCGGAAGGCTTTTCTGATGCGCATGATGTCCCTCATCACATCCTGGATGGGGTGATTTGCGGCGCGGTGACCGATGAGGAGGTTCTTGTGTTCCTGTGTGAGCCGCGCGAGTGGTGGACGGAATGCGCGGATGAGCCTGAGTACGCGGGTGGCGCGTCGTCGGAGTGGACAAAGAGCGATGCGCGCAAGCTGAGGGAGCGGCTAGGCCGCTAACGGGGCGAGACTGACACCGCCAGCAGTGTTTAGCACCCGCACGCTTAACCGTTACGATGCCCACCAGGGCGTCTGTGCGCGCCTCTGGCGTGCTTTCGTCGCTTGTGCACGCATTGATGCCGCCGAGTACGTTTGAGGCTGTTAAAACGCGTTTCCAGCGTTCGGCTTGTATGCGTCCGTGGTTGCTGGCGTCTGTGAGCGTTTGTCGCATCCGGCTCACCCATCGTATATTGGTTGTTGCCTGCCGCGACAGTCGCGGACACTCAGGCAACAGGCGCGGCCACAAGGGAGCTTTGGGCTGCTTGAATATGAGAGGGTGGGTGCGCTATGCGTAATCTGCACATTATTTGTACACCGTCGCCGAAGATGGCGAAGTACGCGGTCAAGGAAACGCCAATTGGGGGCGGGTTTCTTGGCGTTGATGCTGTTATTGATCGGATGCGTGGGACGTTCTACGATTCAGTGGGATGGTCTGGCGTCGGGTACGTTATCCACGACTATGACGAGGGCGAGATTGGTGCGGCCCTCGATTACATGCTCTCGGCGGTGCGGGTGCGCGCCGCGAATGGCGGTGACATTGCCGTTGAGTACCCGGCCATTGGCGCGCATGTCCCCGACGAAGTGGACAAGAAATGCCGCGAAACCATTGACGCGATTGTGCGCGTGGCGGTCGCGTGCGGGTACATGGTGACCTTGCATGATCTGGTAGGGTATGGCGACATTGCTTTCGGCTCTCACCGGAAAGCTCCGCAAGACAGGTATGGTGCCTACGTTTTTGAGGTGAAGCGACGCGCCGCGCAGGTGCGTAAGGGTGTAGATGCGATCCTCGCCAAGTACCGTAGTGGCGGGCGTGTCGTTCACCGCTACTACGATTACGACTATGCGTTAGACGCTGAGACGGCGGAGGCCATCGCTGGCGTGTCGGACGCAATTAAGACTAGCCTTTTCAGCTCGCGGTGCGTGGACAAGGCCATCCACAACAAGGATGGCAAAGTCACGTACATGACCGTCGGTAACGACTATGAGAAGTTCAGCCGCAATGTTGATAAGGCGTGCGAGCTGATGTTGCGTGCGGGACGTGCCCGGCAACTGGTCGTGTTGGGTGACTATTTTAAGCACGCAAAAACCGCCAGCGACGTGAACGCTGTGTTGCAGGCCATCCACGCATACGATCTCGTTGACCTCAGTGTCGTGACGCGGCTGACACTGCTAGAGGGCAGGTCTGATTACCTGCTACGCCGTGCTCTCATTCTTGGTGAAGAAAACCCCATGTCGCATGTGGCCGCGCTCGTAGATGGCGATAATGAGTTGCGCGAGTCGATCCTCGCGTTCTTGTCGCGCCTCAAAGTCGCGTCCACCGTATCCATTAAGGACGGTGACGCGCCTAACGGATGGCGCTACATTGTCGCTTCCAACCGCGTCGCGTCCGTCCATGACGCGCTGTGTCTGATCGGCTGCGAGGGTGTGAAAGTGCAGGCGCGTGCCCTCATGGACACCGCTCGTTTCGTCCAGTCCGGCGCTTTCACGATGGAGGAGACAGACGAAGGCGTGAGGCAGCTGCTCGCCGTGTCGATTGCCGAGGAGTGCAAGGGTAGGGGCGATATGCGCATGGTGAACGCAGCTAGTAGGAGTGACAGGGCGGGGGAGAGGCGCGGCGCCATGTGGTGCGGACCCGTTGACGGCCCATCCGCCACGTGCGTTGAATCTTTCGGAGGTTCAGCGGGATAACAGGGGTAGGCGAGTGTAGACTAGCCCCGCAATACACGTAAGCCCGCCCGCCGTGTTCTTCGCGTTCACGGCGGGCGGGCTTACAGCGTGTTTCGCGTCAGAGAATGGTCACGTTCTTTCGCGCGGCATCGTAGGTTGCGAGAGCTTCGGCGATGCGGCGCGCCGTGGCAATCGAGTTCACCTTACCGTAGCCGTCCTCAACGCCCCTGAACGCTCCGCCCAGAGCGTCCGCCGCGTCCATCTCCTCCGTGGTGGGCACGTACACGCCAGTGTCAATGCCCCACTGTGCGCTTTCCGCGTTTGCTGCGAGCGCCGCCGCCACGGCTTCATCAGTAAACGGAATGTTGGCCGTTTCGTCGTCGTACAGATCGCCATCGGCACCGTAGCCGTTCATGCGCTGACGGTACGCGTCACGGAGCTTGGCCGCGTGGATGAGGGGGACGCGCCACGAGCCGATCTTCTGGCTGTTCACGCGCACGTACTCGCTGCCGCTGTAGTCGCCAACCGTGTCAAGGCCGTCAACCACATACATGCGGCCGTCCAGCAGGTGAGCGTACAGTACCTTGTTGACGGGAAGAGCAACACGACCGTTAACAACAACGGAGTCGCTGTACGTGTTGTCGTATGCTTCGCTGACCGCATCAGCCTTACCCTGATAGGTTCCCATGTAGAACGTTTCGTGCAGCTCGCCGGGCTGGCGGCCCCAGTGCGACTCGTTAAGATTGTGGGTCTGCGCACGGTAGATCGCGTTGTTGGCGATCATATAGGTGTCGCGCCCTGCCTGGAAAACCGCGTGTCCGTCGCCGAGGTCGGGCATGGTGGCCTTGACGGTCTCACGGCGCGCCGCTGAGCCGTAGCGGGATGTCTCGTAGCGGATGGTGAGAGTGCGGGCGGCGGCTCCGCTGTCAATGAGCTTCTGCTGGGTGGCGGTGGGCTGCTTCTTCATCATGGTTGGTTTCCTCTTTCCGTGTTGATGTTGTTCTCTTGTTGACGTGTTTTATTACAGCACAAACACCGCAACCCTGTCCACACGTGTAGATAAGATTGCGGTGGTGTGTCACGCTTCCCCGATTCCTCCACATTGCTGGGGCGACTGTTGCGGTGGCACCAGCGCAGAAAGAATGACAGCTATCCGTGTGCAGTGTTGTCGCTCGCAACTAAAAGCAATACCGTTTTTAAGGCCATTGATTGTGTGGCGGTTGATCGTCAGCGCCCGTAGTCGCGGTTTTCTGGGTCGTTGATGTCCATGTAACCGTCGTACATGCCGACGCTTCCCATGTCCGTGATGTCGGGCGTGTTTGGCTCGTTGGCGGCCATGCCGTTGAAGTAGCCGACAATGTACTCTTGGCGCGGGTCGCTCCACTCGTCTTTAGGCGCTTTCGTGAGCCTGTATGCGAGCCTTCGGACGTAGCACTCGTGCGATAGTCGCCGCTTAAACTCTTCGATGTCGTCTTTTTCGCCGTACACGTTGAGCGTGAGATAGTTTTCCTCGTCGTACTCCATAACAGAGAGGAGGAGTATCAAGCAAGGTAACGTAACCTACTTTTGTAGGCCGTGTTTCCTTGTTTAAGTGCCGCCTGACTGGTCCCGGCGACACGGTGCGTGCCTCCGTCCGCTAGTACCCCGGCCTCCAAACACCGTGTTTGTGCCCTAGCGGGGCATAAAGGAAGAATCACCTCCCTAGACACTAGACGGTGGTTCTTCCTTTTCGGCGTAGGCGCGCTCTTCGTCCTGTCCCGACCTGGATACTTTAAGGATTTTCTAGCCACGGGCGTTTTGAGCGGCAGTTGTGGCCGGAGTTTGCGGTTTTTCGCCCGTGTTACCCGCGCTTTGGTGACGCGCGGGACGGCTCTAGCGGCGATGTTTGTCGCAGCGTTCACATCCCGGTCCATTACCCCGTGCTCAGGGCAGGTGGACAGCTTGTGCGTGGGATGCGTAACCTTGGAGCCGCATTTATAGCACCGTTGCGACGTGTACGCGGGGTTCACGGCGACGACCCACCCGCCGTTCTGTGACACGTAGTGGGTGAGCCACTGGACGAGCGCCCCACGATTCCAACGCCCGTTCTGCATGGTGTTCACAATCCAGCTTAGGTCCTCTACCGCGACGACGGCGTTTCCCCACGCGTGCGACAAAAAGGCTATCTCTTGCGCAGCAAGAATCGCCAGCTCCCTCTTTTTACGGGATGCCGCCTCGCGATGAAGCTGAGCCTCATCTAACACGGACATGCGCCCCTGACGGTCGCCGAGCATCGCCGCAGATTTCTTTCGCAAATACCTGACTTGCCGCTCTGACGCTCGCACACTGTTCCACAGTGAATGAACCCGCTGAGAGAGCGTCGTCTCATGCACTACACGACCCGTCTCACACTGCGCACTACGACGGTAGCGTAAGCGTTGATTCCCATGTCCACGCCGATAACATAGTCGCCCGAAAACTGGACAACCGGATTATCCGTCACAACCGTAAAAATGAACACAGGCTGGCCGTCTTGAACCTTGATGGTCGGTAGGGTGACTTTACCCTCAGTGAACCTCTCGTTGTCGAAGTCGAAGATCAGACGGTGCCACGTGCCTTGAATAACCATCCTGAGCACAATCTCGCCATCGGCAAACGGGTCATTCTCAATCCGAGCATAGCTACAGTCCACAGCGCCGAGGTTCACATAGTCCTCGCCATACGAGGGCGGGGAAGCATCTACGGTACGCTTCCAGCCCTGCGAAACGTACTTGGAACTTTCCCCGTTCGCGGCTTTAACTCGCTCCTGATGGGAGCGGTAAGATGCGACAACGTTGTACTGCATCAACCGCTCTTTACGCGACCTACCGCTCTTTCCCACTGCCAGAAAGTCAGGCATATTAACGCCAGCCCTGCGTCCCGCATCAGCAGGTTGGGTAACAGTAACCAGCGCCAGCTCGCCACCCAAAGCCTCATCGTTGCGAACCACGTAGGTGGCGTAAGCCGAGATGTCACGCACCTCAGACGCAAGTCCAGCCAAAACAGACGCACTATCTAGTAACTCGCCGTTCAGGTCTAGGACGTGAGAGGGGAGCGCGACAAAAGCCTTGTACGTCTGGTTTTTAGCCAACGCGCCCTCCCAAAATACACTCTATACCAGCTATATAGCCAATATCAACGAAACGCTCAACTGGTCACATAGACTGCAACTCCGTGTATGCCTGTTCGATTCCTGCCATTGTTTCCGGGGCGATTCGGCCGCCAGCACGTCTGCAAGGTATGCGGTGCGCGTGGTGTTGACAGCGACGTTTCCCCATGCTATTGTTGCATGTATGTGGCGCTGTGCCCGAGTGGTTGAGGGAGCGGACTGCAAATCCGCGCACGCCGGTTCGAGTCCGGCCGGGGTCTCTAAGGCGGCGTAGTGCCGCTTTTTATCCCCGTCGTCTAATTTTGGCAAGACGGTAGATTTTGGCTCTACTAATCCAGGTTCGAGTCCTGGCGGGGATGCGAAAAGCGGGTGCGCAAACGAGCAACCCGCATCGACTGTAGATACTCCACGCAGCGGGAAGGGGAGCATCACCTGTGGGTGATTTCCATGAGCTTACTGGCGATTTAACACGCGAGCAACTGAACCGCAACCCGTACCAGTGCGGTGCTCGCGTCGGGAAGGCGGCTCGCGAACGTGACCCGCGTTCCTGGCCTCAAAAGTTGGCGCGTAGCATTAACGTTCACGCATGGTCGTGTGGGCGACATCCGCTTGGTAGGGCACATTTAGGGGATAGCGGTCTCACGCGAGATGGCGTGCTTGTTTAAGGTCGTAACTCTCGCCCGTTTGACATTTTTGTCTATGCAGCCCTTGACCCCGAGGTGAAGGGGCGCGCTGTTGCTCTCCTGCTCGGTATTGCGCTCGTGTCAACTCCCTGCGGTGATCGTGAGGGTGAGGCGGTTCGCTCCGATTTCGTGAGCGAGTTGTTTGCTGAGGGGTTCGCTGATGGTTTCTGCGAGGCGACGTGTGTGATTGGGCTGAGTTGAGGCTTGTGTTGCGCGTGTCGGCTGATGTTCGTTCTCGTGTGAAGGACGTGCTTTTTGGCGACGGTAATACGGCCTCGCAGTCTGGTGAGGGTAATCGCGGTAGTGTTTTATCTGATGGGTTGAATCTTCTCGTGGCTGGTAGCGCGGGTTCCGGTAAGTCGGTGGCGTTGGTTGATTCTGCGCCTACGAGGAACCAGTTTGCCCGTCCTGACATGGTGTTGTCGCTGAATGGGCGAAACGTTGAGGTCTACAACCCCGATGGCGTGCCACTATCCACGATTGTTGACGGGCGCGGCGTGTCTCTCGTGAATGAGGCGACTGGTGAGAGGGTGTGTGTCCCCAAGAGCGCGTCGCGCGTGTTTTTCGTGGACGGTGACGTATGGTATCAACGTCCCGATGACGGCGACCCTGACCTCGTGTTCGATAACGGGTGGACGGCGCGCATATTGTCATCTACTGTCTGCTATGACTGTGGCGCTCCTGTGGATGTTGACGGCGATAGATGCGACGCGTGCGAGGATAAAGATTATCAAGAATGGGCGTCTTTTGGCTGCGACTGGTAGAACGTTTGTTTTGGGAAGAAAGTGAGTGGTGCGTGATGGTGATGTCTCCCGTTATGTTGGGCATGGTTCCCGAGTGGGCGCTGGTTGGTGCCTTGTGGGCGGCTGTTGGCGTGTTCGTGATGTCCGCGTTCACGTGTTACGCGTGGCGTAGGATGATGGCGGTTCCGGGTGTGGCGGAGGGGCGCGCTGATTCTGTGCGCGCGTCTGTCGCGTGTGGTGGCGTGTGCGCCCTTGTGTCGGCTGTTCTGGTTGTGGGGGTTGGCGTGTTTATGTAGCCGCTTTGCTGCCGTGTAAATCGGTGTTGCCTGCCGCTGCGCTGCCTCTGTGCCCTCTTGTGTGGGTTGGGGTGGCGCGGCTTTTGCTGTTGCTTGCGTGGCGCGGCTATTGGTGTGGCGTTGGGTTTCTTGCGCGTTCGGTTCGTGCCCTCTTGTGGGCTGCGTGTGGCGCTTGTGGTCGTGTTCGTTGAGGGGCGGTGTTTGGTTGTGACTGGTTTTCATGTTGGCGTTCGTGGTAAGGCTGCTGGTCGCGTGGTTCGGTGTAGCGCGAAAGCTGGTACGTGTAAGCTCATGGGTGCGGATGGTGCGCCGACCCCGCATTTTGGTTCGTTGGCGGAGGGCGAGGCGTTCCTTGCTGAGCGTGATGCTGCGTCGCGTGGCGGGTTCACTGTCCGCGCCGTCGGCGGGTTCGAGCGCACGCGCGAGTATCCTGCCGCCCGCGAGTTGTCTGCCCGTCAGATGCGCGCCCTCACAGCCCCTATGAGGGACGCGTTGGAGGCGTATTCGTCGAGCGCCGCACTGGATGTGAACAAGTACCTGAAACAGCCTGACGGTGGTGTCTTGTTTGATGAAAACGATGGCGCGTTTGGGGGCATGATGGCTGACCTGGCTGGTGATCCCGATTTTGGTGGCTTCAACGACGACGATGTTTTCGGCGACCCGGACTTCGGCAACTTCGATGACAGTGGTCTTTTCGGCGACTACGATAGCGGTGAGCCGGCGAGTTTGCGTGAAGAAATTGACGCAGGCGGGTTGACCGTCCAGAAAGCGGGCAGGTTAATTGCGCTCATGGACGAGGCTTTCAGTAGTGCGCCGGAGCGCGCGGACGCTGACCGCCCCTTGTATCGTGGTGTGCAGGCGCGCGTGAACTACAGTGGCGTTCATTCGACGGGGGGGAAGGTTGCGGCCGCGTCCATGGGTGACGTGGTGGAGTTCCCCGAGTATTTGTCTACGTCCACAAGTCTTGCTGTTGCTGACGATTTCAGTGACAGTGATGGTGGCGAGTTGACGGTGATGGAGATTCGTACTCCACGAGGCTTGCACATGAGTGCCGTGTCTACTCACGCTGATGAGGACGAGTGCTTGTTGCCGCGTAACATGCGGTTGCGTATGGTGGGTGAGCGTCGCGAGCGCACGGCGGATGGGAATGTGCGTGTTGTGAAAACGTTTGAGGACGCGCAGTGAAGCTGTAACCCGCGGTGTGCCGATGGGTGTTTTGTTGCTTGTTGCTCGCGTTTCTTGTTTGACAGTCACCCACTCCACCGATGACAAGCGATTTCGCGGAGTGTTGTTATTTCAACGAAAACGTATCATGCTCTCACGGGCGGGTACACGTGGAGAATATGCTTGACAGTTGCGTGACCTGTCAACTGTCTGTGTGCCAAAAGCGGTCGAACAGCGCCACCGCACGCGGGCGCAGCCGCACCCCAAATCCCCACTCTCGTTTGCGCCCCGCCACACGCTCATGCTACAATAAATCACATGAGGAATTTGTTTGTTATGCGCGGCGCTCCGGGTACGGGTAAGAGCCGCTTCCTGCGCGCGGTTGGCGCAGACCAGGAAAACCTGATCGTTTCGTCTGACGCTGTTCGTCAGATGCTTGCCGCCACCGTCATGGCTGGCGACGGTTCGGGCGCGTGCTCGCGTGGCTTCGGCGGCCGCGACGGTAAGCTTGTGTGGGACTTCCTGCACGAGTGCGTGCGTCAGCGCGCCCGCCAGGGAAGTGATATCTTCCTTGACACGTGTGGTATCACGTGGGACAAGGTTGCCCGCGAGGTCGCGTACTGCGTGAAGCTCGGCTACGAGCTGACGGTTATCGATATGCAGGGGGACGCGCCTCTGGATGCGGTGCTGGACATGCAGGAGCTTCGACGCTACCACCCGTCCTATGTGGACCGTGCGACGGTTGCGGCCATGTGGGAGGCGGTGCGTGAGGGCACCGGCAATATCAAGGACATTGTGGAGCGTCGCGGCGGCACCTACCTGACCGCGCAGTGGCGTTACAACAACGCGGGCGCTGCCCCGATTGTGACGAATACTAGTGAGATGGCGCGCATCGTGCGCGACAAGCGCGCGAACAACGGTATCGTGCGCCTGACCGTCACTGACGACCACCCGGTCGTGTTCGTCGGTGACGTTCACAGTGACGCGGACAGGCTGAACACCGTGTTTCAGAAGATTCTGGACCGTTACGGGGAGGGTAATGCGACGGTTGTCCTGTTGGGTGACCTGTTTGATCGCGGCCCCGACCCGGTTGGGACAAAAGACCTCCTCCGCTCATTTGACAAGCATGGGTTCTTCCGTGACCTCATTCTTGTCGAGGGCAACCACGATTTCAACCTGCGTCGCCTGTACGCGGATGAGAAGGAACTTGCTAACTCGTTCCCGCAGACCAGGGAGACCATTGAGGCTTTCAAGGCTGTGGGGTGGGATGAGAAGATGTTGCGCGCCCGCACGGTGGACCGCATGGCGCTTGGCGTGGTGGTGGAGCGTGAGGGGCGCGCCCCCGTGTTCGCGTGCCACGGCGGCGTGAACCGCACTATCGGCGACATGTTTGTTGAGGGCGGTATCGTTCAGAACGTTCACGCCCACCAGCTCATCTACGGCACCGGGGACCGTGATACGACGTATTACGGTCGCAGCATGTATTTCGATGCTGACCCGATGCTCAGTGATAATGGCGCGTGCGTGATCGTTCACGGTCACCGTAACCGTGACACGGACCTGGGAGGCGAGGAGCGCCCCATCCTGTCCATGCCGGGTATCGTGAACCTGGAACAGGGTGCGGGCACTGGCGGCCCGGTTGTGGCGTGGAGCACCGATAAGACGGTGTTTTCGTCTGATGACTGACCGCGCGCCCTGTCTATGCGCCGCTCGCCCCGGGTGAAGAATGGGGTGGGCGGCGCGGCTATTTTCTTCTCCGTTGTCAACAGGCGGCGCTTGTGGCATAATCCCGTTGACTGGTGGAGAAAAGAGAACGCGAGGGGTGTTGTTGTGGCAAAATACATGAGTGTGATGTTGGGTGACACGTCGGATGGTCCGGGTGTGCGCGCCGCCATCTACTACAGTGGGTGTGAGCTGCGCTGTGAGGGGTGTTGGTCGCCGCAAACGTGGAACCCGAGGATAGGCCACGACATGACGGCCACCAAGCGGCGTGAGATCGTCGCATATTTGGAGCGCCCCGAGGTCGCTGGTTTGAGCCTGTTGGGCGGTGACCCGTTTCACCCGTTGAACGCGGCTGACGCGACCGCGTTGTGTGCGCTCGTGCGAAACCGTTTCGGGTGGGATGGTGAGCGCACTATTTGGGCGTGGACCGGGTACACGTTCGACGAGCTGCTAGAGCGTGAGCACGCGCGCATGTTGCTACCCATGTTGGACGTGTTAGTGGACGGGCCGTTTATTCTGGGCGAGCGTGACCTTAATCTGCCGTTCATGGGGTCGCGTAATCAGCGTGTCGTGGACGTGCAGGCGACGCTCGCTGGCAGGCGTGACGGCTCCCTGAGTGTGGGTGAGGTTGTCGTGTTGGACGAGTGGATGCGCGCCCCCGTGCCGCCCACCGTGGACGCGTAGGCGCGGCTGTGGCGCTCGCGGCACTGTTTGATGGCGTGAAACGAACACGCGCCACTGTACCGGTTATGAGAAAACGCCCCACGGCTTTTGCTCTTGTGTGAGCTTGCCGTGGGGCGCTTCTTGTTTGTGCGCCCCTGTTGGGGTGCTTACTCCCGCCCAGCGTTTAGCGTGTGGTGATGGTCAGTCCGAGGCGCTGTGCTTCCGCCTGGGTGAGTCGGCCGTTCTCGAACTTCTGTGCGGCCTTGGCGAGCGTCTTGTCGTCGGCGGTGACTCCGAGACCTCGCGCCGCACGCTCGAAGTGCGTTGCCTGTTTGTAGTCGCCGATGAAGGCGACATCGTTCTGCTTGTTCTTGATGATCGTCATTCTTCTTCTCTCCTCGTCATCTTCTTCTTGTACGTTTTTCTGCAACCTGGATAGTATAGCATGTTGGGCGAGCGTGAGTCAACGTTCTTGTTCGTGCGTTACGTCACACGACGCGCACGTTTTGACCTGTCGCTTGCCGCGCCACTTATCGGGTGTGCGCTCGCGTGGGCTACTGGTTCTTCCAGGTGATGCCGACGCTGTCTGCGAGGCTACGCGCTACCCGCTCGGCCACTAGACCGTAGGACGCGTCGCCCGGCTTCACGGGCACGCCCAACATGGCGACGCCGCCCGCCTGATCGACAACAATCATGGCCTGCCATACGACCGTCACGGGGTCGTTTTTGCCTCCGCGCGACACGGGCACGCCGCCCATTGTCCACGCGCCCACATTTTCATCCCATGTGGGCGCGTCGGTGACGCGCCACACGCCCGGCGGCAACATGTTAGCGTGTGCGCCAGGTGGCATGTCGCCTCTCCACGCGAGGCCGTCACGCAACTGAATACGGGCCGCTACCTTGCCGCGCACGCGCTGGAACACGCGGGGTGCGCAAACGGCTAACAGTACGGTAGTAGCTGCGACGGCTACGAGGAGAGCAACAGGCATGTGAACGTCCCCCCTTGTCTCGCGACTGTTTTCTTGTGCTGCTACAGGACTCGAACCTGCTCCTTGGCGACCAACACCCCGTTCTTGACCAGTTAAACTAAGCAGCTTGCCACCTGACCAGGGTGACCCAACCGTTCGGTGAGGGCGTCTTGGTCGAGACGCTTTACACTATCTTTCGACACTCACCGAAAAGCGCTCCCAGACTAGGATTCGAACCTAGATTAGCGGGGTCAGAACCTGCCGTACTGCCATTATACTATCTGGGAATGTTTTTAACCTTGTATCCCGGAGTCGAACCGGGGCCGCATCAGGCAACGCCCGCTGGTCTGCCGTTGACGTATGTACAAGGTCTTTGCCCGAACTACCAGGCGCGAGGAAGCGCGTCCCCACGATGCCGACTTGGTTACTGTCGCTATCTGTCCCCTCGGTGAGACTCGAACTCACATGCCCGTTCGGGCGGCGCATTTTGAGTGCGCTGCGTATGCCATTTCGCCACAAGGGGGGTGACTCTAGGGTTTGAGTCGGCTTGTTGCCAGCGTCTCCCCCTAGAGGTGTTTTGTCCAGTGCTTCTAGTATATGGCGTTATCGTTCGCCTGTCAACTCTAACGACGCGTGCCGCGCGCCACACTTTAATAGCTGCGGCAGGAGCGGCGTTTACTAGCGCAACTCCGCGAGCGCCGCCGGTTTAGTTCTCGGTGTCGATCTGTTCGATCTGGTCGAGGAGGCCGGGGCGCATCTGGTCGGCCTGGTAGATGAGCCACATGGCGACCACGCGGTCAAACATCACCGCGTCACCAATGTTGCAGATAGTGTACCTTTGCGGGTTGCTGAAACGCCTGACAATATCCAGGGGTGATTCGCCCGCGCGCACGCTCAGGAGGTCTTGTTCCCTCGCGTCGGGTTTGACGCTGATGCTGATTCCCGCGTCGTCGCCCTCGCAAATGGTGCCGTCCTCTTGCAGCGTGTCTACGTCGATGCACTGGCCGTAAGGCGAGTATGAGACACGGTAGCCGTATTCTTCCACGAGGCTCAGGAACGTCTCTGCCTCGTGGGCGATGTTCGCTACGTCGCCCCATTCGCGGCTTGTCGCGTGGGACTGCTCAAATGCGCCGATAAGGTGGGAGGGGTCGTGCCTCATGCGCTCGCCTGTTTTGCGGCACTCGCGCACGAAAGCCTGAATGTCGCCGTCTGTGATGGCGGTTGCGGTCATTACTGTTTCTCTTTCTTTCTCTCGCGTATTTCCTTGCCGACGGTTGACGCGTAGGCGGTTGCAGACTCGCCCCCACACGGTATCACGCGAGGGGCGAGTCCGCCAGGCGGCGTTTACGTCCGGGTTCTTGACGGTTAGTTGCCGACAATAAGCCCGTCCCAGTAGCCGCACGCGTTCAACAGCGGACCAGCGAAGTACAGCCACTCCGGGTAGTCGAGCGTGGGAGCGCCGGTCACGTCCTGGATGATGAGGCCCGCACTCTGCGCCCACTCGCGGTCAAGGATACCACTGTCAGCGAGGATGGTCCTCATCTTTGTGATTTTCTTGGTTTCGCGGCGCATAGGCTCCATGTCGCCGCGCAGGATAGCGTTCTTCACGACCGGGCGCAGGCGCTTAGCACGCACGTACCAGTCACTCTTGATCTTTGCCATACGCCCGTCGCCGTAGGCGACGACGTAGCCTTCCATGAGGTCGCGTGACGCGTTGCGGGCGCTGCGCTGGATAAGGTATTCAAGCTCGTCGGCGGTCTCCCAGTTCCACCCGTATGTGAAGGTGGTTGACCGTGCGACCGGCATGGACGGGTCCACGGCGCGGATGGTCGTGAACGCCGCGTCGAACGGTACGGGCGTGTAGTCTGAGCCGTTGATGATGAAGTCGAGGAACACCATCTTTTCGTCGCTGTAGTGAACCATGTGCGGGTCGCGCTTACTGATGCACTCAAAGGTTGCCGACATGTTGTTGTCGGCGAGGACGCGGCGCAGGCGCTCGCAGCCAGCGTCGCCGATCTGTGCGCGCAGGATGCGCTCAGCCTCCATCGAGTAGGCGGTGACGCCACTCTTGGACAGGACCGTCAGGTTCCCGTTAATGCACGAGACGATAGCGAGGAAGCCATTGAGCTTGTGTCGCAGTGTCACGTGCGGGTTATCTGACGTGGGCGCTGCTTCGACGGCCGCTTCTGCGAGGTCTCGGATAGACGCGGGGCCTCCGTCCTGTCCGACGTTGAAGAACTTGTCGTAGCCGCGCGCCACGACAGCACCCGTGTTCTTGTCGAGGAACAGGCCGCGAGCGCGGATTGTCTGCTCGTCCCACGCGCCCTTGTAGAACGCTTTGCGCGTGAAGTTGCACGCGACGACGCCAGGCACGCCGGACTCTTTGACGCGAACCAGGTCATTATTCAGCATGTCGTTGAGGAGGTTTGTGTTGTTGGTCATTGTGTTTCTCCTTTTTGCCTGTGGATGCGCTGCTGCGCGTGGTGTTTCTTTCTGTCTACACGTCATTGTAGCATAACGCGAGCGTGGGAGTAACGTTGAAGCCCCGCACGGTGGGCGCGTGTGCGCCATTGTTTCCGTGCGGGGCTTCGCGTGTGGCACGCCGGGCGGGACTCGAACTCGCATCCAACGGTTTTGGAGACCGCGACTCTACCAATTAAGCTACCGGCGTAGTGCGCGCTTCGCCAGTTGTAAGGCCTGACGGAGCGCGCGTTTTGTGGGCCGTTATCCGCCAGTTTGTATCCTGGCGGCGAACCACAGTGAAACAATATCACGAACAGCGCACGCCCGTCAAGAGGGAAGCAAAAATGTGTGAGCGGCGAAGCTATTCAGGTCGTGTGAGTTAGTGTCGGCGCGTAACATTCGCTTGCGCCACCACTATAACGATAAAAGCATTGGCGGGAAATAGGAGAGGTGACCGTGTATGACGAATCCGACTGGGCCGTTGTTGGCGGCGTGGGTGAATGGTGAGAAGATCGCGTGGTGTGACGGCGTGTTCCAGGGTGACAAGGAAGTGTGCGCGTATGTGCGCCGTATGGTGAAGCGGGGCGCTGTCGTGGAGGCTCCGTGCGGCCTCGTGGAATGTGACGGCACGATGCTGGGGGCGCTTGCCGCCATCTGGTCGTACAGTCCCGGTAGGCTACGGGTTGTTGCCTGCCCCGAGCGCGTCTACCCGTTTTTCCATACGCCACCCACGGCGGAAAGCCGCGAGCGGGAAGATGGCGTAACCGTGGGTACTGGCGTTGGGCTTGGTATCCCTGACGGGTGGGAGCCTGTCGGCGGCATGTTTACGGGTGGCGTTTTCGCGGACGGTGTAATCGTAGACGACAGTGATACGTTGACAGAGGAAGGGGAGTGACGACGGCATGTGTAGGAGTAAGGCGGACGGCGGGCGGTTGTGCCCGTGTCAGTCGAGTGCGCGTAGGAGCGCCAAATACAAGGCCAGGAAAGCGGCCGTGGAGTTGGGAGACACGCCTACCATTGGTGCGCGCAACGTGAGCGACGCGCCGTCGGGAGCGTTCCCCGAGGGTATGCCTGTCCGCGAGTCGTTCGAGAAGCTGCGCGCAGGGTGGGACGCTGACGCAGCCAAGAGCGTTATCGACACGGTGAACTCTCTGACTGACGAGGAACTAGAGGGCGCGGCTGGTGACGCGCTCGTAGCCGCATACCCGGACATGATGAGTGCCATGCTGTCGGGTGAGAGTCTGCGGGGTTTGGATGGTGTGACGCGACGTGACGCGGTGCGCGCCGCCGTAGCTGTCGAGGTAGGGTGCGCTTTGGCCGCTGAGGCGGACAAGGATGCTGACCTTGCGCGTGCGCGCGAACAGCTTGCCGACGCCAAAATGCGAGAAGAGGCTACCGGCGCGGAACTCAAGCGACTGTCCGACAAGATCGCTGACCTGAGTGAGCAAAGCGACCTGGCGCGCGACAACAGGGAGTGGGGGAAGCGCAGCGAGCTGTTCTCTCAGATGGAGGAGCTGAAAGCTGAGCGTGAGCGCTTGCGCGGCCGGTGGTGGGAAGCGGCGCGTGAGGAGGCCGCGGCTATGACCGACGTGTCGAAAGCCCGCCAGGAATCGTACACGCGCCTGCTCGCCCAGGTGCGGCCCGTGGGCGGCGGTTTTGACGCGAAAACGGCGTTTGCGCCGAGGAGTAGTGTCGCCGGTAAGAAGATCGTACAGGCTGTGTCTCGCCTGTACCCGACAGACTGGAACCGTGCGTTTAGTGACCCTGCGAATAATCGGGTGAAAGTCGCGCTGGTGAAGGATGCGATGGGCGTGACGCTTGGCGAGTACGGGTTTTATCAGCATCGGGACATGTTGTATAGTGACGGGTCGGTCGGTGCGCGCCTACAAGTCGTCGCGGGGGTAGGCGAGGAAGATACGGAGCTTAGAGTGTGTCATGAGATGATGCACCGGATGGAGCGCACGGTTCCCGGCCTGGTGGGCGCGGAGCAGGCGTTTTTGCGGTACCGCGCACGGGGTGCTGACTGTGCCCCGCTGTCTGCCGTTTACGTGGGGGAGGGAGCGCCGGAAGGGTATGCTGATTCTTTCCCGAGGGCTTATAGTGGCCGCATTTACGACACGCCACACCCTTACGCGTTCGAGGTGATGAGCGTGGGCGTGGAGCACGTGTTCTACGGGAACACTGGCGACTTGTCCGGCGAGGATGACCGTGAGGGCGCGCCGTCGTCGGCTGACCGCGAGTATCGTGGTTTCGTGTTGGGCGCGCTCGCGTCACTGTGAGAGGAAACGGGACAATATGGGGCGGGTGGCGACTCGTGTGCCGCCCGCCCCTCTCTTTGTTGATTGAGTTGTCTGGTTTTGTGAGGTTTTGCGCGCCAGGCAAGGGCGGTGTTAGTGTTCGTCATGTCAAGAGACGTTAACAGCGATGACCGGCGCACGAAAGCGCGCTTGTCTCGCAAGAGAAGCAAGAGAGGGTGTGGCTGATTGTGGCTACCGTGAAGAATGAGAAGAAAGAAGCGCTGCCCGGCGACGCTCAGACCAGCGGCGAAAACGTTGATTCCGCTGAGGCGAAGGGCAGGCTGGCGGCTACTATGATCGCTGAGCGTTTGCCCGCCGACTTGGAGCCTACCGTCGTAGAAGGTGCTGGGGTGTTCGAGGTTCGGTCGAAGGCGGGGCGCACGCTCGCATTGGTGGAGTGTCACCCGATGATGCTGCACGCGGACCTTGGCGGCGAGTACGCGCACGCTATGGCGGTGCGTCAGGTGGCGTATGATTTGGGTGTGTCGTTCGCGTGCATGGACCGACTGTGACCGTGGAGAACACTGGCGTGGTGGTGGCTCGTGTGCCGCCGTCGTGGAATGAGACTTTCATGCAGTTGGCGCGCGTGTACGCCGAGCGGAGTAAAGACCCTGGCACGCAGGTCGGTGCGGTGATCGCAGGAGCCGACCATCGTCAGTTGTCGGCTGGCTATAATGGGGAGCCGAGGGGGTTCACGGGCTACGATATGCCGTGGGCGCGCGAGAGCGAGCGCGGCGAGTTGGACACGAAGTACCCGTATGTGGTTCACGCTGAGGAGAACGCGGTGCTGAACTACAGGGGCGTAATGCGTGACATGGAGGGTGCGACCGTGTACGTGACGCACTACCCGTGCAACAAATGTGCGCGTATCCTCGCCCAGGTGGGGATAAAGCGTGTCGTGTACGAGCACGTGTGGGATGATGGGTTGAGGGCTGCGGCGGACGATATTTTTACTCACGCAAATATTACCGTGGAACAGTATGCGGGCGCGTGAGTTGTTGTAGTTTTGGTTTGCTTTGGTTTGATATTTTGTTGTTGTAGGGAAGAAGGGGGCGAGTGTGGTGTTTGAGGCCGTCAAGATCGCGCTTGACCCTACTCCCGCGCAGGAGCGGCTGCTCCTATCGCACGCTGGCGGCGCACGGTTTGCGTATAACGCGGGTCTCGCGCACGTGAAGGCTGCGCTTGATGCTGGTGAGAAGCCGGAGCGGTCTTTCTACTCGTTGCGTAAGTGGTGGAACGCCAACAAGGACACTATCGCTGTCGGTGAGGATGGTGTGATCTGGTGGGCTGAGAACTCCAAGGAAGCGTACAGCTATGGGTTGGAGTCTCTGGCGAAGGGGTTGTCCAACTGGTCGAAGAGTCGCCGGGGTGACCGCAAAGGCCGCCGGGTGGGGTTCCCGAAGTTTAAGGCGAAAGACAAAGCTACGCCGAGGTTTGCGTACACGGCTGGCGGTTTTGGTCTGATTGACGGTGACCCGAAGGCGTTAAAGCTGCCGCGTATTGGCAGGGTTCACTGCATGGAGGATGTCGCAAAGCGAGTGGGTGGCGCGAAGGTTTTGCGTATGACCATTTCGCAGCGGGCGGGGCGTTGGTACGCGTCGCTTGCCGTGGAGCGCGAGGATAAGCCGGTAGCGAATCCGCCGAAGGGCGGGGCGGTCGGCGTTGATTTGGGTGTGAAGCGTCTCGCTACCCTGTCGGATGGCACCGTTGTTGAAAACCCGCGTTACCTGAAAAAGTCGGAGCGGAAGCTAAAGAAAGCGCAGCAGGCGTTGAGCCGGAAAGCCAAAGGCTCGAAGCGTCGCGACAAGGCTCGTGAGAAGGTTGCGAATCTCCACGCTCATGTGGCGAACCAGCGTAGCGACGCATTGCACAAGCTCACCACGTGGCTCGCGTGCAAGTACTCGGAGATCAGTATCGAGGACCTACACGTGGCGGGTATGGTGAAAAACCATCACCTCGCAAAGGCCGTGTCGGATGCCGCTTTCGGTGAGTTTCGCCGACAGCTGGAATACAAGACTGCACGCAGCGGCGCGGCGCTGCACGTGGTGGACCGCTGGTACCGTAGTAGCAAAACATGCTCGAAGTGTGGGAGTGTGAAAGCCAAGCTCTCCCTGTCCGAGCGAACATATAAATGCGACAATTGCGGCCTCACAATGGACCGTGACTTGAACGCGGCTATCAATATTCTGGTCGCCGGGAGTGCCCCGGAGACTCTAAACGCGCATGGAGAGACAGTAAGACGGGGCGGCCAGATCGGCCGTGCAACGCGAGTCTCTGTGAAGTGCGAACCAAGCGTGCGCGAAAGTGCTGTGAGACTTGGAGCGGGTGGCCGTAAGGGCACCCTGCAAGCTACAGTAAGATAGTTTGTAACGGATGATGGTTTGCGTCCGGTTTCTGAGAAGATTATGCGGATGGCGGGCATCAGCGTTGAGCGACACTGTCATTAAGTGACCATGTCGTAGAAGTAGGTGGCTATTTGTGATCGGGTTTTACTGTTGAGAGAATTGGAGTGTGGGCTGTTGGGTTCGTTTGTTGTTGACAAGAATTATGACATGCAGGGGATGGTGCGCGAGTTTTACCACCGTTTCGAGCAGGATGAGTTTGTTGCCCCTGCTGGTGAGACGGCGAGCGTTGATCGCATGGGTGCAGGCCGCGTGGCATTGCGCACCGATTTGATTGGTGAGGAGTTCATCGAGTTGGTGGACGCGACTTACGGCGTGGAGGCTGGTAACGTGTTGCGTGGCGCGTTGGAGCGCGTGCGTAGTGAGAACGGGTATGAGGCTCGAAGTGTGGATACGGTTGAGGTGGCGGACGCGTTGGCTGACATCATGTACCTGGTGTGGGGGTTCGCCTTGGAGGCCGGTATCCCGCTGATGGACGTGTTCAGGGAGGTTCACGCCTCTAACATGAGTAAGCTCGGCGAGGACGGCAAGCCCATTATTTCTGATGGGACGATGCTCAGGTCTGACGGGTCGCCTGCGCCCGTTGGTAAGTTAATGAAAGGGCCTGGGTTTTTCCCGCCGGACATTAAGGGCGTGCTCGGCGTGTAGGCGCTGGTGCCCGTGACAGCGGGTACGTCTACTGTCGGGTGGAGTGGTTTCTTGCGCGCTATTGGGTGGCGTTAGGGTTTCCTGGCGCCGCTCCTCTTTTTGTGGGCGGTGTGACTTTCTTGAAGGGGTTGGTGTGGTTATGGCTGTCGTACATAAAACGCATTTTAACGTGCTGTACGGTAAACCATTGAAGTGTGTGGCGAAAACGGCGTCGTCGTGTCCGATTAACGTGGTGGCGTTGCGGCAGGGTTTGCCGAGCGTTCACTTTGTGGACCAGGATGCGGCGAACAAGTACATGGAGAAGTACCATGATAGTACCCGCCGGTATATGACGAAGGAAGCGTACCGGAGGAACCGTCGTCACCGGCCGGACTTGAAAACGACGAACGACGCGTTGGCCGCTTACGGCTTGTCGGCCGCTGACACGGGCTTCACTGATCGTGACGTGCAGTTCGCTACCGCTCGTTGCGATGAGCCGTTGACGCTGGACGTTGAGGGTGTTGATGGCGCGCCGTTGTCTACGTTCGACCCGGAGAGGGCCGCTAAGTCGCATATTGCGGCGATGGCGTCTGCTGCGAACCGCAACAACAAGTACCAGCTGCAGAAGTTGAAGCACGCGGAAATGCTGCCCGCTTCAACGGTCGTGAATAAGCAGACGGGTGAGGTCGTGGACGCGGGCGAGATCGTGGATGCCGCTATGTTGCGTATTCATGAGGAGAAGAACCGCGAGCACGCGCAGAACGTGTTGAATACGCTGGCCGCTTACAAGGAGTTCCCGAACGATTGGAGCGACAAGTTCACGAGCCTTGACGGCACGGTGACAGTGAGCGCTAAAGTGGTGCCCAACCAGTTCCACGAGGGCGCGTACGCGAGTATGAGTGAGGAGATGCGCGCCGCCTGTGAGGTGGAGGAGGCGACCATTGACTACGATAAGCTCGATAAGCTGATTGAGGAGCGGCCTGAGCTGCGTGATCTCGTGTACACGGGTGACACGTATGTGGTGGAGAGCGTGATCGGTCAGCCTACGGAGGTTGGTCAGAGTGACGCGCTGATTTCTAGTTCGTTCGCGGGCAATAAGGCGAAGCTCACCGAGAACGCGAGTAATGTTCTTGCTGGTATGGCGTCTTTCCGTCAGCGGTCGCAGGCTCAGTTGTTTGGTGAGGCGATTGTGGATGAGGAGACCGGCGAGGTGAAGGGGCGCCTGTTGGGGACGAAGAAGCGCGCGAAGGACCGTGAGGACGTGCTCAAAGATAAGGCGAAGAATCTTGCTGGCGCGTTGGATGTTCGCGGTCACACGGGCGCACTGTTCATTCCGGGTAAGGAGCGTGGTAGCGGCGTGCTCGTGTCGAATCGGCGTAACCGTAAGCGCGCGGACACGCTGCGTCGTGAGCTTCCGGGTGACGTGTTGCGTGAGGTGTTGACGGCGACGAAGCGCGTTCCCAGCGAGGAGCGTGCGCGTAAGGCTGGCTGGTCGGAGGCGGATATTCAGCGCGTGTTCCATGCTCGTAAGGTGCAGGTGACGGTGCGTGATAATGCGAAGGCGATTGAGCGTAAGAACGCGGAGGTGATGGAGCGCTTGGGTTTGGCGGCCTGACGTGTCTTGCGCCGTCTGGTCGCGCGCGGCGGCAAGCCCCCCTTTTTGTTTCCTTGGGGCTTGCCGCCGCGCCTTGTGTTTTCCGCGTGATTCCGGGGTTTCTGCGGTTTTGCGGGTGGGGCTTTTAATATGTGTCAGTGAAGGCCCCGAACAGGGGCGAGAGGTTCCCCGCAAGTGTGAAGGATGGGTTTTGTTATGGCCACTGTTAATGGGATGACTACTGTTGATGACGTGTTCGAGTATCAGCCGCCGCGTATCGTATTCGAGGAAGCGTCGGATGAGGTGACCGCCAGTATCCCTGACGAGTGTGTGGAGTTCATGGATGGTGTGCGTCGTAGCATGCGCGAGCAGGGTAACCCGAATCCCGTGTTCGGTTTCAACGAGCATGGCGCACTGTTCCGTATGGCGGACGGCGATGACGCGGACTGGTTCCTGCTGACCGGCGAGTACCGTGATAACGGCGACGGCACTGTTGATGTGAGCAAGTACGTGGTCGCCGTGAATGGTAAGACCGTGTATGAGACCGGCTATGAGGTTGACGGCGAGAACATTAACCGGGCGTGGGGTGAGGCGATGGACGCGTTCATGGCTACGCTGGGTATCCCCAAGGTGAAGTAAGCTCGAATAGGGTCGTTTCGGCTTGCCCGGTGGCGGTGCGCTCGCTCTCGCGGTTACGTGGGGTGAGCGCACTGCTTTTTGCATCTCTGGCTATGGCCGTAATGGGGGTGCGATGCCTCTTTGCCCGGGGCGAGAACGTGTGACCTTGGTCTCTTTCGCAGCGTTTTGGGTTCCACTGTTGCGTTGTTTGCGCTTACCGTGCTATTGTCGTTCTCGAGTGGTTTTCTTATTCAAGAAGGAAAAATAACCTGAAAGCGGTTCTCACACCACCCGGTTTTCCGGTCGAGAATCGTTTTCCAGGGCACCCCGCCACGTGGACGCTTTGGAGCGAGGATGGCTGCCGCCAGATGGGACTGCGCGCCTACCTCCTGCCACGTTGGCGGGGTGTTTCTGTATTCAATTGTGGTGTTTTGACATCGTTGTCACCTGCGACTACTATGTTGTGTATGAAGCTGATTACTGCGTCCTTGAAGTATTTTCGAGGCATTACAGACAAGACGTTCACGCCCGCAATCGACGGCATTACCGCTATCGTGGGCGAGAACGGGACCGGCAAGACGAGTATCCTTGCCGGTGTCTCGTGGTGCCTGTACGGTGAGAAGCCGGAGGGCGTGAAGCGCGCGGACGCGCTCATTAACGAGAAGGCTGACTACAAGGCTGGCGACCGCACGCAAGTCACGTGCGTGATTATTGCGGGCGATGGCCGTTTGCTGCGCGTTAACAGGCGCATCACGACACGCAAGGGTGCGACCGAGGTGGACCTGTGGCAGCGCCCAGCCGCCGACTACGACGGCACCAATGGTGGCACGCTGCTCGCTGACGCGGACGGGTGGGAGCACATGGCCGGTCCTGCCGTGTCGCACGCTAATCCGGTGATCGTTCGCGCGCTCGGCATGGATAGCCGCCAGTATTTCGCGGCCGTCCACGTCCAGCAGAAGCAGGTGGATGACCTGATCCGTGACCGTAAGCGCGGCGAGGTCATCGAGCAGCAGACGGGTATCACCGCGCTCACGGTGGCGCGCGATAAGGCGCGCGAGGAAGTGAACGCGCTGAAACGTTCGAGCCGCGACCTGCATGTGGATAAGCGGGCCGTGAAGGACGCGGAGAAAGCAGCGAAAGACGCGAAAGCGGACGTGGAGAAGCTGCGCTCACGTGTCGCTAAGGGCGAGGCGAAAACGGGTGACGCGCGCGACAAGTACGAGAAGGCGCGCACGGCGTTTGAGGAGAAAAGCGCGGCATACACTGCCGGGCAGGAGAGGCGCGCCCGCAAGGCTGCTCTCACTGAGCGCATCGAGGGCGCGAAAGCCCGCATCAGCGCGTTGGAGGGGGAGAAACGGGAGCTGATGGGGCGCGTCGGCGCGCACACAGGGGGCGTGAGCGTGGAGGACGCGAAAAACAGTCTCGCTAGTGCCCGCGACGCTCTGGATGCTGCGCGAGACCGTGAGCGCGCCGCGTCCGCTCTCGTGGAAGAAGCCAGGTCGGCAGGGGAGCGTCTACAGGATGCGCTCACCGGAGGCGACGGGGAGGCGCTGACCGAGGTGGCGCTTGCGGAAACAGCAGCGTCGCTGTCGGCGGACGTGGAAAAGCTACAGCGCGAGTTCGATACTCTGCGCGACCAGTGTGTCGCTGTGCGCGCCGACCGTGACAGGTTGTTGAAGGCGTCGGACATGCTGCGCGGCAATAGTGGGGACGCGCACGTGTGCCCGACGTGCCAGCAGGATGTGGAGGACGCGAAAGCGCTCGCCGACTCGCTGACGTTGCAGGCGCAGGAAGCGAACGAGAAGTCGGAACAGCTAGAGGCCGAGGGTGCGCGTGTGCGTGACGCTCTGAACGCTGTCCAGGCGCGGCTTGTTGCGGTGCGCGCTCGACTGGCGACTGTGGGCGAGTGTGCGCCTGTGGCTGGCCTGTTGGCCGAGCGTGAGAATGCTCTCGCCGACGCTGTGGACTCGGTGCGCGCTGCGAGCGTGGGCGTGGAGGCTGCGGACATGGTGTTGTCGTCCGCCGCCCAGTTCCAGGGCGTGCGCGCACAGTTGGATCGCGTGTCTGGTGAGATTCGTTCCCTGTTGTCCTCTATTGGTGAGGCTGATGCTGAGCTGGCGGCGTTGCCGAAGGGTGAGCGCATGGTGAGCGGCGAGACGGTGGATAATGCTCGCGAGCGCATGTTGTCGTGTCAGGCGACATTGAGCGAGTATGAGGGTTTGCTGGCGCAGTTGCGTGTGGATGAGGCGAACGCGTCTGGCGCTCTGAGTGTGCGTGAGAGTGAGCTTGCTGGCGTGCGGGCGCGCATGGCTCGTTACAGTGAGGCGTTGGAGGCTATCGAGGTCGCGTCGGGGGCGCTCGCCGTTGTTGAGGAGTACCGTGCTGAGCGCATTAGGACGGGTGTTCCGCTTGTGGCTGAGGCTGCGTCTCGTTTCCTTGCAGCGTGCACGGATGGGGCGTTTACTGGCTTGTCGTTGGACGAGAAGTACAACGTTTCTGTGACGACGGCTGACGGCGTGGTGCGCGAGTGTGGCGTGTTGTCTGGCGGCGAGTTGAGTGCGGCGGCTATGGCGTTGCGTATGGGGTTGGCTGAGGTTGCTGGCGGCGGCGGCATGATGGTGTTGGATGAGGTGCTAGTGTCTCAGGATGCGGCTCGTGCTGAGTTGATGTTGCAGGCTGTTAAGTCGTTGTCGGCGGGTCAGGTTGTGATGGTCGCTCATTCTCCTGTCGTGTTGGATGTCGCTGACGCGATTGTGGAGATGTGAACTACGGCGTTTCGTGATCTGTTCTGCCGTGAGGGGTGGCGTGCTTGTGTCCGGTTGTTTGCCGGGACGTGCGCCGCCCCTCTCTTTTTGTGTTTTCTTGTTGCGTCGCCTCGTGCGCGTTGGGCCGCCGTCTGTGTTTCTTTCCATTCGCCCGTGTTGCTTCTTCCGACTGTTACGTGTTTGCTGCCATTTACGCGTGTTATACTCCTTTTTGCGCTATTTTATGGTGGTTGACGGCGGTTTGTGTCCGTTTGTTGCCGTTCTTTTCTTGTTTTGTTGGATGATTCTTTTCGGGAGTGTTTTTGTGCGTAAGCAGGATGTGGTGAACGCTGTTGCGGCTCAGGTGACGATGACCCCTCGTGATGTGCGGGCTGTGTTGGCTGGTATTGACATGGTTGTTGGTGAGGCTGTGATGCGTGGCGAGGATGTGACGTTGGGGTTTGTGAAGTTTGAGCCGGTGACGCTCCCTCCGCGTGTTCAGCGGTTGCCTAGTGGGGAGTTGAAGGAGTTGGGGGAGAGGCGGCGCGTGAAGGCGAGGCCGTGTAAGAGTCTGCGTGATCGTGTGGCTGGCAACGAGGGTGAGTGACGCGTAGGCGGTTGCTTGCGTCTCTTGAGTGTGGTGGGGGTGCCCTGTTCGGCGTGGGCGGCCCCGCCATATTCTTTTCTCCCCTGCCCTCGGGGTTCCGGGTGCGCGTGAGGTTTTGGCGCTGGCGGCGCTGGCAGGCTATAGTTGCTGCTAAGTGTAAGAAAAGCGAGAGCGAGGGTGGCGCGGGTCGCCTTGTGTTGCTCCCTGGCGTTCACTGGCCGCGAGCGCGGCGAACGTCTGGTGAGCGCGCTTGGATGCCCGTTCTCGGTGTCGTTTCTGGCCGGTGCTTGTTTGAGAGGAGCTGTTTGAGGGGTGGCTGGTAAGAGGTTTTCTCAGGTGGTGCGCGTCCCGTGGGGCGGGAGCGTGTCGGATGCTGTGCGTGAGGGTTTCGGCGCTGGGTTGGCGGACGCTCAGGCGAAGCTGGGCGCTTTGCGGCCGTCTGATGTGGCTTTGGTGGAGCGTTATCATGATGCTATCGTGTGGTCGCGTCTGCGTGAGGTGTTCGTGAACGTGGATGATGGTGGGGCTGGCGTTCTGGTGGATTCGGGCGCGGACGCTGACGAGGACGCGTGCAGTCTGGTTGTCGGGTTGCCGTCCCGGTGGGAGGATTTGAGCGTGGAGCAGGGGAATATTCATGTGATGCACGGTCGCGCTAATAGGTGGGGGCTGTGCGGTGATCGTGAGGGCAGGGGCGTGCGTTTGGGGGACGCGCCTACTGCGTTGCTGGATTATGTGCGTCGGGTGAGCGCTACTGCCGTGTTTTATCAGGTGAAGTCGTTCCATGAATCGGTCATGTGATCTTGTCTTGTGTGCGCGAACGCGCGCTTGAGGCGGGTGCTTGTCGGTGTTGTTAGTGGGGTGTGTTTGTGCCGTCGAAGAGGGTGAAGCGGGAGAGTATTCCCGCGCACGTGGAGTTGCCGCAGCAAAACGGCAGTGACGCGGAGTTGTATGCGCGTAAGCCTGCACGTAACGAGGAAGAGATTATTGCCGCGATTACGAAGCGTTCCGGTATTGATAAGAGTATTGTGCGCGCTGTTGTGCGCTTGTATGGTGAGGAGATCGGCGCGGACTTGGTGAATCATGGGCGCGTACGCTTGTTTGGTGGCATGTTTAACGTGTCTGCGTCGCCTATTGCTACCAAGCAGGAGGGTCGTAAGTATTTCAACGGGGCGAGGGTGCCGGAGGGCGCGGACCCTGATGAGGTGTTTCCTCCTGATTCGTATGCGTTGTCTCATTCGTATAGGTTGCGGGTTGATTCTGGGTTGCAGTGTTTGCGCAATGCGCGCGTGTGGGGGGATGCGTCGTGGGATGTGCCTGTGACGGCTCGCACGTTGGGTCGTCTGCGTGATTTGGCTTATGCTGAGGGGTTGCGTCCGTCTCATTTGCGGTGGCCGCAGCGGCCTGCGGGCATGTCGGTTGGCGAGTATTTCGCGGCTTTGGGCGTCAATATTGACGAGTGGGAGTCTGCTCCGGGCGAGAATGGTGAGGAGTATTACGTGCGGTAGGGGGTGCGTGTTTGTGTTCCTGTTGTAGCCTGTTGTAGTTTCTGTTTACCGTGTATGCTATTGTGTATTGTAATTTACTGGAGCTTGGAGCAAAGGAGAAGGGGCGAGCGTGATGTTTGAGTCGGTCAAGGTTGCGCTGGACCCTACCCCGTCGCAAGAGCGTCGTCTTGCGTCTCACGCTGGCGCAGCTCGATTTGCGTACAACGCGGGTCTCGCCCATGTCAAGGAGGCCATTGACGCGGGCATGAAGCCTGAGTGGCATTTCTTTTCGTTAGCGAACTGGTGGAACGCGAACAAAAATGAACTGGCCGTTGATGCGGACGGCGAGACATGGTGGCAGGAGAACTCGGCGGAATCTTACTATCGCGCCCTGGAAGCTCTTGCGAAAGGCTTGTCTAACTGGTCGAAAAGCCGCCGAGGCGACAGGAAAGGCCGCAAGGTCGGCTTCCCGAAGTTCAAGGCGAAGGGGAGTGCTACTCCTAGGTTCGCTTATGGGACTGGCTGTTTTGGCCTCGTCAAAGGCGACCCGAAGGCGTTGAAGTTGCCTCGTATCGGCCGGGTTCATTGTATGGAGGATGTTGCGGCCCGCGTTGGCGACGCGAAAGTTAAGCGCATGACAGTTTCGCAGCGCGCAGGCCGCTGGTACGCTTCCCTCACGGTCGAACGGGAGGAACCGGAGGTGCGTGAAACGCCGAGGGGCGGGGCCGTTGGCGTTGATTTGGGTGTGAAAGTCCTCGCTACGCTTTCGGATGGCACCGTCATTTCTAACCCTCGTCATCTCGCGGCCAGCGAGAAGAAGTTGAAGAAAGCGCAGCAGGCATTGAGCCGGAAAACCAAAGGCTCGAACCGGCGCGCCAAGGCAAAAGCTAGGGTGGCGCGCCTCCACGCGCGTGTGGCAAACCAGCGCAGCGACACAATGCACAAGCTCACGACCCGGCTCACCCGCAAGTACTCGGGCATTAGTATTGAGGACTTGAATGTGGCCGGGATGGTGAAGAACCGTCACCTCGCTAAGGCCGTGAGTGACGCGTCGTTCGGCGAGTTGCGCCGACAGTTGGAATACAAGGCCGCCAGGACCGGCGTGCGACTGCATGTCGTGGACCGCTGGTACGCAAGTAGTAAGACGTGTTCGCGGTGTGGGAGTGTGAAAGCCAAACTCTCCCTGTCCGAGCGAACATACCGTTGTGACAGTTGCGGTCTTGTTTTGGACCGTGATCTGAACGCGGCAATAAACATTTGTGTCGCCGGGAGTGCCCCGGAGACGTTAAACGCGCATGGAGAGACAGTAAGACGGAGTGACCAGACTGGTCGTGCAACGCTAGTTTCTGTGAAGTGTGAACCAAGCAGCGGCGGAAGCCGTGTGAGTCTTGGAGCGGGCGACCGTAAGGGCGCCCTGCAAGCTACATCAAAGTAGTTTGCAACGGGTCCGGTAAGGGTGTGTCCTGCGAGCGTGGGCGCAGTGTTGTTGGCTTAATTGTTGGAGTGTGTGATGGTGTTTGTGTCTAACGTTGGGGGCGGTCGCGTGGTTCGTCGCGCGTTCGCCGCGTTGTGGTCCCTTGTGGCCGTCTTCGCCGTCGCCGTGCCGCTCCTCCTGCCGCGCGCGGCGCTTCCCGCGTGGGCTGACAACGACTCCCAGTCGGGCAGTGAGGAGCGCAGCGCACTGCAACAGCAGTGGAACGATTACGCGGTACAGTCTGGTGGTGAGGTGGATCAGCGTGCGACGCTGGAGAAGATGCGCGCCGACACGGACAGTAACAGTATCGGCTACGCTCTGGCCAGGCTCCTGTCGCCGCGTTACATGAACGCGACCCCGCTGTCGGCGAAGAACCCGCATGACGTGAACTGTGATGCTGGGGACGCGCGGAATGGGACGCTCACCTACCATAACTGTGACGTACCCAATATTGCGGGTGAGGCGCTACAGGACGCTTTCTCGTTTTTTGCGCCGTCCGGTATTATCGGCGGCGAAACGGCGTCGAATACGCTGAGTTTCCCGTCCCTGGGGTTGCCGAGTGACCTTCCGGGCGGCGGCGCTCCCGCCAACCCCGGTGAGCGTCAGGCGAAGTACACTGCCCTGGAATTGTACGGCTACAACCTACGGTACACGAGCTACGTGGGCGAGTGGGACCACATTAAAGTGCTGACGGCGGCGCGTAGTCTCAGTAACTATGGGTGGATGGACAAGATCAACCTGGGTGTGACCGCTGTCATTAACGGCGTGACGGGCGCAGTGTCCACGGCCACCAGTAACGCGGCGAAAGCGTTCAGTAAGGGGGACCTGATCGGCGGTATCGCGTCGTTCTACACGGGCTTGTTTTCTGGTGGGGCTGGCGCGAGCGCGAACACGCTGTTGGATGCGAGTGACCAGAACACGCTGGACTTGTACGCGTGGTATCGCGTCGGCTACGGGGCTACCTTGTACGGCGGGCGTGAGTTGACGACGGAGGAGATCGGTGCGCGCGGCCAGCAAATGCTGATCGACGCTATCAATGGTGGCCGCCCTGACGCGGCGAAAACGCCGGATGATCTCATGGCTATCCGTGACCTGCCTGCCATGCCCGCCGACGATATCGCATTGTGCATGGTCACGAAAACTGACGGTAGCGTGGAGGAGCGTCTGCACTCTGACGTGGCTCCCGGCCCGACGGAGGCGGCGTGTAAGGCTGAGCAGAAGAACGTTGACCGTAACAAGAAAGCGAAGTGGAGCGCGGACGGCAACGGGAAGAAGGAAACCCTCGCCGACTGGCGCGCACGCAACGGTAGCCTATTCAAGACGGCCGAAAAGTACGGTATCAGTATCCCGTACGACGCTGACGAATCCAAGCGCGCCGACACTATCAAGAACATGCAGGCCGGGTGGGCGGATAAGTGGCAGCAGGCGAACACCACGTACTTGGCTGGCGCGCAGGGCGAGAACAATAACAGGTTCGTGAGCGGCCTGCTCGCCTCGGCTGTGAAGAAAGCGGCGGCCGAGAACCCGGACGCGAACTATAATGCGCCGTGGAATCGTTTCGTGTGCACGGACGCTGACGGGCGCGACGTGTTGGATGCTGACGGGCGCACCGTGAACGTGTATAAGAGCGACGGGACGGTGAACCCGCAGTGTGGGCACGGCGTGCGCTCCCCCATCCAGAACGGCTTGTTCGGTAACGGATACCTGCCGTCCCAGGCCCAGCCGGTGGCTGATTCGCGCCTCATGTCGCCTGACGACGTGGTTGGTGTCCTGTTTGGGTTGCCGACCGCAGCTAACGCAATGGCTAACACGGGGCTGGCCGCGTCCGGTTTGGTGACGCGCGTGTCGAACGCTGCTATCGGCCTCGCCTACTCGCCTATTTTGGATTCGTTGAACGTGAGCGGCGTGATCGTGAAAACCGTGGAGATCATTAGGGATGGCTTGTATTTCCCGCTCCTCGTACTGTCTGCTCTCGTTGCCTTGTGCTACGCCCTGTTCCGTGGCCTGGTGACGGGCGCTGTCAGCGTGGTGAAAATGGCGCTCGTGACGCTTCTTGCCGCCGTGTTCGGTGCTACCCTGTTGGTGGCTCCTGCCGCCCTGGTGCGCGTGGTGGACTATTATCCGGCGAAAGCTGACGCCGCTATCACGAGCGTTATTCTGTCTACCGGCAACAGCGTGGACAATAATTTGTGTACCGCGTCGAACGGTAACGCCTCCCACGCTGCCGACAGCAGCGTCAACAGTTTGGGCGGGGACTGGCAGGCTTCTACGGCTGTGCGCACGCTCATGTGTGAGAATTGGCGGGCGTTCTATTTCGGCCCGTACGTGCAAGCCCAGTGGGGCGCGTCCTACGATGAGTTGTACGCGTACGGTTACGCGCCCGACGGCGGCGAGAGCCTGTCGAACACGAACACCGCCCTGGTGGGGGACGCGGCTGTGAACATGGGCGGCGGCGTCACCGAGCGTAACTGGGCGTTGTTCCAGGTGGATGCTATGGGGTCCGGCACAGCGTCCCACGAGGCCGCGTCCACTAGCGGCCGCGCCGTGAACCCTGACCTGTACAGGGTGGTGGACGCGCAGGCTGGCTTGCTGGGGTCCGGCTACGATTCGCGTCATTTCGCGGCGTGGAAGAGCGGCGGCTCACTGTCGTGGAGTGGCGTGTTCGCTCCCGTGGTCGCTATCGCGGGCAGCGTGACGGTCGTCGCTTATAGTGTCGCGAAGATCACGGTGACGTTTACGGCTGCTCTCATGCTGCTGCTGTTGCCGTTCATGCTGCTGGTTGCGTTGCATCCCACCGTCGGGTGGCGTAAGTTCACTATGTACGCGGGTAACGTCGCGGGTCTGATGATTCAGCGCGTCATCCTGGGTATGATGCTCGCGGTGATGCTGCGTATCCTCGTGACAGCCGGGAACAGTGGCGTGGGCGGCGGAGCGAGCATGCTGTTCGCGCTCATCGTGTGCGTCCTGTTCATGATGGAGCGACGCACTATCCTGAATGTGACGGGTGAGCTGGCAGCCGGTTTGGGCGGCGTGGGCGGCGTCGGAGCTGGGCTGGTGCGCGACCCGTTCCAGGTGCGCTCCACGGGCACCGGGTTTATCGCCAACAAGGCGCAGCAGGCGCGCGTCGCCGTAGTGTCCGCTGCGGGCGGTTTCGTTGCTGGCACGGTGAGCGCTCGCGGCGACGTGCGTGAAGGGCTACGCGAAGCCGGGAGCGCTATGAGCCGCGAAGGTAAGCAACTGTTCTTCCGTCAGCGCCGCCGTGGCTTCGCGGCCTTGCAGACCGCCGAGCAGGTGTCGTCGAGCGTGGGCGCCAAGTACCGTGAGGACGCCATGCAGGACAAGCATGTGCAGCATATTGTGGGCGACCAGTACAGGAAAACACGCGAATACCGGGAGTATGAGCAACTGCTGGACGCGTGGAATGAGCTGTCGGGGCGCGTGCTCGCTGACGGTGACGGCCAGTACAAGCTGGTTGACGGGGAGCGCCGCTACAGGCCGGAGCCGCCGAAGCGCTCGGATGTGCTCGCCGACCGGAGCGTGCGCCGCACGGTGATGTTGGCGGCGAAAGACCGCCGCAGCTACGTGGAGTCCCAGAACGCGGGTGTGGACGCGGTGCGCTCGAAGCTGGACAAGAACCGCGACACGATCCTGGTGGATGTGGACGCGGTTGCGTCCACTGCTGCGGCTATGCGCGCCCACAATGAGGCGCTGGACGGAGGTGGGCGCTTGTCGAAGGCGCGCATCCGCGAGGTTCTAGAGCAGTCTCGCGCAGATATTGCGCGCCTGGATGCTGAGCAGGACCGCTTGTTGGAGCGTGACGCGCAGCGTCAGGCTCGCGCCGAGGAGAGGGAAGCGAAGGGGCACAGGCAGCACGGGAAGTGGCGTGACGGCGACCTGCGCCCGGACGACGCTGGCAGCCAGTTGGATGATTGGCGCGCCCGTAAGCGGCATCGCGGTGACGACGGCGATTACGAGCGCGGCAGGCGGCACGGCGATTACGGTGACGATAATGAGGGTGATGACTGATGGCTACTGTTAGTGTTGGCGGCGCGCGCGCCCAGTGTGCGCGCCGCCCGCGCGTGCGCGTGATGGTGGGCGCGGCCGTGAGCGCGTTGTTGACCGTGGCGTTGGCGTGCTTGGTGGTGTTCGGGCAGGGGGCGTCCCCGCGCGCATTGGCTGACGACGATAAGCAGGATAGTTTGGGCGTGGTCGGTTGGGCGATGTGTAACTTGGTCCCCGGCGGCAACATTATCTATAACCTGGTCAGCACTGACGTGGTGCCGTACGAGCTGTTGTCGAAGAGCGCCGCCGCGTCCCTGGACCGCGTGGACGCTGGGATTAACAGTATGATCGCTTATTCTGGGCGCGATTTCGCTGAGGTGAACAGCCGCATCGTCGGCTACAACGTGTCCGCGTCCCCGAGGGCGGCGGACGCGGAGGCTCTGTCGTTTAATGGCGGCGAGCGGGTGACGCCGTATGAGCGTTTCGGCGTGTCCGGGTTGAAGTTGAGCGCCTACTACGGGGAGTGGAAGTACTACGAGTTTGACGCGTGTAAGGGCGAGGACCCGAAGGATTTGAAGGGTAGCGTGTTCTACCCTGGGCGTTTGGAGCCGAAAACCACGTATAGCGCGTTGTCTGCGTCCAAGGATGTGCGCTCTCAGGCGTATGACGCGTCTACCGTGTACAAGTGGGGCGTTGGTTTCGCTAACGGGGCCGCTAATTTCGTGTTCTTGTTGGCGAAGATCGTCGTGGGCGCGACGATTGCTCTCGTGGGTTTGTCGTTCGCTGACCCGGCGTCTGCGTTTGGTTTGTCGAGTGTGGTTGACGGTGATGGCGGCTTGTTTACGCGTCTCATGGAGGGCGTGTTTACGCCGCTGTCGGTGTTGGCTGTTGTTTTGAGTCTCATGGTGGCGTTGTGGGTGTTTGTGAAGTCGGGGAGCGTGCGCGCCGCCGCGCGGCTGGCTGTCCGCCCGTTCGTGATTTTGTTTGTTGCGGGCGCACTGTCGGCTGCTCCTGCCGTGGTGGTGTCTGCGCCGTCGAGGGTTGCGTCCCTGGTTCATGGCGTCGTGTTGTCTGGCGTGTCTGGGCGGTTTGAGTCTCAATCTACGATGTGCGGGGCTACGAAAACCAGCGTCGGCGGTGTGAGCGATGGGGAGAGCGTGGAGGCTGCGCTGACACGGGCGGGCGTGGACGCGTCGAACGCGGTGGGCTGCCAACTGTGGGAGCAGCTTCTCTTGCGCCCGTGGAGTGTCGCCCAGTACGGGGTGGACTACAACCACCTGTGGGCGAATGGGTACGCTCCCGAGAATGCTGTGGACGCTGAGGGTAAGAGCGTGGGTGAGTTGGGGAATGTGAATGATTCAATGGTGGGGGATGCTCCCGTGCCGTTGGGTGGCGGCGAGTTCACGCACAATTGGGCGTTGTTCCAGGTGAGCGCGCAGACGCGGGCGCACGCTCTTGTCGGTAAGGATGGGGTGGATCCGTTGCCGAGTTTGGCGGTGCAGACGGACTGGTATCGCGTGGTGGACGCGTTGTCGAATTATGAGGAGGAGCAGAGGAGCGAAACGCCGTCTGGTGCGAGCGCCGCTGTGACGTATACTGCTCCGAAGGATAATGCGCCGTCCCCGTATTGGCGCGCGTGGATTGGCCGCGACATGTTGGGGCGTTTGGGTACGGTGTTTTCGTCTCTGGTGGTCGCGTCTGTGGCCCTGTGTGCGCCTCTCATCCTCGCCTTGTCGAGTGTCGTGTTTGGTCTTGGTCTCGTCATGGTCATGTGCTTGTTGCCTTTGTTCCTGCTGTTTGGGTTGTGGAGCGGACCCGGGTGGCGCGCTTTGGGTCAGTGGTGGCGTCTACTGGTGAAGGTGTTCGCGTTCAAGCTGGGCGCTGGCCTGCTTCTGATTGTGGACCTGCTGTTTACCGGCTCGTTGTTGAACATGTTGGGCGAGTTGGGCTGGTGGACGACGATGGTGTTCCTCGTCGTTGTGGGGTTGGCTGTGTGGCTTGGCCGCCGCCGCTTGTATAACGTGCTGTTGTCTGCCTTGTCGTGGGGTGGAGCGACTGAGAGCGCCGTATTGTCTGGCCTGGCGGGTAGTATGCGCCGCGTTGGCGGTAGCGCGTTGGGTGTGGGCCGTAGCGCGGGTAACGTGGTGGCTGCCGGGGCTGCTGGGGCTGTGACGGCCCGCTCGTACGGGCGGAGCGCGAAGAGTGGTTTTTGGGATGGTGTGCGCGAGCAGGGGAAGCTGTTCGTGTACACGCGTCCCGGTTTGGAGACCGCTGTGGGCGTGTATGAGGACAGGGCTGCCAGGCGTGACGGGTTGGCGAAGTTCGCTGGGCGTTCGTGCGCGTCGTGCGGCGGGCCGCTGGTGGACAGTGAGGCTGAGGATGGTGTGGGCGTGTTTACGGGGGGCCGTCTCGCGTCCGGCGCGTACATTTGCCGCACGTGTTATGAGAGTAGCTTGTTTGACGAGTCCGACCCGGCGATGGCGGTGACGATCCGGTTTAACCAGGCGGCGGATGAGAAGTATGAGCAGGCGCGCCGTGATGAAGTACAGAACCTCGTGTATGAGGAGGATAAGCGCCTCATGGGGGACGGCTCGTCTGTGATGGATTCCGATGGTGTTGCGGAGGTTATCCGCAAGGTTGAGGCTGTGGGGCATCACCGGGCGGCGATGTCGGACGCGGACATGCGCAGCGCATTGTCGTTGTTGATGACAGCGTTTGAGTGCGAGGAGCGCGCTCACATGGAGCGCGCGGTGCATTGGGGCGGCGACTTTAAGCGGGCTGGCACCTTCCGGCTGCCTGCGGAGGTTGAGGCTTACGCGGATCGGGCGGCGTTGGACGTGTTGGCTTCTCAGGGCGAGTATGAGGCTGCGCGTGAGCTTGTCGCTGACGCTGTTATCGCTTATTATTCGGCGCGTACTGGCCGCGACTACCGGGCGGGTTTGCCTGTGACTGGCTCGTCGAGTAGTGAGATGTTGTTGGAGGATGCCGCGTTGGCGCGCAGCAGGGATCATGGTTTGAGTGATTTCGCGCGGTCGAATAAGCTTCGGGAGAAAACGCGGAAGAAGGGTGAGAGTGACGGCGACACGGAAGACACTGGCGGGGGTGAGTCCCCGGAAGGTGACGGCGACAATCGGGATGAGTCGGAGAGTGAGGGTAAGCGGTGAGTGAGTCTGTGGAGTGGGGTGATGTTCCCCCTGTGTCGTTTGCTGACTGGTTTGTGGTCGATTTTGCGCGTAGGCTCGCTCCGGCGGTGGGGTTGCGTCGCAGGTTGTGGGAGGAGAACCGGCGTCGCGCCCGTGAGGGCGGTGATCTTCTGCCGTCGCCCTTGTTGTTGCCGGTGGAGGTGCGTGGTGAGCCGTTGGATGTTGGGTTGTTGGAGGAGCGCTTCAATGCGGGCGATTTTTTGGGGGCGTGTGAGCTTCTTGTGGGCGCGTATGTTCCGGTGGCTGAGCGCATTGGCGGCTGTGCGGTGAGCGACGATTTAGTGTTGTCGTGGTGCGTGTTGGCCGCCGGGGGCGGCGGCGCGCCCGCCTAACATGCGCTTGTCCGCCGCGCGAGCAAAACACCCCCGCGTGGGCCTCTGTATGGGCCCATGCGGGGGTTTTGCGTCCCGGCGTGGGTGTTGACTCGTACGGGAGTGTTTGGGGCTGTTAAAACGGTTTCCAGTGTTCAGCTTGTATGCTGTTGCGTGTCCGCTTGCAGGCGTGTTATACTAGTTCTCGTCAACGATGATAAAGCGGGTGGACGCGACGGTCACCAACGGGGCGCCCCACCCAATGCCAGGAAGGAAAACGATCATGCGAATCTTTAACACGGAGGCCGAGGCGGAAGCGGCTCTCGGACGCAGCCTGGACGCCGCTCTCCCGGTCTATTCGCTTGCGGACGCTCGGGACACGGTTCGCGCCCTCCTTGGCCCCGAGTATGAGCGCGAGCACAGCGTCGCCGACACCGTGTCCGCTGTTTTCATTGCCGTCCATAGCACGCATGGGTACACATACTACCTGGTGGAGCGCGGCGCGCGCTTCTGGGATAAGGCGGTGCGTGCCGCCGCGTAAATGGGCGGCACGCATTTCTCGCCTATCCATCCGTTAGCGCCCGCCGCGCGTGGTCGCCTACACCCCTCTCTGGCGGCGATTGGACAAGCGCGACGGGCGCGTCGTATCCTGTCTACTAGACGGAAACCGCCCGACGCTAGGGCGCGCGGACGCGCCACTCGGCGAACAACTGTTGAGGGGCTGACGAGCGCCGCGCTACTGGCTCGCGAGCGGTTACGAGAGACAGTGGACGAGGGAGCTTTATTGTGCCTGTAAGCGGAGAACATGCGGGCGGGTCTCGCGCGGCGAAAACGGCGGCCGCCATGTTGGGGCTGCTCATGGCCTCGCTGCTCGCGTGGCAAACCTCGGCGAGCGTTCGCACGCTGAGTCGTTTCGGGGAGGACGCGTCGGGAGGGGAAGCGCAGTCCGAATCCCCGTACGAGAGCGTGCAAGGAAGCTCTGCTGCGAGCGATTGGCTGACAGGTTTCGCCGCGTCCCCTGACGGGGCTGATGGCTGGCAAGTCGGTGACGCGGGCGGCTACCCACCCGTGTTGGATGGTGTGTCGTGCGCCCCGACCGTGGGTAAGCTTGGTGTGCGTCCCATGTTGTACGCGTCCTCGCGTAGCGGCTCAGCGTATGTGAGTGCGTTCGTTTTTCCTCCCGGCTACGCCGCGTCTGCTTTCGACGCGCTTTCCGACGCTGTTTCTTCGTGCCTGGGCGGGGGCGAGTCTGGCGCGGGCGCGTCGAGCGTATGGTCTGGTGGCCAGTACGCCCTGTTCCAGTCTGGTAGCGTGGTTGTGGGCGCCTCTGGCGCTACGGATTGGCGTAGCGTGCGCGCCCGGGCGGAGTCTGCGCTTGTGGCTGGCGGTTGCGTGTCTTTGTCGGAGTCGGCTTCTGACGCGGCGCGCTCGCCGTATTACGATAAGGATGGGTTCACGGGGCTTATAGAGTCCCAGAGCGTTGGCCCATCTGTCGTGGACCCTGGTTCTAGTAGCGTGCGGCTGACTGTGCCCGCGCTCGCGTCTGCGTCTGTTGGCGAACCGGAGGGGCCGCTTCCTGCTGGGTTCCCGCAGCTTCCGCAGCGCCCGCAAGTAGTGGTGTCTGATGAGGCTGGCCTGGTTGATTTCTCGTCGGCGTGGCGCACGGTGTCTTACCGGGTGCCGGACGAGGACGGCCCGGGGTGTGGGTGGCGGTGGTTTGGTCAGGCCGCGCCCGACGTGGATGCTGACGCGTTGGCGGGCGAGCGCTCCCGTCTTGTGTCTTCTGCTCAGGGCGAGGCTGACGTGGCCGCGTCTGCTTTGTATCGTGATCGTAGTGCCGCACGTTGGCGTATGGTGTCGTCCGCTCAGGCTGTGGCTGGCGCGGGCGAGTACAATAAGCGTGTTAGCGAGGTGGATGCGGCCAGGCGTGCGCTCGCTGATGGGCGCGCCGCGTTTTATCCTGTGTGGGTGTCGTACGTGTCGGCGCATGATGCGTGGCGTGACAGGGTGGCTGCGCGTGAGGCGGCGTCAGCGAGGTGGGAGGCCGCCGTGTCTGCGTGCGCGGCTGGCAGCGCTCCGCCCGCGTCTCCTTCCCCGTCACCGTCTGGTTCTGCTCGCCCCGCTCCTTCCCCATCCCCGTCACCGTCTGGTTCTGCTCGCCCCGCTCCTTCCCCATCCCCGTCGCCCGCGCGCGTGGTGAAGACGAGGGCGCAGTGCGAACGTGAGATAGCGAAGCCTGCGGAGTTGAGCGCGGATGTGGGCGTGGAGCCGTCCGCGCCCGCTGTCCCCGACGGCGTAACTGTCCCGTTGTCATGGCCGCAGCCCCGATGATAGAGCTTGTAGAGAGGGTTTCATTGTGTCTAATCGAGTGAAGTGGAAGCCTGTTCGCGGCGACAAGTCTGAGAGCGGGAGTGTTTCGCGTACGCCCACGGGCGGTTCTGAGCGTGAGCGCGGTGGTGGTCGCGGGGTTCCGGCGTGGCTGTTTCTCGCCGCCCCGGTGGCGGTGGTTGCTGTCGTGTTGGCGTTCGCGTTCGTCTTGTGGGGTGGGCGTCCTAGCGTGCAGGAGGCGCAGTCTGGGCAGTCGATTGCCGCCAGTGGCGGTAATCGGGTGGCGGTAAATGATGGCGGCTTGTTGGGGTTTTATGGGCTGGTGCGTGACCGGCATCCGCAGGCGGGCGACACGCCGTCCGGGGACAATGGCGTGGACCATGAGAGTCAAGGCATGTGGGAGCGCGACACGCGCATGGATGGGCGCAGTGTGCGCGCGTGGCTGGACGGTGACGGCGTGCGTGTGGGCGTGGATGGGTGGCCGCGTTGGCTTGTGTTGCCGGGGTCTGGTTGGCGTAGCGTGCAGGAGTGCGCGCTGGCTGACGGTGCGAGCACTCTGTGTCCCGTGGCTGTGAGTGCTGATGGCTCTGTGACGGTGAGTGTGGTGCGCGGCGGTTTGGAGGGTGACTTGTTTGTTGCCGCCCAGAACACGCGTGTGGGCGTCGTTTCGTCTTCGTTTGCTGACGCTCGCGTGTTGGACGTGTTCTTGCTGGATGTTCCTGGCGGCGCCGATGATGGTGGCGTGTTGCATGTGGGTGTTGGTCTATTGTCTGATGGGATGATGGTTGTCGTGTCCGGCGCGGATGGGCGGGCTGTGGAGTCGGTGTTGTCGGAGTTGTCGTGGCAGTAGTGCCGCGCTGTTTCCTGTGGACTTGTTGAAGGGGTTTTGCTTGTGGTGACGCGTATTGTTGTGGGCGTGTTGTGCGCTCTTTTGTGTGGGTTTGCGGTGTCGTGTGTGCCCACCTTGTGGTCTGCTGCTCATTATCGGCTGTTTGTGAAGCGTAAGATCGAAAAAACCAAGCCAACGAAGGGCGAGGTGCCGCCGCCGAAAAAGAGTGACGTGTGGAAGCCGTACATTCGGTTCGCGCGCAGCGAGGATACGCGTCAGGTTGTTGTGCGGAAGGCGCGGGCGGCGGATGAGAAGAAGGGCCGTGAGGCGCGAGACCCGGTAACGTTGGATATTGAGTATAGGCGTTTGTGGCCGCTCGTTCAGGCTGGTTTCGCCGTGTTGGGCGCGGTTTTTGGCGCACTGTACATGTGGCTGCCTGTTGCTGCGCTCACGCTCGTTGGCGGGCCGCTGTTGCATCGTTTGATGGTGTCGAGCGTGAAGGCTATTGTGGATGGTCGCGAGCGGCTGCTGGTGCGCATGTTCGAGGTGTCATCCACTCGCCTCGGGTTGAAGAGCGGCGGCTTTAAGAATTACGGCGAGTGTATTGAGGTGTTGGCGTGGCGTGACCCGCTAAGGCCGAAAGAGATTAAGATTCAGTTGCCGCCCGCGTACTCGTTCGACCTGTATGCGGAGGAGGATTTTCTGCGCACGTTCAATGGGGCTTTCGGGCGCGAACTGGCGTGGGTGGAGAAGCCTGGTTTGGACGATGACACGAAGCGGCCGTTGGGGTGGAATCCTGATGAGGGGACGGTGACGATTACGAGCCTGCCGCCGCTTCCGATGATGGCACCGTTGCGTGTGGACCACATTTTGGGCGACGATATTCCGTGGACGTTCATCCCGCTCGGGTTGGGCGTGGAGGGCGGTGTGACGACTCATAACCCTCAGACGGGCGAGGAGGAGCATGTGATCGGGTATTCGTGGCATGATTCGGGCGCGAAAGAGAAGATGGCGCAGGGCGTGCAGATCAGCGAGTATGCGGCGAACGCTGCGCCGATGTGTTTGATTGCCGGGTCTACCGGGTCGGGTAAGGCCATCCCGGTGGATGAGGATGTGCTTGTTCTTGTGGACGGCCCGGAGCTGCGCGGCGGCGGCGTGGGCCGCGCTGACGGTGTTGGGTTGTATTCGCGGTCGTTGGGTGAGGGTCGGTTGACGGCGCGCGGGGCGGGGCACCCGGCTATGTCGGTGCCGGTGTATTTGTGGAAGAAGCGTCACCGCCGGTGACGTGCTATGATTGTCCGTCGTGCGCCTCGCGTTTGCGTAGCGCCGACCAGCGCGCTTGTGTTGCGTGGCGTGTGGCAACGATATTTAGATTAACATTTTAACAATAATGTGGCGGGGCGGCCCAGCGCCCGCCCCGCGAGAGACGAAGAGGAGAGAAGTTGGAGGAAAGCACCACCATGAATAGGTACGAGATCACCGTCTACTCGAAGCCGAGGTGTCCGCAGTGCGACGCGACCAAGCGCCTCCTGAACAAGATGGGCGCACCGTACGCGAAGGTGGACGTGACCGAGGATGATGTCGCCTATAGTTTCGTGAAGAGCCTGGGCTACCAGCAGGTTCCGGTCGTCGTTGTCCGCGACCGCCACGCCGGCACCGGCGAGGACGGGATGGGCGATAATGTTGTGGAGCACTGGTCTGGCTTCCGCCCCGACCGAATCAAGCGCGCGGCGGCGGCCGCACTCGACAACAACAAGTAAACACGCGCCACCCCGCAACAAAAGCGGGGCACAGTCAGAAGGCGGCGTTCGCTGAGGTTTTGACACCCGGCGAGCGCCGCCTTACTATCATCTGAGAAGCTAGGAAAGGCTCACCCGTCCGCGCTGCGAACAGGGTGGGGCAGGAGAAGGCGGAGAGGCTAAAGCGTGGAACATAATACTGCTCAGAGGATCAAGCTGGCGTTGCCGCTGGTGGACTATGTGCGCGCGCACGCGGCTGATTTGAAGCCGGGAACGCGCATTGAGGAGACTAGTCGCGGCCTGCGCATTAACTGTCAGAATCCCGCGCACGACGACCGTAATCCGTCGATGGACGTGTCCGAGCTAGAGAACAGGTTCCATTGCTGGTCGTGCGGGTTTTCCGGTGACCTCCTCACGCTCGTGCAGGTCCAGCGCGACGTGGACTTTTCTGAGGCGCTGCGTGACCTCGCCCGTGAAGCCGGTGTCGAGCTGTCGGGCGGCCACGATGATTCCCCTGACGCTCGCCTGCGTGCTCTGATGCGCGTCGCCGCCAGCTTTTACGCGCAGCGATACCATGAGCTGCCGGAAGATCACCCGGCGCGCCTGGCCGTTACCGGGCGCGGCCTGTCGGACGCGTGCCCGGGCGAAACCCGTGAGGGCGGCTCTTGGTATCCTGATTTCTCGTCGTCCGCTGACGGTGTTGTGTACGGGTATGCGCCGGGCGGTAATCGTCTCATGTCGTACCTGTTGAAGGCGCGCCCGTGGAAGGATGCTCCCGAGTTCACGCTGGCTGAGTTGCGTGACGCTGGCGTGGTGTCGTGCCGTAAGGGCGCGGACCCCGGGGATAGGGACGCGCATTTTGATATGTTCCGCGACCGGCTCGTGTTCACTATTACTGACGTTCATGGTCATCCGTTGGCTTTTAGCGCCCGTAAGTTGTCCGATTCGGACAAGATGGGCAAGTATGTGAACACGCGTGAGACGAGGCTGTTTTCTAAGCGCCATGAGCTGTATTGGTCGGCGCGCGGCCTGCGTGAAGCGTCGAAGGCGGGTCACGTGTTCGTGTGCGAGGGCCAGTTTGACGTGTCGGCGGCCGTGGAGGCTGGCGTCACCAATGTTGTCGCGTCGCTTGGGACGGCGTTTACGGGCGACCATGCGATGCTTGTGCGGCGGGCGGCCGGTGACGCGTGCCAGACGGTGTTCGTGTTTGATGGGGACGACGCGGGCCGTAGCGCGGCTGTGAAGGCGTTTGAGCGCGTGGAGCAGGTGCGCGGCGATGGCCGCGTGATCGTGTGCCCTGACGGGGTGGACCCGTGTGACGTGCTCGCCAGTGGCGGCGTGGACGGCGTGCGTAGCCTGTTTAATGTGGGCAAGAGCGTGCCGTTGGCGGTGTTTGTTGCGTCCGAGAAGATCAAGGGGTTTGACTTGTCGGACGCGGGGCAGCGTATGCGGGCGGCTCGCGTTGCCGCGTCCGTGTTGGCGCAGTGCCCCGGGGTTGCGCGTGACGTGCTCGCCGCCGACGTGGCGTCTCTCGTTGAGGTGAGCGAGGAGTCGATGCGTGAGCTTGCGTGCGAGAAGGCGTCGCTGGTTGACGGTCTTGTTGGGGGTTCTGTTGTTGATAGTACGCCGGTGCCGCGCGCGAGCGCCCGGATTGATGACGGTGTGGGCGCGGATTGTGAGTGGCTGCGGCATTGGCATGGCGTGAGCGTGGGCGTGCAGTTGCTTGTCCAGGCGTTCGCTGGCTTGTTTTATGCTCCGCCGTCCAGGGCTGATTACGGTGAGGAAGGGGACGCGGCCACCGTGGCGCTTGTGGGTGAGCGCGTGGAGTTGTTGCGTCGCCTTGCTGGCGAGTCGTCTACGCCCGCCCCGTTTGTGCGATTGCTTGGCGGTTTTCGCGCGCTGTGGGGGCGCGAGCGTGTCTTGTTGGATGATTTCGGGGAGTGCGCGGGCGTGATGGGTGTCGTGTTGGGGTTGTGTGAGTTTCCGGCTCCTGGCGTGGGCGAGTTGACGGACGCTGATTATGTGCGGGTGAGCGTGGTGGCGTTGCGTGAGTATTTCCGGCTGTTGGACGCGTCGGCTGGCGCGCGAGCGTGAGCGTGTGGGTCGCTTGTTTGCTCCGGGTTTTGGCGGCGCGGCGATCATCTATTGGTGTTCTGTTATTGCGGTCAAAAGTTGGTGTGTCTCCTGCGCGCGGCGTGGGGGCGGGGCGGTTTGCGAGGAGATTATTTGGTGAGCGAGAACGTTGACGAGGGCTACGCGCATGATGGCGTAGAGAATGAGAATGAGGCGGTTGAGCGCGCGTTCTTGTCGCGCGCAGGTCAGATTGCGGTCGCGTGCCTGCTGTTTTTCCCCGCGACGATTGCGGCGGTTGGTTTTCATTTCGTTGTGATGCGGTGGCTGCGTCAGAAGTGGACGGTCGCCGTCATGATCGCCGTGCTCTTGTCTGTTGGTTTCTTGTTTGGGTTGCGTGGCGTCGTTGACGGGTTGCAGGGCGCGGGGTTCGCGTACGATAGTGGCTCCTTCTGGTGGGGGCTGCTGTGGGTGTATGTGCTGGCTGGCGGCCTGGTGGGCGTGTGGGCTGGCATGGTCCCTTATCCGATGTTGCGTTACCAGTTGTGGGTGAGTCCGCATATCCGCGAGTTGAAGGGCGGCGCGGTGGATTGGAGGAGCCGTTTTTCGTATAGGCGCGCCCCGTGGGAAGCGATGAACCTGCGCGCCCGCGTGAAAGCGCTGAAAGCCGGGGAGGCCGCCGAGAACGGTAGCGTCCCGTTGGGTGTCGAGGAGCCGTTGAGTGATAATCCGTTGTCGAGTATTGACGCGGTTGTGTCTCGTACGCCCACTGAGGCGAACCTGGGTATGGTGATGACTGGCGGCACCGGCGCGGGAAAGACCACTGTGCTGAAAAGCATGGTGCACGCGGAAGTGTCAACGGGCAGTGTGAAGCATATCGCGTACGTGGACTTGAAGGGTGATAAGGCGCTGGCCGCTGACATTGCGCGCATGTGCCATGATAACGGCTACCGGTTCTATCATGTGAGCCAGGGCCGGTTGAACGAGTATGACATTCCGTTGTCGGATGGTATGTGCTCGTACGACCCGTTGGCGACCGGCGGCGTGCAGCGCGCGGGCACCGTGTTGAATCTGCGCGTGTGGACTGAGGAGTCCGACAAGTATCGTAGCGACATGCAGGAGTTTTTGAACGCCCTGTTCACGTTGTTTGATGTGGTGGACCCGAAGAATGTGCCGCTCGTGCGGTGGGATCGCGGCATGGTGCAGGCGGTGGAGGACGCGTGCAGTATTGACGCGTTCCGTCAGCTTGTGGATGCGGCGAAGGGCACGGACGCGTATGAGGCGGGCGTGAGCGTGTACCGGAAGTTGTCGAGGGGCGCTGATTTGGCGGCTCAGGCGAGCGCTGTTGCCGGTAAGATGCGCGCCTTATCGATGAGCGCGTTTGGTCCGCATTTGAGCGCTAACCCGTACGACTATCACATGATTGATATTGCGCGTGATACTGCGGATGATGCGCCGCCGTGCGTGATCTTGTTTACGGTGCCGTCTGGCGCGGATAAGGAGACGGCGCGTACGCTGGGGGCACTGTTTTTCAGTGATATGGCGCGCGTGATGGACCACAGGCAGCGTCATGGTGAGAAATCGCCGTTGAGCTTGTATTGTGACGAGTTCCAGGAGATTCCGATTACGTTCGTGACGCCGCTGTTGGAGAAGGGGCGTAGCGCGGGTTTGCGCACCACGTTGGCCGCTCAGTCGTTTTCGCATATTGTGACGGCTGCTCCCGGTAACGGTGAGGCGTATTTGACGACGGTGTGTGACACGATTGGGTCGTTCCTGGTGTGTTCTGGCGCTGGCGGCGATAGTGCGGAGCGTGTGGCTGGTATTGCCGGTAAGGGTAAGCGGGCGGCGTGGAGGCGGTCAAACGATAACCAGACGCACATGTTCTCGCTGAACTTCCTGAACCGGAAGAATCAGAATGTGACGGAGGACGCGGCGGAGGACTGGTTTACTCCTCCCGAATTGTTTACGCGCCTGGTGTCTCCGAAGCCGGAGAATGGGTTTAGGAGTGAGGCCGTGTATTTAGTGAAGGGTGGCGCTCCGGAGGGCGCTAGCTGGCGGGAGCGTCGCAGGCGTGAGGCTGGTTCTACTGGCGGCGTGTGGGTGCGTAAGGTGCGCCTTATCCCGCCCGATCAGGTGTTGGCTGACGCGTACAATACGGCGGACGCTGATCGGGCGTTGGAGGCTAATAGGGCGCGTTTTGAGGAGGTGCGCGCCGCTGTCGGCGGCCCGTATTCGTCTCCTGCTGTTGATGGCGTGTTGGACACGCCTGCGGGCGGCGGGAAGGGCGGTTCGTCTGGCCGTAAGCGTCGTGGTAAGCGTGGCGGTCGCTCGCACGGCGGCGCCCAGTCTCCCAGCAGCGCGCAGGCGGCTGGCGGCGGCGCTCCCGCTTCTGGTGGCGCGCCGGTGGTGGCGGCTGGAGTGGTCGGTTCTTCTGCGGCTGCTGGCAGTGCGCCTGGGTCTTACGCGCCCGGCGGCGGGCTTCCGGGTACGCGCCCGGCTGGTTCTCGGGGTGGCGCGCCTGCTTCTGCGCTTCCGGGCGTGCCGGCTGGCGGTTTGCCCGGTGTGCCGTCAGCTTCTTCGCCGGGCATCGTGGTGGAGGATTCCTCTCGGTCTCGTCGTGGCGTTGGTGGCGCGTCTGGTGCTTCCGCGTCGCATGATGCTGGCGGCGGTGATGGGGCTCCCACTGGCGTAGTGCCGGTTCGTCGCGGTTTGCGTCGGTAATAGACGAGTGGTATCAGTGGTCGGCATTTGAAGGGTGAGTTGTCATGGTAGTTCGTAAGGTGGCGCAGCGTATCCCGTTTAAGCCGTCTAAGACGCAGGCGGCGCTGTTGGAGCAGCGCTTCGGTGCTAGGCGTTTCGCGTACAACAAACAGGTCGAAGCGTTCAACGCGTACGATAAAGAGACTAATCCGCGCCCCACATATCCGAGCACAAAAGATATGAAGGCGGCTAACGGGTGGCTTCGGGATAGCCCTATTCCGTCGAGTGCGTTAAGTAACACCATCATGGACTTCCGTAAGGCGCAGTCCTCGTACTTCCGCAAAGCGCAGTATGAGAAGAATCGTCCCCGTTTCGCATCGAAGAATGATAAGGTTCAGTCGTTTCGCAACAGCTCGCCGATACGCCGCATGGAGGGTAATCGTTATCCGTTGTCTAGAAAGCTGGGGTCGGTGCGCATACGTCGGCGAGACAGGTTCCGCTACCCGATAGAATCATTGTCTAGCTGGACAGTGAAGCGCGAGAACGGCGTGTACTATCTGGTGCTCCTGTTCGATGTGGATGTCCAACCTAAGCCTCCGGTGAGTGGCGAGGTTGGTATCGACGTGGGTGTTAAAGACTTTCTCACTCTGTCTACGGGCGAGAAGATTAACTACCCTGATCGGCTTCACCAGTTGGAGGGGCGCGTTCGTTGGGAGCAGTGTAAGCTGTCTCGCAGGGTGAAGGGTTCGAGCAACTACCGCAAGCAGAAAGCGGTCGTAGCCAAGGCTTATGCGAAGGTGCGCTACTTCCGCGAAAACTTCCAGCACCAACTTTCTCACAAGCTGATAGAAGATAACCAATTCATTGGCATGGAGACGCTGGCGGTGCAGAATATGACGCGGAAGGCGAAGAAGGAGCTGGACGCAAACGGCAAGCCTATGCGTAACGGTCAGTCGGCCAAGCGCGTGATGAACCGTAACATCCTCCGCAATGGGTGGAGCAGTTTCGTGGACAAGCTCGCCTACAAGACGCAGTGGTATGGGCGGGCGTTCGTTCAGGTGGATAGGTTCTATCCGAGTTCTCGTCTCTGCCACAACTGCGGCTACAAGTACGACGAGTTGCGGCTGTCGGAGCGTGAGTGGGTGTGTGAGAGTTGTGGGGTGTCTCATGATCGGGACGTGAACGCCGCAATGAATATTTTGGGTGAGGCGCTGCGCATCAGCCAAACAGGGTAAGAGTGTCAAGCTGAACCGACCGACAATCGGGGATAGCCTGCTCAATATAGGAAGCCGCTGGGTTCTGGTTTAATGCCGGGGTTTAAGCAAGCCTAGTTCGCAGGAATCTCGTAGTGGAAGATATTACGGGAGTGTCAATGGTTGCGTTTGCTTTTGCTTCGTGTGGGCGGCGCGTGTGCGTGAAGGGGTTTGTTGATGGGTTTGGGTCGAGGTTTGGGCGCTCCTGGTGGCGTGGGGCGCGCAGGCGATGGCGATATTATCGCCGATAGCGCTCCTGTGGAGGCTTCTGGCGGGCTTTCGGGCGCCGACGGTACCGATACTGGTCCCGGCGGTTTTGAGGCTGCTGACGGCGTTTCTGACGCTCCCGTGGGGGTGTTGTCCCCTGGTGGGCGTCGTCGCCTGATTAGGGCGGCGCGTAAGAGCGCGAAGGCTGGCGGCGACTTGTCGGATATTGGCGGTTTTATTGACGGTAGGGGCCGCGTTCGTCCGCTGGATAAGCGGAAGGACCGTCAGCGGGGGTCTCGCGCGTTCGCGTGGGTGACGGTTTCTCTCATCGTCGCTGGTCTTGTTGGTGGTGGCGCGTATTTGGCTGTGAATAGGCCGTTGACGCGAGGGGATGTTCAGGGTCAGATTGACGCGTCGATTCATGAGACTGGCTTTCCGATGGAGCGCGGGGAGGCGTTTGCGCGCAGGTTCGCCGAGGCGTATGTGAGCGCTGACGGGTCAGAGACGAGTGAGAAAACCTTGTCGTATTTCTACACGGGCACGTTGGGTAAGTCCGCGAGCGTGACTGGCGCGTCGCTGTCGAGGCCGAAGGGTGGCTCGTATCGTCTGGTTGGCGACGTGAACGTGTTTGAGGTGTTGCCGCGTAGTGCTGATGTGAGCGTGTACAAGGTTCAGATGCTTGTGGTTGACCAGCAGGCGGACGGTGACGGGGCGGCGACCGTTAACCCGTCGCCGCATTGGTTGGCGTTGGAGGTGAGCGTGTATTATGACAAGGCGAAGGATATGTTGATGATTCCGTCTAATTCGCCGTCTCTGATTCCGGCTCCGGCTGTTGGCGCGTCGGCTGATGCTCCGGCGTACACTGACCCTGGTACGGGGCAGGCGTATGCGGGTAGTGAGGAGAGCGCTTTGCGTGGCGCGGTGTTTGGTTTCTTGGACGCTTATGGTAAGGCTTCTCCGGGTAATCATACTCTTCTTGATCAGTATGTGTCGCCTAACGCTGATGTGAGTATTTTCAATGGGTTTAATGGCGAGTTTGAGGTTGCTGGCGGCGCTGAGTCGAGTGTGGATGTGCGCCTTATTCAGGGCGAGGACGCGTCTCATGTTCGGGCGTTGGCGACTGTGAAGTGGTCGCAGGTTCAGGCTGGTTCTTCTGGCGCTGCTTCTGGTTCTGCGTCGTCTGTTAAGTCTGGTTCTTCCGCGTCTGGTGGCGTCGGGTCGTCGGCGGGTTCGCCTGTGTCTGGCGGGTCTGCTTCTGGTTACGCGTTTGAGTCGCAGTATGTTGTGGCTCTTGTGAAGGATGGGTCGCGGTGGGCTGTTGAGCGTTTTGAGCCGTTCCGTTTGAATCCTGCTGTTTCGTGATCTTTGTTGTTCTTGGTTTTGGTGTTGTCTGCTATTGGTTGATTGTCTGATAGCTTTTCTTGTGGAGGTTTTGTTATGTTTTCTGGTGTTGTTGCTGACGCTGTTTACAGGGCTGGTCCGGTTGAGACTGCTGCTGCGGCGGCTACGTCTACTACTGCGACGGTGTTTTATTCGTTCATTGTTTTGGCTTTTTTCCTGTGGGCGATTAAGGCCGTGTGGGGCGGTATTAAGGATGGTTCGGCGAAGAGCGTCGCTGTTAAGGTGATTACTGGTGCGCTTGTGATTATTCTTGTTGGCGGCATTGGCATGTGGCTGCGTAGTCAGGGCGGTGAGGGCTTTAGCCAGAAGGGCACTGAGTTTGTGAGGAACGTGACCGGCCAGTAAACGTGGGCCGCTGTCCAGGGGCGCGGGGGGTTCCTTACCGTGGTAGGGGGTTGTCCGCGCCCCGCTTGCGGCTATCTGTTTGTTTTTCTCTACTGTTCAATATGACAGGGTGCGGCGATGCCTCTCGGAACGCATCGTAGATCGATTGCTCGATTCCTTGAAGCGCCGGGGCGGAGATATTTGGTTGTGAGAACGAGATGATACCGATGATTGGTGACCGAACCCACATCTCTTCCTTCCATTTAAGTTATATCCTATAATCATTCTATAACTTGTCCCGTAGAAGAACACGAAAGGAGGGACACCAGTGGCAGCAAGAGCGGCGCGCACAAAGCCGATGGATGAATCAACACGTCTGGAAAAGAATCGACGTATCGCTCAGTCTCAGAAAGAGACTCGTGAGCGACGGAAGAATAAAGACATTCTCGTTCGCACAGTGAAGATTCAGCGCAATAAACTCTCTCGCGCCCAGCTGGAAGCCCTCGAAAGGCTGTTCCTCGAAGGAAAATGGCTCTATAACACTGCACTGGCTCACGGTCAGTTTGATGAAGAGTTCCGCAGGAGTCTCGACAATACGGTTGAGGTGAAACTTCCAACCGGCGAGATCGAACGCCGACAACTTACTGTCCTCGGCGGACAAATGCAGCAGGGTATCCTCACGCGCATGAGAGACAACCTCAAAGGGTTGAAGGTTCTCAAGGATCACGGTCGAAAAATCGGAGGTCTGAGGTTCATCTCAGAAATGACCTCGATTCCTCTCAAGCAGTTCGGAGGAACCCATAAGATTCGTGGCAGCAAGGTCAAGGTCTCCAATGTTCCGGGATGGATGAGAGCGAACGGACTCAACCAGTTCAATATGGAACATGACGACTTTGCCAACGCCGTCCTCATAAAGCGTGGTCATAACTTCTTCGTCGCCTTTACCGTGTACCGAGAGAAATCGGCACACAGTTCCTTGGCTACAAAGAAGTTTGTCCCGGATACAACCATCGGCTTAGATATGGGCATCTCAACCCATATCACGTTCTCTGACGGCTCCACCGTTAACGCAAGAGTCGAAGAACCAGACCGCCTCAAGCGACTGTCACGAAAACTCAGTCGCCAGCAGAAGGGGTCGAAGGCTTTTGCGGAGACAAAGCGGCACATCAGAGAAGAACACGAGAAGGTGGTCAATAGGAGAAATGACGCCGCGAACAAGGTCGCGAGTTGGATTCTCGGACATGAACACGTATTCATGCAAGACGAAAACATCTCGTCGTGGAGGCGGAGATCGAGCGTTGCACGAGGCTCCAGGGCAATCCAGTACGGGATTCTCGGGAGAGTGAAGGCGAAGCTCGTCGGTCATCCGCGAGTCACGGTTCTCAAGAGGAACGTGGCAACGACCGCGACGTGCGTCTGTGGCGTGAAAACGCCGCATGATCTCTCGCAGCGCGAGTTCGAGTGTCCGTCATGTGGGTACTCTGCTCCGCGAGATATTCATGCAGCGCGGAACATGTTTCTCCTAGCGACTCCCGAGAATATCAAAATCAATGGCTATGGAACGTAGCTAAACTCCTGTGGAGATGAATGTCAGACGAAGAGTAGGACAGGCATCGCCTTCCGGCTCTTCGCAGTTCGTCGACGAATCAGGAAGCGGTGACATCTTTATTGTCGCCGTAGTTCACTGTCGTATTGTTTGAGCCGTGCCGCCCGGCGTGCGTGAAGGGATTGTTGTTGTGGAGTTTGAGATTCCGGCTAGGGGCTTGTCTGGGAACCTGATTTTTGCGGGTTCGAGCGTGTGGGCGCTCTATAGTTTGTCGTTGCATCCGTACGATTTCATGTCGTGGGGCGCTCGCGCGTCTATTGGTGCTCAGTTGTCGAACGCTTTTGCTGCTATGGGTTCCGAGTCGAGTGAGAGCCGCGAGTTTTTTGTGTCGTCTGTCGTGTTGCCGATGAACCTGGATTTGTGGGCGCAGCAGGTGATCGCTCACAATAGCGACTATAATAGTGGCGACAATAGTGATTTTTTGGACTTGGTGGCCGACCAGTACGCGGTTTTGAAGTATAATGGCGCCCGCGCTCGCCGCTCGTATTTGTGTGTGAAGTTGGGTAACCGCCGGTCGTTTGGCGCAGCTTTCGCTGGGGTGCGTGGCGTGCGTGAGGCGTGGCATCGTTTCGCTGGCTTGTTTGGTCCTATTGAGGAGGTGACGGCTGAGGAGGAGCGCGTGTGGCGCGGTAAGGAGGACGCGTTGCATGCTATCGTGTCTACGGGCGCTTTGGGCGCTGAGCGTGTGAAGGGCGCGTTTGAGACGGTTGCGTACATGAACGCGGTGTTGTCGCCTGCGTTGCCGTTGCCTCCGTTGGCCGATGATGGTGCCCAGCGTGTGGGGCGCGGCGAGGTTGCTGGGCTTGTTGACGAGTTTATGGTGGTGAATCGGCCTCGTAGTGTGGAGGTACGCCGCTGGTATGATGGTGTGGAGCGTTCGGGTTTCATGTCGTCGCTTGTTGTGAGTGGTTTGCCTCGTCAGAGCGTGTATCCGGATCAGCCGCCGGTGTTGTATGTGCCGTCGTTGGCTGGTGAGGATTATTCGACGTTTGGGTTTTTTCGGCTTGTTCCGTCCGCTGAGGTGAAGCGTAAGGTTCGTAGGAAGAAAGCGGATCAGGTGGATGAGGCGAAGGAGCTTGGTAAGGTGAGTGCGGCTGGCATGGAGGCTCGCGCGTCTGATGCTGGGTTGGAGGATTCGTTGGCTGACTTGTCGATGGCGGAGAGCGTGATCGCTGAGGATGAGTCGCGTCCGTGGCTTATTGGTTCGTTTGTGGTTGCTGTGACGGCCGAGGGTGAGGATGAGTTGGTGCGTCGCGTGAATGAGTTGCGTCAGGTGTATGATAATAATGGTGTTCGCGTGGTGGTTCCGATGGGGTCTCAGGCGTCGCTGTTGCGTGAGATGTTGCCGGGTGCGGGTCATAAGGTGACGGATTATGATCAGACGATGACGGTTGAGGGTGTTGGCGTGTGTGGCGTGAATTTTGGTAGTTCTGCTGGTGACCCGGTTCGTGGCGCGTTGCCGTGATCGTTTGAGTGCCTGGTCGCCGATGTCGGCCGCGTGGTCGGATGGGCGTTTTTAGCGTGTATGACAGTTGGGGTTTTCGTTGATATTGGCTATATAGCTGGTGTTGAGTGTATTTTTGGGACGGGCGCGTTGGCTAAAAACCAGACGTACATGGCGTTTACCGCGCGCCCGTCCCACGTCCTAGACTTGAACGGCGAGCTACTAGATAGCGCTCGTGTTTTGGCGTCTCTTGCGTCTGAGGTTCGAGACATCTCAGCTTACGCAACATTCGTGGTCCGCAACGACGTTGAGCTTGGGGACGAGTTGGCGCGTGTTGCTGCTACCCAACCTACGACGGCTGGTCGCAGGGCAGGCGTTACTATGCCCGACTTTCTAGTATCCGGTAAGAGCGGTAGGTCGCGTAAGGAGATGCTGGTTCAGCATCGCGTGGTCACTGAGTTTCGCTCCTGGCAAGAAAGAGACAAAGCCGCGAACGGTGAGAGTTCCAAGTATGTTTCGCAAGGTTGGAAACGTACTGTAAACGGGTCCGCACCTTCGTATGGCGAGGATTATGTGAATCTTGGTGCGGTGGACAGGCAGTATGCGGCCGTTGAGAACAATCCATTTGCGGACGGTGAGATCGTCCTGCGGATGGTTATTCAAGGCGCGTGGTACCGTCTGATCTTCGCCTTCGATAACAAGAGGTTTACTGAGGGGAAAGTCGCGCTCCCCATCATTAAAGCCGAGGGCGGCCAGCCTGTCTTTATCTTCACGGTTGTGACTGATAATCCGGTTGTCCAGTTTTCGGTGGACTATACTATCGGCGTGGACGTGGGAATCAACAACTACGCCACCGTGGTAGTGCGTGACGTGAAAACCGGGCGGATAGTATATGAGACAACGCTCTCACAGCGGGTACACTCACTGTGGAACAGCGTGCGCGCCTCTGAACAACAGGTCCGCGACCTGCGTCGGAAGGTCGCGCTGTTGCTTTGTGATCGGCAAGCCAGAATGGCGGCGCTTGACGAGGCACGGTTCCACCGTGAGGCCGCATCCAGAAAGAAACGTGAGCTGGCTATCCTGGCGGCGCAGGAGATAGCTTATCTCTCCCACACGTGGGGTAACGCTGTTGTGGCGGTTGAAGATTTGGGCTGGGTCGCTAACACCATGCAGAATGGCAGGTGGAACCGAGGGGCGCTCGTCCAATGGCTCGCCCACTACGTGTCGCAGAATGGCGGTTGGGTCGTGGCTGTAAGCCCCGCGAACACGTCGCAACAATGCCGCGTGTGCGGTGCTAAAGTCTCGCACCCGATGCACGAACTATCCGTTTGTCCCGAGCATGGAGAGATGGACCGCGATGTTAACGCTGCGGCAAACATTGCCGCGCGTGCTGTTCCACGTGTGGTTAAGGTGCGAGCGACACGGGCGAAAAACAAGAAACTCAGGTCGCAGCCGCCGCTCAGGACACCTGTTACTAGAAACTCGTTGAAGTATCCGGGGCGGGACAGGACGAAGCGTAAGTCTACTCCGAAAAGGAAGAACCACCGCCGACCTGTGAGGGAGGTGATTCTTCCTGTATGCCCCGCTAGGGCACAAGCACAACGCTTGGAGGCCAGGGTACTAGCGGACCAGGGCGCGTGTGGCGCTCTGGGGACCAATGTGGCGGCGCTCAAACAGGGAAACGTGGCCTACAAATGTAGGTTATGCAGCCTTATTTGATACTGTTGTATGCGCGTGGCGGGCGGCGTTTTGCTTGCTTGGTGGCCGCGTGTTATGCTTGTTATTGTTTGAGTAGTTTAGTTCCCCGTTTGTGGAGGTGTGAGGGTTGGCGCAGCAGAAGAAGAGGAAGAAGGCGGGCGCGGCCGGTCGAGGCGGCGGCGTGATGTCGGCTGTTCGCCTGGTGGTGGCGTTGTTTGTTGTTGCCGTGATCGCGGTGTTGTGGGCGCGTAGCGTGGGCGCCCACGGCGGCGCGGCGGGGTATTTCCGGTACCTGTCGGAGACGGGTAAGAGCTGGTCTGCGTCAGCGTTGTGTACGATGCAGGGCGGTAGCGTGGATGAGTGTTGGGATACTCCGCGCGTGTCTCCTCCTGGGCCTGTCGCCTCACCGTCTGATGGCGGTTTGGGGTCGGACGCGTCGCCCGATTCCGGTTCTTCCGGTGTTGGCGGCGACTCTGGTTCGTCGTCGGTGCCTGCTGCTCCTGGCGCTGGTTCTCGCGAGGAGTGGCTGCGTCGTTTGGATGCGCTGCCCTCCGGTGAGGCTGACACGTCGGTTCCGTATAACCGTAAGGATTACAGGCATTGGGTGAGCGTGCAGGGCGCGTGTGATACGCGTGAGATGGCGCTTGTGCGTGACGGGGTGAGTGTGGTGACTGACCCGTCTACGTGTAAGGTCACGTCCGGGTCGTGGGTTGATCCGTATAGTGGTGAGACGTTCACGGATGCGAAGAAGATGGACATTGACCACCTGATTCCGTTGCAGTATGCGCATCAGCATGGCGGCGCGTCGTGGGATGCTGGGAAGAAGCAGGCGTACGCGAACGATCTGGATACGGTGTTGGTGACGGTTTCTGCTCGCGAGAACCGGTTGAAGGGGGCGAGCGGTCCTGGCGAGTATATGCCTCCGTTGAAGTCGTATCGTTGTGAGTATTCTCAACGGTGGGTTTCTGTTAGTGAGAAGTATGGGTTGACGGTGGGGAAGGCTGATCGTCAGGCTCTTAACAGTGGTTTGTCGTCGTGCCAGTAGCGTTTTTGTTTCGGCGTTGATTGGGTTAGCCCGCTGCCGCGTTTACGCTTGTTCCGTTACTGTTACAGGCGTTTTCGCGGCTGCGGGCTGCGCCGCTCCACGTGTTTTGTGCCGGTTTATGGGCTGCTATTGAGTGGCTAGAGTGTAATTGCGCGCATTTTTGGGTTGGCTCGTGTGCGCGTCGTGGTGTTGTTTCGTTATGGAGGTTTCTCTCGTGTTTGCCAGTGGTTCTCGCGGCTCTCTGGGCCGCTCGTGGGCGCCGAGGTTGGCGGCGTTGTTCGCTGTCTTGTCGGTGGTGCTCACCGGCGTTCTTGGCGCTATGCTGGGCGCTTCACGCGGCGCGGCCTCCCGCAGCGCGGCGCCCGGCGTGTGGTCTGATAGTGGGGTTGTCGCTCACGCTGACGGCGGCGGACTATGTTCTGGCCTGGGTTACAACATGGCGCGGGCGGCGGCGTGGGATAGTCCCGGTGGTTTCGAGAAGGATGCGGCGAAGCAGCGCGTGCTCAGCGTGGAGGACTTGGCGGCGAACGGCACCAAGTTCATGTTGTTTTATGGGACCGGTAAGGCGGACAGTAGCTCTATCTTGAATCTTGTCGCCGATAATGAGACCGAGTTCCCGGAAGCGGATCATGTTGATATGGCGAAGTCCGGTGAGGTGCGTAAAGCGCTGGGTACTGGTAGCTGTGTCACGACCGGTGTTGGTATGATGGCCGCTAACGGTGTCCTCAATCTTAACACGATGGTGTTGGGGTTGGGTAAGTATGTGACGGTCAGCGCGTTCAACAGTCAGCTCATCTGTAGGGATGGGAACAGTAAGAACTGTATTGACCTCGTGTCTGTGATTGGCGGCAAATCCAACACGGCTAAGGACAAGGGCGTTATCGGCGTCCTGTCGCAGGGCGTGTACATGCCACTGTTGGTGATGGCTGTCATTATTGCTCTCATGCTGGCGGTGTGGAAGCTCGTTCATGGGCAGATCACGGCGGCGCTGCGTGAGGCGCTTACCGCTATTGTTGCTGCTCTTCTTGGGGCGGGTATTCTCGCGTTCCCGCACACGTTCGCGTCCGCGCCGCTGCTGGTGATGAGTGAGGTTGGTGGCGTTGTCGCTAACGCTGTGAACGCTGGCGGCCCCAGCGCGACGACGAGTGAGAGCGCGTGCGCCTCGTCCGCTGACGGCGAGTCGGGTGGTTCTCTGGCGATTAGTGGCGTGACGTGTACGATGTGGAAGGCGTTTGTTGCTAACCCGGTGGCGATGCAGACGTTTGGTTTGCCGTTTAACGAGTTGGACACGAAGGAGGGGGATTTCGCTGAGAAGTTGAAGAAGAAGGGCTTTACGGGGGATGAGTTCTGTGTGCCGAAGAATACGATTGGCGCGTTGAAGGATTCTTATGGTAAGGCGCTCGCGATGAACGGCGGCGGGAAGGATAAGGTGTGTAACCTGTTCGCGTATGCTGCGGTGCTGCGCACGAACATTGATGATGGTTCGGGCGAGTATGATGCGTCGAAGGTGTATTCTGACCCGAGGTGGGGGCGTGTTATTGGTGCGGCGCAGGCTAGTGACGTGACGTGGTTGGCGTTCACGTCGCAGGCGGGCGCGTTGTCTGCGCCTGCGACGGCTGGCGGCATGCTGGTGACGAGTATTCTTGCTAATATTGTGTTTTTTGTGACTGGCGTGTGGGCGCTCGTCTATTTCTTTCAGGCTGTTGTCGTTGTGGCGTTCGCCCCGTTCTTCCTCTTGTTGGCGATTTCTGAGCGGACGCGTAAGTATTTCTTCGGCTGGTTGCAGCAGATCCTTGGTAGCGTGTTGAAGTTCCTCGTCAGTGAGGTGTTTCTCATTATCGCTGTCCTCGTGTATGGTGGCGCGTTGCAGACGCTTTCTAACCCGGCGACGGCGACGCTCATTGTGATCGTGTTGACCGTGTTGCTCGTCCTTTACCGTAAGGAAGTGATCGGCATGTTTGGCCGCGTTGAGATGGACGGGCAGGAGATGAGTAGCCGCGCCGTGCAGGCGGCCCGCCAGTTCTTCGGCGAGAATCATCGTCGCGCGGTCGCGTATGGTACGGCGGCTGTGGGCGGCGCTGTGGGCGGCGCTATTGCGGCCGGTAAGGGTGAGCGCGGGGCGGCCATGTGGGAGGGCTTGAAGGAAGGTTCTTTGCGTCAGGCTTCCCGCAGCACTGGGTTTATTGGTCATACTGCGCGCCAGGTTAACGCGATTGACGGCCGCAATAAGAAGGATTTGCAGCTCGCTGAGCGTGACGTGAAGAACCAGTTGAACTCGATGCGTAACCATGAGGCGACGACCAGTGGTATCGAGCAGGCCGCGAAGCAGAACCTTGACCGGGTGAAGGAGCGCGTTGCGGGCGCTGGACGCGACTACAGTCGTTTCGAGGCGGACAGCGTGAAGCGCTCCCACCTGCTCGGGGAGGGCGAGGACAGTACGCGCAAGCGCGTGGAGAAGCAGCTCAAGGATATCGCTAAGCGTAAGAAGAACGCGACGAGCGAAGCGGACATGGACGCGTTGAACCGTGCGGAAGCGAGGGCGAACATGCACTTGTCTATCACGGAGGCAGTGTTCAAAGAGGCGAAGGCTGATGGTTTGGACGCTGACGCGGTGTACGCTCGCAGCACCGGCGACGAGTTGGCGGCTTCCGAGTTCGAGAAGCAGGCGCAGGCGCTACGCGACGAGGCCGGTAAGCTACGCGAACAGGCGCACACCTATTCTGACGGCGACAACTACGCGTTCCACGAGTCGATTGTTGAGGCGACAGAGCGCGTGAACGCTATTGATGAGGCTGTCGGTAACAGGACTGTCGCAAGCGCAGATCATGCAAGTGAGATGGTGGAGACCATTCGCGGAGGCGAACAGTTGATCGCTGACGCTCAGGGCGAGTATGAGGCGGCGACAGCCGAGAAGAGCGCGACCGAGATTCACGTGAGCGAGCTACAACGCCAGGTCCGAGCGATTGATAAGGCGCAGAAGGAGTCGGGTTCTCGTCTGCTCACGTCTGAGTTGCGTGACGTGGAGCGCCAGTTGGACGCGTCGAACACTGTCATTGACGCGGCTCATGCTGCGGCGAAGCGAGGCGAAACCCTGGTGGTGGAGCCGCGCGAGCATGAGGAAGAGGGCGAGAGCGAGGAAACGCCCGGAAGTTAAAATGTCTGATAAGCCCCGCGAAGGGGTGTGAGCGTCGAAGGGGTGGCGTGAGTGGAAGAAAACGAGGAAAACAAGCTATCTGACGGCGGTCTTAGTGTCGGCGCGGATAATGGCGGGGGAGCGGCCGTGGAGGAAAGCGGCGGCTCCCCCGCCGGGGGTGTTGACGCGTCCATTTCTGGCATGCTGCGGGGTGCGGTCACCTCCCGGTCGCCGCAGTGGGCGCAGAAAACCGTGCAGGCCGTGCAGCGCGCACGCCACGCGGCTCACGCCGTGCAGGCGGCGGTTGGTAATTTCTTTGGCGCGGTCACTAACCCGGCGACGTGGATTGCCGTCGCCGCTGTTGCGGTGACTCTCGCACTGTTGAATCATGCGGGCGTGTTCGGCTCCCTCATCGGTAAGAATAACCTAGATGAGTGTGCGGGCGGAACGGGAGGCTCGTCGTCGGCTCTCTCGATTCCGGCGGGAGGCGCGAACGATCCCGAGTCGTACAAGAGCGCGACCGATAGCATCATGGCGTGGCTCATGAGCACGGGCTTCGCCCCGAACGGCGGCAAGCCCATGAGTAAAGAGCAGGCCGCAGGTTTCGTGTCCAACCTACAGATGGAGACAAGCAACTACGACCCAACGCTCGTCCAGGGCGGAGCCGACTTGTCCTCCTACAGTAACGATCAGATCATCGCTTACGCGAAGGGGCAGGGCAGCGGGGGCGGCGCTGTCGGCGTGTTCCAGTTGCGCGGCGCTAGCCTGGCCGGGTTGGGCGAGTACGCGAACAGTTCTGGGAAGAAGTGGAGTGACGCTGACGCCCAGTTCGAGTACGTGAAGACCGTGCTGGATACTGGTCGCGGGTTCGCCGGTGACATGAGCCGGTTCTGGCAGGCTGGCCACGACGTGCGCTATTACGCGTCCACGTCGAACAGGAGCTTTGAGGGTTCGTGCCGTCTCGTGTCTGATGATGACACGACGGGCTGCGCTGAGGGCGGCGGCGACTGGCGTGCTCGTGGCGAGGAGCAGTACCAGAAGGCGCAGGCCGCGTTTGATGGGTTCACGGGCGCTGGCCGCACCGTTGGCGGCTCGTGCGTGAGCAAGGGCGGGTCGGCCGACTTGTCGAGCACCGTGTCTTTGGCTGTGTCTGCCGTGTGGCCTCCCGCTCAACATCAGCAGGCTGTGTGCGGTAATGACCCGTCGGGCGCGTGCGCGAAGCCTGAGTATAAGGATATTCGTTCTAAGCTCGCTGAGAAGGGGTACACGTGGCCGAATTATGCGGATTGCGGCATGTTTGTGGCGACAATGGTTATTCCGACGTTGGATAAGGAATTCCCGCAGGCTGGGACGGCGGTCCAGTACCCGTACATGATGGAGCATCCGGATAAGTGGAAGCCGTATTACTCGAAGAGTGAGGCTCAGCCGGGGGACGTGTGGATCACGAAGCCGGGCGAGATGGGGCACGTCGTGTTGTGGGTTGGCCAGCAGGAGGACGGCGCATCCTACACGGCGGAAGCGTCGTGGGATAGCCATTCTGGCAAGTTGCAGCCTGACCGTTTCAATGATAGCCTCGTTGACGAAATGAGCAGGCAGTACGTGGGGTTCCACTTTGTTGGCGCTCCCGACCCTGCACTGTAACAGTGCGCCACAGTAGGCGCGGACAAGCGGCCCGCCCACATCCCGGGATACCGGGGTGCGGGCGCGTCTGGTAAGGTGGAAGATGATCACTCCTAACAAGAAGACGAGCGCGAGCGCCGGTGAGCGCGGCGTGTCGGCGAAGAAGGCGGCCTGGGCGGTCGCCGTGGTGGCCGCGCTCGCGGCGGCGGCAGTGTTCGCGGTGTCGCATTTCCTTGGCGGCGCGGCCACTGACCCGCTCGCGCAGCGGTCGCGCCAGTTGACCGGAGCTGAGAAGGGCGAGGCTGAGGCGGCCGTCGTCTCTCTTGTTGAGGGCGGCGGCACGTTCGGCTACGACGCCCCTGACGGCGTGGAGACGCTGGCCGCGTGGCGTGAACTGTCGCTGCTGGAGCAGCCGACTTCGGACGTGTTCCGGTCCAGGTCGGACGCGTATTTGGGTGTGCGTGATCTTGTGAGCACGTCCAGCACCTACTACTATGATGCGTCAAGTGTGAACAGGTGGAGTGACAGGGCTGAGGTGTTGTCGCTCGCGTCGTGGCGCGTGAATGGTGTGAGCGCGTCCGCTGACGGTGTGGGCGTGTTCCGGCAGGTGAATGGCGCGCAGGTTTTGTCAGTGAGTGTGAAGGCCAGGTGGGTGAGCGTGCAGCGCGTGCGTACTCTGCCGAGCGAGGAGGGGTGGGGCCTGTTGGTGCGTGAGGCGTCCTATCCGGTGGAGGCGACGTTCACGATGGTTAACGAGAATGGCGTGTGGCGTATGTTGACGGTGGAGGGCGTGTCGCCGTCTATTGTGGAGGCTTTCACGTATCCTAACCCGGATGCTCGTGCTATCCAGTCTCAGTATGGCGAGTTCAGGGAGGTTCAGCCGTGAGTGGCGCTTTATGGAACGGCGGCCACTACGGGAGCGAGGCGGCGGTCGGCGGCGAGAGCGGCGCCTGGGGCCGCTGCCACGCTTATGAGCGTCTTTCGTCGGGCGGCGTTGATTCTGCGGATGATGGGCGCGTCGAGTGGCTTGTGGACGGCTTGTATGATGAGGATGGTGAGCTTCTTTCTCGCGTCGTTCTCTTGCGTGAGAAGCCTGTTCTGGTGTTGCGCGCGGATGACGGGTCTGAGGCCAGGTTTACTGTGACACGCCAGTTGGCGGACCAGTTGGGTCTTGTGTTGGCGGATTGTTCGCGGGCGTTCCGTGGCGCGCCTACCGTGCGCGGTGGCTTGTTGCGGCTGCGTGAGGTGGACGGGCGCCCCATGTGGGTGCGGGTGCGCGAGTTTTTCCGCGTGCGCCCGTTGCGCGCGTATGGTGGCGTGGTGTGCGCGGTGTTGTTGTTGGGGTTGTTTGTGCGCGTGGCCGCATCGGCTTTGTGACGGTCGCGGACGCGCAGGGGCGCGCCCGCCGTTGTTTCGATGTCTTTCCCACGTGGGGTGTCGGGGCGATTGGCGGGCGCGCCCCTGCTTTTTGTCGCTTGTTTCGCGCGGCGCGCGTGAGCTTTTGTCTGCCGCCACACGCGCGTTGTATTGTTTCCCCATGAGAGTTTTTAGTGTTGAAAGCGCTGACGGCGACCACGTGGCGTGGAGCGTCTGCGGCGCGTATGGTGGCATGGTTTCGTTCGCGTTTCGCGCGGGTTCTACTGGTGGAGGTTCATCGCATGGGGCGCTCAAGTAAGGCCGTGGGCGCTTTGGCGCTCGCGGATGGTGAGGCGCGCGCCCTGCGTGAGCGCGTGTTTGCTGGCGACGAGGCGGCTGCCGTTCTGAGGGAGTTGGACGCTCACGCGCACGCCGATAGCAGGGAGGCGCGCTTGCGGTATCGCCGCGACCGCGAAAAGCTCGTGACAATAGTGCAGGCGGGCGAGGATGCGGCCATACGGATGGTGGATAGCGTGCGCGCCTTCGCGTATAAGACCGCCGGTCGGCTCATTATCCCCTCTTTTTGCCGTCACCTGGTTAGCGTGGATGATTTAGCGTACCGTGGGCTACTGGCGGCGTTGGATGCCGTTCGTAAGTGGGAGCCTAGCCGGGGCTTGTGGTTCCCGTACGCGTGCGGGCGCGTTCACGCTTACATGCTGGTGGAGTTGAAGGCGGTGATTGCTGGCGCGTTGGGTGTCCCGGTTTTAAGCGCGTTTGATTATGTGCGCGCCGTATCGGCGGTGAACGGTGGCGTGCCGCTTGGTGAGGCGGCGGCTGGTCTTGGCGTGGATGCGGGCGTGTTGGCGGGCGTGTTGGGTCGCGCGCGTGGATGCGTGGATGTGGATAGTGAGGCGTCCGTGTTGGCTGCGGGCGGTAGCGTCGCGGATGACGGTGGTGTTGATGGCGTGTGGATGCGCGCCGTGAGCGCGGACGTGCTGGGGTTTTCTGGCGTGGAGTGGGAGGCGGTGTGTTCTCTGGCGGCTGGTGAGCCTGCGTCGATGAGCGCGGTTGGCAGGTCTCGTGCTAGTGTGCTTCGCGGTTTGCGTGATCGTGGCATGATCGCGTAACATTGATGGCAAGGAATCGTGGACGCGCCTGCGCGTGGCGTGCGGACGCATCCTGTTCGAGTGTGAGGAGTGCTTCTTTTGTTGTTTAGTGACGTTGAGCGTGGCGGCGCGGCTGTGAGCGCGCCCGCCGGTGTGCTGCGCGTGGGGTTTGCTCGCGGCGTTGGTGAGGGTGAGGTGCGGGAGGCGTGCGCCGAGTCTTTCGGTAGGGCTGGCGTGGCGTTTTCCGTGGAAGAGGAGAACGGCCAGTTGTGCGCGTACGTTCCAGCGCCCGCGTATGGGGTGTTGGCTGAGGACGGCGTGTTGGGGGCGGTTGATTGGCTGGTGCGTGAGCGCGCGGATTTGCAGCCGTCGGCGCGCATTTATGGGGGCGTGTCGCTGTGACCGAGAACAACGGTTTTGACCCTGTGAAGGCCAGGTACACGCGCTCTACGATGATGAGCATGTCGCCGGAGGCTCGTTTGGACGCGTTGTACAGTGACGGCATGTGGTATGACGAGTCGAAGGCGTGCTCCCTGATGAACGTTTCCGTGGAGGAGTACCAGCGGTGGCTTGCCGGTAAGCTCGCGTCCAGCAGTATTATTGCCTCAACGACTGGGGCGGTCACGTACAGGTTCAACATGGAGCAGGTGCGCGAGTGGCATGATCGCCACAACATGCCGCTGGATGCTGGACTGTTTGAGGGCATTTACCCGGCCCGCGTGTGGGATGGCATGACGGAGACGGAGGGGTTTATTGCCGCGCCGCTGCGTGAGGTGTGCGTGGTGACGTTCACGTGCGGCGAGAGCGTGGCGCGTGAGGTCGCTGACGTGTGCCGAGGCGTGGGCGTGGTGAAGCCGGGCGAGCGGGCAGGCCAGTGGCGGCTGCTGTGCGGGTCTGAGTCGTATGGCGCGCAGATCGTGGCCGCGATTTTGGGGGAGTCGCTGGATAGTTGCGGCGAGTCTGCGCGCGTGCGCCGCGCGTCGATGTGGCGTAGGGACATGCGTGATTTCACTCCCGAGTTCACGCTCGGCATGTTTGACGTGTACGAGAAGTTCGCGCGGTCGCGCCTTGCCCCGCACATGGATAGCCTGCGTATTTTCCTCACGGACAGGGGGGACGTGGACGCCAAGGTCATCGAGTGGGTGATTGGCGCGATTGAACGCTTCAACGAGAAGGCTTCTGTTCCGTTCAGCGGCTATTTGGATAATATTTTACACAAGTGGCCCTACGATGTGGCCGAGAAGTACTTGGGGAAGAGGCTCGCCGACTTCCAGAAGAAACGCGCTGTCGCAATCAAGAAGATCAAGAAGCGCGAGGGCGACAGCACGTATATCGCGTCTGTGTCTGAAATCGCGAGCGAGATGGGGTTGCCGCTGGAGGAGTATTTGACGTTGGAGAGCGAGCACAAGTCGTGGCTCGCCGACAAGAACGCGCGCACGCTCACGTGGGGTGAGAGCGGTGAGGAGAAGGAAAGCGTCGGCATGGTCGGCGGCCACGTTAACGTCGCGTCGTTGGATGCGGAGCATGAGGGCGACGCAAGGTTGACGGCTCACCTGTTCCGGGCGTGGCGTGAGAGCGGCGATTCTGATAGCCTGATTCGCGCTCTCGTGTTCACCGGGTCCGACGGTTCGCAGGGGTTTGACGCGTCCGAGTTGGGCGCTGATTTTGTTGCCGCGTTGGCTCGCGCGTGCGGCATTGGGGAGGAGAAGAGTGTCGCGTAAGGGGAAGCGCGCCGCGCGCGGGGGTAACGCCAGCGCTCCCTCTCCCGCCGCCCGGCGGGGAGGCTCCTCCTCTGGTGTGCGCCGTATCCGGGAGGATGCGCCGCGCCGCCGTTTGGCGCGCGTGTTGACCGCGTTGGGGTGGCTGGTGAGCGCTGTCGCCGCGCTGTCGTGCGCGTGCGTGTGGTGGGTGTGCGCGCGTTTGGAGCTACTGTTTACGGCGGCCGGGGTGCGTGAACTGTCCGGCTTGGGGTCTGGCGCGGCCCGTGAGCGCCTTGCGTCTGTGCATTTGGAGGCGTTGTCGCCGTTTGTCGCCTTGTATGGGTGGCGTTATGTGGCTGTCGCGGCGCTTTTGTCTGTTGGGTTTGGTGTGGGGTTCGCGTTGCTGTGGTTGGGTCGCGCGCGGTGAGGTTTTGGCGTCCCGCCCGCAGCCGTGTTATTGTGTTCCCTGTTGGCGGCTCCTGCGCCTCGTCTTGTTTTGTGGGCGCGGCGGCGGGCTTGTTACTGTTGGTTTAGTTAGCGTTGTTTGAGGTGTTCTCTCGTGGGTAAGCGCTCTTTGTTCGTGTTCGGTTTCGTCGCGGCTGTCGCCGTGGTTGCGGCTGTTGTTGTGGCCTTGTTGAATGGTGTTCCCGGCTCTGACCGTAACGCTTCTTCGACTGTTGTTCAGAGTGGCGCCACGGTGGAGGCGACGGATAGTGAGGCGGCTATGAGCGCTGCCGCCGCGTTGGCTGACGCGCTCACCGCCGCTAACAGTGGGAGCGATAAGGGCGACGCGGCTTCTCGCATGTATCGCGTGAGCGAGGGTGACGTGAGCGTGTTGGATGCGGCGGGTTTGGATGCGCGCACGCGTTATTCTGCTGGTTTTGAGGCTTCGGCTGGGCTGGTTGGCGCGTACCAGTATGCGATGGTTGCTATCGCCGCTCAGGTGCAGCCTGACGGCGGCCCTGTTGCGGCACCGTCGGCTACTGGGGTTGGCGGCGTGTATGTGGACCGTGAGGCGGGGCACGCGTACGTGCCGTTGTCTACGTTCAGCGGCAGCGCCCCAGCGATGAGCGTGTTGATGGTGCGCGTTGGTGGCCAGTGGCTTGTGGAGCCGTATGGCGTGTTGGATGATATCCGCCTGTCGAACGCTGTTCAGGAGGCGGCGCGCGGTCAGGCTGGGTCTACGCAATCCGGCCAGCGACCCTAAACCCCTCTGTTGTTTGAGTGTTTTCGGTGTTTCACGTTTGTTGTGTCGTTGCGGAGTGAAGGTGTTTTGTGGTGAGTTTCGGTTACGGCCAGTCTAGCGTGGACGTGTGGGGTCGCGGTCTGTTGTCGTGTATTCTGCGTGACCCTGCGGCGTTTGACAGTATCGTGGACTATCCGGTGTCCCAGTCCGATTTCGGTGATCCCGCGCTCGGTTACGTGTGGGGCTTGTACGCGGACGCTCACGCTCACGGTCAGCCGACCGGCGTGAACGATCTGTTGGCGGCGTCCCTGGGTGACGTGGGCGCGGCCAAGTACAACCTACACGACCTCATGAACGGCCTGTACGATGATGTGATGGCGACGGTGAAGGGTACTGCACGGTCGTATGCTCGCGGCCTGCGGCAAACCGCTGACGTGCGAGCCGCCGTTGACGCGATGCAGGATGCGACGCGTAGGCTCACGTCCGGCGAGGACACGGGCCGCGTGTTGGAGTCTACGCGTGAGACGTTGGAAAACGTGTCCGCCAGGTCGTCTACGACGGCCACCATGAAGTCGTTTGACGATTTGGGCAACGTGATGTTGGGTAAGACGTTGGATGAGAACTGGGAGGCGTGGCAGAGCGGCGGCGCTCGCGGCATCCCGTACCCGTATAAGACTTTTACGGACGCGACGGGCGGCATCATGCCGGGTATGTTGGTTCTTGTTGGTGCTGAGACTGGTGTCGGTAAGACGGTGTTCGCGGTGGACGCTATTGTGTCGGCTGTGCGCGGTGGTCTGACGGTTTACATGAAGGCGTATGAGATGAGCGCCGAGGAACTGTGGGTGCGTATTTTCTCGTGCTGGACGGGTATCCCGATGCGGGAGATTGAGGGCGATTGTTCCGCTGAGCGTCTTGCCGAGATTAAGGCGGCTCAGGAGCGCATGTTGCGGGAGCGCGCCGAGTGCGGCGGACAGTTATTCATTAACGCTGACCCTAACGGCGGAGTGGATACGATTGCGCGGGATTGCCGCCGGCTGTTGCAGGGCGACTCTGGCCTCGACCTAGTGATTGTTGACTATCTGGGTATTGTGCCGTCGTTTGAGTCGAAGAAGGACGTGGACAAGTACGGTGCCATTACGACGAATTTGAAGCGCTTGGGGCAGACGATTAAGGTCCCGTTTATTCTGCTCGCCCAGTTGAAGCGAGGCTCGTCTGACGCGGATAGTGACGGTGATGGCGGTACGGGTAAGCACCAGCCAACCCACAATGACTTGTACGGTTCTGCGAAGCCTGGCTACGATTCTGACATTGTGATTACGATGATGCGTGAGGAGAGTGTGGATAACACGATTGGTGACACGATCATGGTGATTACGAAGAGTCGTCGCGCGGGGGCCGGTGCTCGCGCCCGTTGCATTAGCGCGTTGCATTGTTCGCATTTGATTGACCGCGCGTCTGAGATCGCTCCCGTGATGAGTAGCGCCCCGTCTGACGAGGACATTGAGTTCATCAACAGTTTGTCTGAGGAGGAGGGTAGGCGTTTGGAGAATGTGTACGGCGTGGATAGCGATGAGCCGACGGGCTCGTCGTTTGATGAGAGGCTTCACGGGTTGTCGGACGGTGATTCTGGGGAGTTCGGCTACGCGGCCGACGACTACGGCGACTATGGGACCGCTGGTGGCGTGGATGATTTCGGCCAGTGGGAGGCTGAGCCTCCCGCTGACGGTGGGGGCGCGTGGGACGACGACGGGGACGTGTTCTAGGAGTGTTGTCGCTTTTGTTTAACTGTGCGGCGGGCTGGGTTTGCTGAGGTTTTGGCACCCGGCCCGCCGCTATGTTATCGTGTAGATTATTGAACAAAAACGTATCCGCGCTCATCTCTTGTGCGCGCGGAATGTCTGCCCACTTTTGTGGCCGTAATGGAGGTTCTATTGAGGCGAACACCCGCGAAAAAGAAGGCGCGCCGTCGGTCTGGGCGCGTGAACTGGTCCGATGAGCTGATGACGTTCGGGCTACTGGATGATGTGTCGGCGTTGTCTGGCTTGACAGCCGGGAGTGACGCGTGGATGCGTGAGCGGTTCCGTGGCGACGAGGACGGGTGGGTGGATTGTTTCGCGAGCGCTTACATGCGCGGCGTGAACCCGGTTGAAACGTATCGTGAGTATTTCTACGTTTATGAAGTGGCGATTACGATGAGTGTCGTCAAGCGCTTGTTCCGCCTGTTTGTTGTGGATGGTGGGGAGTGTTCGACGGGCGAGTTTGTGGATGCTGTCGGCGGCGTCCTGGCTAAGGGCGCGGCGGTGAGTGAGTATCGTGTGCGCCGTGAGCTGCGCGGCGAGGAAGATGTCAGGGGTGGTGTGTTGTGAGTCGCGAGTATGACCGCGAGGACGCGGATTTCGATAACCTGTTGGACCCGTACACGCCGGCGAAGCGTAACCGAGTGAACGTGGACAATATTGCTCGCGGCGAGCGGGCGAGCGCCGTCTCGTATCGTGAGTCTACTAACAGGTTGATGCTTGCAACCATTCGTAAGAATCTCGCTGACTGGGATGGGGAGGCGCGCGGCGTGTGGAGGGGCGCGAACCTCGCCGATTTGATTGCGCGTTCTGAGAAGGGCGAGGATGGCGACCCGGCTGCCCGTTTGGATGTGGAGAGTTTGCGCTTGTTGCAGCGTGAGGTGCGTTCTCATGTGCGCGAGGGTAAGCCGCTGCACGTGTGGTTGAGCGGCCCGGAGGGGTGTGGTAAGACCTATGTGGCGAAAGCGGTGTTGCGCGAGTTTATTCTTATGGGCGCGTCTAGCTTGCAGGGTACTCTCATGTTGCGTGCGAGTGAGTTTCTGTCGCTCCCGTCGGAGGGGTTTGATGGGAGGAAGCGTGTGGGCGCTATCATGCGCGCCCTGATGCGCGGCCGTTATAAGACTGTGCTGTTGGATGGCGTTCCGTTCACTGCTCACGATAAGTCGTCGATGTCGCGTATGGGTGACGCGTTGTATAGTTTTTTGGACGCGTTGGAGTCTGGGGCGGAGTATTCGGTTGTTACGTCGGTGAGTCGTGTGGACCGCGTGGCGTTGATCGGCGGTAAGGCGGACGCGCGTCTGGTGCGTTTGCATTGTGCTCCGCATGGTGTTTCTGTTGATTTCGGGTCGCCCGCCGCTCTGGGCGACGGTGGCGGTAGCGCGCCTGGTGCTGTGGGTTCCGGTCGTGATTCTGATGCGTTTGCGCGCGGCTTGTTTGGCGGCGAGAGGGGTGGCGTGCTGTGAGTGTTTTCGGGAAAGAGAAGGACGCTTCGGCGTCGAGGTGGCGCGAGTTCACCGCCGATATGCGCGCGCCCGTGGATGAGGCGGAGCGTCACGGTGGTCGCGTGCGCCTCGTTGCGCGCCTTGGCGCGTTGGCGTGCGCGTTTGGTGTCCTGTTGGCGGTTCCCGGCCTGGTGGCGGTGAACGCGGCTGTGGGCGTGGGTGACGCGGGGTTGAAGGTGTGGAACGCTATCCCCGCTGACGTTGACTCCTCTCAGGTGGCGTCGAAGAGCCGCGTGTTGGACCGTGATGGCAACGTGATCGCTGAGCTGTGGGATGAGAACCGTGAGGAGCTTACGTCTCTCGATCAGGTGAGCGAGTGGGCGCAGACAGCCCTCGTAGACACCGAAGATCAGCGTTTTTGGGAACACGAGGGGTACGACCCGCAGGGTGTGGCTCGTAGCGCCGCGTCCGGTGAGGGCGGGGGTAGTGGTATCACTCAGCAGCTTGTGAAGAATCTGCGCTACTATTCCGCTCAGTCGGATGAGGGTAAGGGTGAGGCGACGGCTGCGACGCCTGCTCGTAAGGTCGTGGAGTTGAAGGCGGCGGTCGAGTATGAGAAGCAGCACAGTAAGAGTGAGATTCTGCTCGCCTATTTCAACACGGTCGCTTTCGGTGGGCCGTCTACGTATTCTATCCAGTCGGCGGCGCGAGCGTTTTTTGGCGTGGACGCGTCCGACTTGTCTGCCGGTCAGGCTGCCCTGTTGGTGGGGTCCGTGCAAAACCCGTCGCTCTATAACATGTCTACAGAGGACGGTGCGGAGCGTGCGCGTGAGCGCGGGCGTCTGGTCGTTAATCGTATGAAGCGGTTGGGTCACTTGACGGACGATCAGGAGGCGGAAGCGCTGGCGGTCGTAGACGGGTTTACGCCGGTTGAGAGCGGAGGGGCGGCGGGAGGCTGCGCGTCCAGCAAATATCCGTTCTACTGCGATTACGTGGTAAAGTACATTCTGGGTAGCCCGCGCTACGGTGAGACGGTGGATGATCGTGAGCGTTTGTTGTCGGTGGGCGGGTTGACGATTAAGACGTTCCTTGATAGTGCGGCCACTGACGCTGTGGAGGCTCAGTTGCGCGCCGATTTTGGTACAACAAACCGCGTTGCTGTTCCGACGGTGGGCGTGGACCCCGGCACTGGCGGGGTGAGCGTGTATGCGGTGAACCGTGACTACGGTTCGGGCGCGGGTGAGACGATGATTAACCTCCCCCTTAACCCTGCTGGCACTGGTTCAACGTTTAAGATGATGGTGTTGGCTGCCGCGTTGAATAACGGCTATGACGTGGGGAATCTGTCGTTTTCGTCTGCGTGCCCACTGTACCCTGGGCCGGATTACGATAGCCCCGAGGGTGGCATCAACAACAGCGATTCGTGCGCGTTGCAGGGCGGTTTCTTGTCGTACCGTCAGGCTGCCGCGTATTCATCGAACACGTGGTTTGCGACGTTGGAAATGCGTATCGGCGTGGATAGGGTGAAGGAGTTCGCCGCGTCGGTGGGTATTCCTGCGCCTGAGTCGATTTCGTCTCGCTCTTTGTCGTATGGTTTGGGTTCGACTGAGCACTCGCCGGTTGATATGGCCGCCGCGTTTGCGTCGTTCGCGTCTGGTGGCATTTTCTGCCCTGCTACGCCTGTGCAGTCGGTGACTGGCGTGGATGGTGTGGAGGTTGCGCCGCCGGATGGTTATGACCCGTCGGCGGATGCGTGTCGGCGTGTGTTGTCGCCTCATGCGGCGGCTGTTGTGGCTGACGCGATGCACGCGAACATGGACGGCACGGTGCCGAGCGCGTTTGGTTTGCGTTATCGCGTGCCGGGGTATGATGTGGCCGCTAAGTCCGGCTCTAACAATGTGATTAACAGCACGTGGGCGGTTGTGACCGGCGGGTTGGCGTTGTTTTCTAACGTGTATGATCCTGTGAACACCGCCGAGGGCATGGATTTCCACGAGTTCCGTGGTCACGTGGCGAGGTGGAATGATCATGCGGTGGCGCAGAGCGCGGCGTCGTATTTGCCTGGTGTGTTTGCTGCTCATGGGTATTCGCCTGCCGTGTATCAGAGTTCGGATATGACTGCTGCTGATACCGCTCCGGCGTCGCCTGGTAGTGTGGAGGTTCCGTCGCTGACTGGGTTGTCGGGTGAGGCGGCGGTTGCTGTTGGCGAGGTGTCTGGGTTGCGTGTTGTTGTTGATCGTGAGCGCGCTTCGTCGGATGGTGTGCCGTCTGGGTTTGTTGTGTGGCAGAGTGTGGAGGCTGGTTCTCGCCTGTCGGTTGGGTCTCGCCGGGATGTTGTGGTGCGCTTGGCTGAGTGAGGGCGCCTCCTAGCGTGCGTCTCTCGCCTCCTGTGTGCGCCTCTCGCCTCCTGTGTGCGCCTCTCGCGGCTTTTCAGTGCCCGCATGACCGTTTAGGTGTCTGTGGGCATTTGTGGCCGCGAGAGGCGCTTCCAGTGTTTCGCTTGTTGCCTGTGGCGGTCATCGCCGAGAATCCGGACGCCCGGTGCGGCGAGGTTTTGACTCCCGCGAACTATTAGAGTATACATATGTATACGGGCGTGTTGGCGCGTGCGTTCCCTGACCGGCTTAATGCGAATAAACGAGAGAACGACCGGCCCCAGCGGCAAACGCACAGGACATCAACGAGCCTCGTCGAAACGATAGAAAACAAGCGCGCGTGCACGGCTTCGCGCGGAAGAAAGAAGGGGACGGTATGAAACTCGTCATCGCAAGCGCGGACCTCGTGAGCGGCATCAAGTACGCTGCGCACGAAGTCGGGCGCTCCAAGGATAGCACCCTCTACATGACGGTAGAGAATGGCGCGAAGCCCACTATTACGTTCTACGGCAACGGCGTGAACAGTGAAGCGCAGGCGCGCCTCCCGCTGTTCAGTCTCGACACAAAGGGTATGACTGACGGCGTGATGCGCATCGCTCTGGACGCCTCGAAAACCCTGGCGCTGGCTGGCCTGCTCAGCCGCGCCGACTACACGACGATCACATACAGTGGTGCAGCGTCTGCTGTTCCGCACATTGAGCAGGATAGCGGTCTCAAAGTGCGCATGACAGTTCACGCGGCAGCAATGGGCGATAGTCCCATTAGTGGGCGCGCGAAAACAACGTTGAAGGCGCAGGAGTTGACGCGCCCGGCTCGCGCCGCAGATGTTGCGGCTCTCCTGTCTGCTGCTGATGCTGTCGCGTACGCGGAAAGCGCGGGCAGGCAGGGTGCGGCCCTGCGCATTGCGGATGGCGCGCTCACGTGCTTTGCTTACGGTTGTAACGCGATGGCGATGTATATTAACAGTGTGGGTATTGACGCTGTGTCCCCTGAGCCGGTTATGTTCTCGTGGGCTTCGCGCCCCGCGCTGGCGTGCCCGCGCGAGGGTGAGGTCACTCTCCTGGGCCGCGTTAACCGGCTGGCTGAGGGGCGTCTGGAGGCTTTCGGTTACACGGACGGGCGTTATTCAGTGATCTTTAACGCTGGCGAGGAGTTCGCCGCGTTCGCTAACGGCGCGGCAGCCCGAATGGTGGACACGTGGCGTGAGAGCCAAGTGGACGTGTGCGACATGCCGCGCGTTCGAGCCATGACCGGCGCGCTCGTCACTATCCGCAAGGCCGACGAGCTGTCGGCTGGCAGCGACGCCGCGAACGACATGCGCGTCACCCTTGACGGGCCGTCCGCGTCCATGACGGTGACTGGTAGGGGCGGTGACGATTCTTCGTACACGACTGGAGTGGTGGACGATAAGAGAGGTCGCGTCCTGTCGGGTGAGCGTGTCGCGCGTTTTGCTGTGCGTTCTAACCCGGCGTCGTTTGACCGTATTGCCGCTGTGGCTGATGGCGCGGGCGACGCTGGCGTGCGCGTGCGCGCCTACGTTGGCGGCAACAGCGCGGTTCTCCTCTTGTATCCGCTGTCCGCTGTGGTTGATGGTGAGGAGAAGCGCACGGTTGAGGGCGCTCCGGTTGCTCACATGGTGCAAGACCTCGTGATTGAGTGAACGCCGTGGGCGGGGGCGCGGCTTTCTGCCCCGGTGGGGTTAGGCTGCTCCGCCCGCCCGTGCTACCGTTTGTTTAACTGTCGTCAAGAAAAGATGGGTGTTTTGTAATGTTTGGTCACGCGGTGGGTGTTCTTCCTTTTGCGGCGTCTTTGGTGACGTGCGCGTGGGCGAGCGCGGTTGGCGTTCGCGGCTCCGGCGGGCAGGGGCGGCGTCAGCGTATCGCTGGCGCTGTTGCCGTGTTGGCTGGCTTGGCGGTGAGCCTGCTGCTGTATGGCGTGGGTGACGCGTGGCTCGCGTTGTCGTTTGCGCCTTTTGCGGCGTGGGGCGTGCTGTGCGGCGTGGAGGATTACTGCAATCTTCGCGTGCCATACGATTCTCGCACGGTGAACGTCTTGTGTGGTTTGTCGCTTGTTGGCGCTGCGTTGTCGCCGTCAGTTGGCGTGTTCGCGTGGCTGCTTGGCGTGGCCGGGTGGATCGTTGGCGTATTTTTGGGTTGTTTTCGTGTCCCGTGGTTGGGCGGTGCCGACGCTCTGATGGTGCGGTATTGCCTGGTCGTGTGTGCCCCGCTGTTGGGTGGCGCGGGCGTGGGCGTTCTCGCGTTGGCGTTGCTGTTTACGGTGACGGCTGGCGTGTTGGAGTCGCAGGTGAAGGATCGCGGCGACGCGTTTCCTGCTGGTCCTGCGCTGGTGGTTGCCGGGTTTGTTGCGTGTTTGGCGCACTTCGTGGTTGCCGCTTCGGCTGCCGGGTGACCCTACCACCGCCCCGGGCGGGGCGGCCAACATGGTTTGCCCCGCCCGGTTTTCATTGTTCACTTTATTTCTTCCCATTTTTTCTTGCAAGTTGGTGACTGTCCATGCCTGTTGATGTTCCTGTTTTTTCTGACGATGACCCCGTTATCCCCGTGCGGGTTGACGATTTCGGGGACCCCGTTGACGCCGCCCCACCCGTCACTGTCTCAGGCGGCGTCGCTTTGTCGGGCAGTGAGGCGAAAGAGCTGACGGATGAGATTACTGCGTACATGCGGCGTGCGAGCGAGAAGATTCATGAGCTTGTCGCGCGAGCGCACGCCGGTAAGGCTCACCTTGCTCTCGGCTATGCGACGTGGGGCGAGTACGTGACTGGCGAGCTTGACATGAGCGTGTCACGCTCCTACCAGTTAATCAACATGGATCGTGTGATCCGCGCGTTCGATGAAGCACTGCCTGATGGTGCGTCCGTTGAGTTAACGGAGGCTGTTGCCCGCGATGTTCACCGTGACTTGGACGCTATCGCTGGGCGAATCCGCGAGGAGACCGCCGGTTTGGAGGCGGAGGATGCGGCGGCTCGCGCGGGAGAGATCGTGGAGGAGGAGCGCTCCCGTATCCGTGATTCTCGCGCGACCGCGAAGAAAGCTGAGGTGGATTATCCTACGCCGGTTGTTCCCGCCGATGACGTAGTGGGCGATGACGGCGGTTACGTGGGCGCGCCCGGCACTGCGCCGGTTGAGGTGGGGTCCGAGGATGACTGGGAGAACGTGTCCATGCTCAATGACGCGGCTGATAAGCTGTTGGAGCGCGCGGGCGTGAACCCAGAGACGGGCGAGTACAAGAACGGTCGCACGCCAGCCAGCGACGGTGGCCGCCCTCCCGTGTCGGAGACTGTGGAGCGGGGCGACCCGCGCGTCGAAATACTGTCGAGGTTCCTTGCCGCCGCAGATATTGTGGAGGATTTGCCGGAGCCTGACGTGTTTGCGGCTGCCGCCGATTTCCTTGGTGAGGGTGAGCTTCGGGAGCTGCGTGGCCGCGTGCTAGAGTGTGCGTCGTGGATGAATCGCGCTGCCGGCATGCTGGGCCGCTGACCGATCCTCTTTTCTGCCGCCGTATGCGGCTCCTGCCCGCCCACTGTGATGTTTTGACGCGCTCACGGTGGGCGGGTTATTATTGCAGGTAAGGAGAGGCGTATCGTTTCTGCTGTCGCTTCCTGGCGGTTTTGTGGCGGCGTCAGCTCAGTTGGTTGTGGAGGGTTATTCGTGTCTGGTTTCAGATTGTGGGCGGGTACGCGTTACGAGTGGGTGTATTCGCGTCCCGCGAGCGCTTTCAGCAATGCCGCGCCGGTTCGGGACGCGAACGTGGGCGCGCCCATACCCGCCGCCACTGCCACCAGCGTCGCCGCCACTGGGGCGCCGCTTGACGGTGGCGCGCCTGTGGATGACGATCCGTCGTCGGTTCCCGCGCCTGTCGCGTCGATGAGCCAGACGGGGAAGTTCCTCATCTTTGAGGGCGTGTCGTCGCCTCGCTACGAGCGCGCGATTAGTGAGCTTGGTGGGATTCGGCGTAGCGGCTTGTGGCAGACGAGTTTCGCGCGCGTGTTTGATGTTGACGCGGCGAATGAGAAGTTGGCGGCGGACGGTTATCAGCCTATCCGGTTGGGTGAGGATGTGGCGCGCGCGTTGGCACGCCCTATTAGCGGCTATGACGGCGAGTTGGATAGTTTGAAGCTGGTCCCGGTGTCTGAGTTGTTTTTGGCGACGCACGAGTATTTGTCGAGGAGTCAGGCGAAGGCGGCTGCCGGGCGCTCCCTGCCTGAGCGTCTGTCTGCGATGGGGATTGAGAGCCTATACGACCTACTCATGCATGTTCCGCTCAGGCACGTTGACCGCGCGCACCCGGTCCCTATTTCCGGCATGTTGGATGGGGAGCAGGCGACGCTGGTCGGGCTGGTGGAGTCAGCGGAGCAGAAGGTGACGCCGCCTGTTCGTACCCCCGGCGTGAAGCAGCGTAAGGACGCTGTTTTCGTGGTGCGCGACGATGTTGGTTCCTTGGTTCGTGTCACGTTTTTTAATCAGCCGTGGCTTGTGAAGCAGTTTTTCCCGGGCGATAGCGTCATTATCACGGGTAAAGTACGTTTCTTTAGGGGCGGCAAGTCGATTAGCGGTTCGACGATTGACATGAGCGATAACACGGTGGGTGCGGCTCTTGTCCCCGTGTATCCTCAGTCGCAGAAGAACGCTGTGGATTCTGCGACTTTGGCTGGTCTCGTATTGGAGTTGCTGGGTCGTATTCGCGGCGTGCGCTCCCCCAGCTACATGCGTTTGCTGTCGCCTGATCGCGCGCCTATGTCGTTTTATGACGCGATTCGTCTCGTCCATTTCCCGGCTGACAAGCGCGAGTTCGAGGACGCGTTGTTGACGCTCGCGTACAATGAGCTTGTCCTGTTGGAAGTGCTGTTGCATAGGTTCCGCCGTTTTGACGAGCGCGTGGGCGTGTCGATGAGTGGGGGTGAGCGTGAGGTCGCGCGCCTTCGCGGGTCGTTGCCGTTTGAGATGACGCGCGGCCAGGTGGAGGCGACGCGCCGCCTGTTGGAGTCGGCTGCCGATACGCGCGCACACGTGTCCCTGTTGATTGGTGACGTGGGTTCGGGTAAGACGTTGACTGCTTCGTTCCCGATTGTTGCTGCTGTCGCGTCTGGCAGGCAGGTCGCGGTTCTTGCGCCGACGGCTATCCTGGCGGAGCAGTTGTATGCGTCTATCCGCGTATCGTGTGAGCGTGCGGGCGTGTCTGGTCGTGTGGCGTTGCTTGATTCGCGTTGGTCGGCTGCGAGCGCGGAGCGTAAGCGGTTTAACCGTGACGTTGCTGACGGTGTTATTAGCGTGGCGGTGGGCACGACTGGGCTGTTGCAGAAGTCGGTCAGGTTCCGTGACCTGGGTCTCGTGGTGGTGGATGAGCAGCAGAAGTTCGGCGTGAAAGACCGGTCGCGTCTCGTTGAGGTGTGTGAGAGCGTTGGGGCGGCTCGTCCTGACGTGTTGATGATGACGGCGACGCCGATTCCTCGCGCTACAGCGCAGGTGTTGTACGGTGACGTTGAGGTGATTTCTTTGCCGGATAAGCCTGCTGGGCGTCTGCCGATTGTGACGAGTTGGGTGCGCCGGGGTGCGGCGCAGGCTATCGAGCCTGATAGTGAGTTCGTGGCGCGCGCGTGGGCGGAGATTAAGGCGGGTAGGCGCGTGTTCGTTGTTGCCCCTCACGTGGAGGGCGATGATGCGGGCACGGTCGCGTCTGTGAAGCCCTTGTTTGACGCGTTGTCGAAGGGCGCTTTCAAGGGGGAGCGGTGTGCTATGTTGCATGGGAAGATGCGTAAGGATGCTCAGGATGAGGTGATGGCCGCGTTCCGTGACGGCGAGTACGATGTGCTGGTCGCATCCCCCGTGGTTGAGGTTGGTATTGACATTCCTGACGCTACTGTGATTGGCGTGTTTAGCGCGGATCGTATTGGTGTGGCGAGCTTGCATCAGATGCGTGGGCGCGTGGGCCGTAATAGTTTCCAGTCGTATTGTTTCCTGGTTGCTGACCCGCAGGTGATGTCCGGGCGTGGCGTGAAGCGTTTGGAGGCTTTGGTGGCTTCTGATGATGGTGCTGCGTTGGCGTTTGAGGATATGGCGATGCGCGGAGGCGGCGACGTGTTTGGTGAGAGTCAGAAGGGAAAGGGGCGGACGCGTTTCTCGAACATCATGACTCAGGCACCTTTGTTGGGTGACGCGTCGGATGACGCTGAGCGTATTCTCGCTGACGAGACTGTGAGCGAGTCGGCGGTTGCGGCTGCCGTGGAATTGTACGGTGAGTACAGGGGCGACATGCTGTGAGCGTGGGAGCGTTTGTTCGCGTGGCGTTGCGCGGTTATTATGTTAACAGTTTCCTTTCACCGGTTTGGAGTGTGATTTGCTGATGGCGGGTAAGAAGATGACGAAGAATGGCGGCGACGCCCAGGCATCGCTCTTGGTGCAGGCGCGCCGCTTTGTGCGCAGGAGGTACCACACGAGGGGCGCGCGCGGTCTCGTCGCGCCGCTTGTGGGCGCAGTCGTGTTTGTTACCGTGGGCGTGTTGTTGGATGTGTTCGCTCCCGAGGGCCGCTGGTGGATGTATGCGCGTAGTGTCCCTGCGTTGGGCGGCGGCGTGTGCCTGGCGGTCGCCGTGGGCGTGCTGGGGCTGTTTTGGACTGATGTGCGTCGCCGCACGAAGCCTGACGGGTGGGAGCCGTGGAGGAGCCGTTTGAGTGTGCGTCAGCGCGTGGCCGCGTCCGTTTTGGGGTTTTCTGTGGCCGCGTTGTTGTCGATGGCTTCTGCTGGGACGTGGGCGTACACGCTCGGCGCGTGCGTGATGGTGTGTTACGTGCTGTCGTGTATTCAGTGGGCGTGGCCGACGCGCGCGGAGTCTGACCGTATGGAGTTGGGTATTCGTGATGAGCGGGATGGGCGTGCGCGTGTGGGTGTTGCTCGCACGTTTGATAACGCGGTGAGCGCTGCAAGGAAGCGTCGCAGGCGTGGCCGCTGGTGAGCTTTTGACGGGCGGACGGGTGTCGTGGCATGATGGTTGTGTGCATGTGGCGGCGCTGTCCGTCCGTCATTTCTTTCGTTTGGTTGTGCGCGTTTACGTCTTGCTTGCGTAATGTTGCGTGCGTTTGTGGAAGGTTTCGGTGGCCTGTCGTGTTGGAGCGGGATGCTCAGTTGATGGCTGAGATCACGAAGTTGGCTGATGAGTTGGATGCGGCGCTTGACGCGGGGTCGCTTGACCAGGTGAATCGCCTGATGTTGAGGGCTGCTAAGTTGGACTTGTTGCTGGCTACTAGGTCGAGTGCGGCTCAGGATGCGTTGCGGAAGGTTTCGGGCGAGTATAAGCAGGCTGTCGCGGCGGTGACGTTGCAGGTCCGGGAGTTGCCGTCTGCTGATATGAGGCGCGCGGCTGTGGATAGTGATGAGCGCGTGTGTGAGCTGGACGTGCAGGTGTCGGCGTATAAGGCGGCGATTGAGATGTTTAAGACCAGTTCTATGGCTGTTCGTGCGGCGTTGGATGCGTTGCAGACCGTGTCGAACAATCACCGTGCTGTCATGAAGCTCGTGTGACCTTCCGTCCGCTTGTTGCGGGCGCGATTTCGTTTTTCCGCTGTTTGTTGTTTGTTTTTCTGGTGGGGGTTGTTTCCTGGTGGCTGATTCTTGCGACCGTGCTGTTCGCTGTGTGTTGCCTGATCGTCGTGTGCGCGCCTTTTCGGCGTCGTCGCCTCGCGACGGCGCGGCGTTTTTGCGTATCTTTGCCGTGTGCGGCTTGATTGTTGTCCTGGTGTTGTGCGCGTGGTGGCTCGGCGGCGAGGGGTCTGAGGGTAGGTATGTTGTTGTGGGCGATTCGATGTCTCCTACTCTCGTGCCCGGCCAGGAGCTTGATGTTGATTCTGGCGCGCCGGTTCAGTCTGGTAGCGTGGTGGTGTTTGAGGAGCCGGAGGGTTGGCGGCATCCTGGCCAGGTCGCGGTTAAGCGTGTGGTGGCTGTGGCTGGCGACGTGGTGTCGTTGCGTGGTGGCGGTTTGTGGGTGAATGGTCGTATGGTGGCGGCGTTGCCTGGGTCGTGCGCGTCCGGCGTCGAGACTGTTGTGCCTGATGGTGGCGTGTTTGTTGTTGGCGATAATAGGGCTGTGTCTCGTGATTCGATGACTGTGGCGTGTTCTTCTGGTAGCGTGTCGGATGGTGTTGTGTCGTTGTCGTTTGTTCGCGGAGTTGTGCGCTGACAGTGGCGCGTGGTGCGAGAGGGTGTTCTGATGTCTTTTTTGAGGCTTGTTGTTGATAAGGACGCGTCGTTTGGCGTGTTCCAGGAGGCGCTGGCGCGCGTCCAGTTGGGTGGTGTTCCAGCACATTATGTGCGCGATGGGGAGCCGTTGGCGGCGTGCCGTGAGGGCGCGTTGTTTGATGGGGGTGACGCCAGGTCTCTGATTGTGCGCCGCGTGTCGGCTGATGACGTGAAGCGTTTCTCGCAGTTTTTTGGCGGCCTTGTTGAGGGCGGTGACGTGGCGAGGGCGGCTGACCCTGGCCTGTTGATTGTGTGTGAGTGTGCGCGCACGTCTACTCGCAGGTTGGAGAGGCTGGTTCGTGATGCTGGCGGTGACGTGGTGGTGTTGCCGAAGCCTGGGCGTGGCCGTAGCGTGGCTGACGAGTTGTTGGATTGTACGGGCTTGTCTGCTCAGGCGAAGCGTTTTTTGCGCGAGTATGCGGGTGAGGATTTTCAGGTGATTGTGCCCGTGTTGTGTCAGATCATGCTGAGTGTTGACCGCGCGGATCAGCGTCGTATTAGTGTCGATAATTTGACTGGCCGCCTGTTGCGTGAGGGGGCGTTGAAGCCGTGGCTTGTGGAGGATCCTGTTTTTCGTGGTGACGCGGCTGGGGCTGCGCGCGTGTGCCGCCGCGTGTTGGATGGGGGTGTTCACCCGTTGGCGGTTGCGAAGATTTTGGAGAAGATGCGCGTGATGTCGCGTGTCGCTTCCTTGTTGCAGGTGGGGTGTGATCGTTCGCAGGTTGCGCGCGCGGTTGGGTTGGATGCGTCGTCGTATCAGTTCCGCCTGGTGTTTGATCGTGCTCGCGCGTTGGGTGTGGGGAAGTGCAGGCTGTTGTCTGATTTGTCGTCTCAGTTGTCGCGTGGGTTGAAGTCGTCCACTGCTTTTGGTGGCGAGGAGTTGTTGACTGTGTTGGTGCCGTTGATGGCTGACGTGGTTGCTGGTCGCGTGTGTCGTGTGCCTCGTTTCGTGTGCGACTTGCCGGGTAACTAGTTGTCGTGTTACTGTTGTTTTTGTTCGTGCGAGTTTAACTGCTTGCCTTTTGGTTTTTGTTGGCGGCGGTTATTGAACGCATAAAAGGTGTGCGCCGTTTTTGGCGCTCGTTTTCCTAGAGGAGAGTGTTTCTATGTCTGACATTGTTCGCGATAATGGTAGCGAGCTGGACGGGATTGATGAGGTGACGCAGAGCGTTACCGGCGAGGGCGGCGCCCAGCCTGCCGATGGCGGTTCTGCGGTGTCGTGGGATGAGATCGTGTCCGGCGGGGAGTCGGGTTCGAGCTTGGAGCATGACGGCGTTAGCGACGCTGGTGCGGCTCGTGTGAAGCGTAAGCGCACGGTGGCGGTTTTCGCTGTTGCGGGTGTCCTGTTGGCTGGCGTGTTGGCGGCTGGCGGCGCGTACTGGTGGGAGCATCATGATGATGTGGAGGTGCCGTCTGCTCCCGCCGTGTTGTCTCAGGGTGTGGACCCGTGCGCCGGTTTCACGTCGGTTCGGCTCGCCTGTAGCGTGGAGCAGGTGACTTCGGGCGATGTTGCGCGTGACGCTCTGGTGTCTCAGTCTGCCCAGGCTGGTTCGACGGTTAATATGGGGGATGCGGTTGTGTTGTCGTATTCGTCGGGTCCGGCGTCGGCGTTTATGCCTGACGTGTCGGGTATGAGCGTTGAGGATGCGACGAAGGCGTTGTATGCGGTTGGCGTGTCTGTTGGTGAGGTGCGTCAGGTTGAGGCTGGCACGGTCCCGGTGGGTACTGTGACGGGTGCTTCTGTGGCCGCTGGCTTGGAGGTGTCCAACGGTGATAGCGTGTCGTTGGATGTTGCGTCTGGCCGCGTGAATCTGCCTGATTGGAAGGGTAAGACTCGCGAGTATGTGGAGTCGGATGCGAAGAAGATCGGCGTCACGGTGTCGTTTAGTGAGCAGGAGAGTGACGGCGGGGCGGGTGTCGTGTTGTCTCAGTCTGTTGCTGCTGGCGAGGTTGATTCCGGGACGGAGGTGAGTGTTGTTCTGTCGAAGGCGAAGTCTGATCCTGAGTTGGCTATTCCTCGTGTGGTGGGCTTGTCGGGTAACGACGCGCAGGCTGCGCTCGTGAAGGCTGGGTTTTCTGCGGTGACTGTTGTGACCGTGAAGAACAGTGAGGTTACCTCGGAGCAGGTGACGCATGTTGTTCCCGCCGAGGGCGCTAAGGCTAAGGCTTCTACCCCGGTGACGGTTGTTGTGTCGCAGCCTTACGCGTCTGCGTCTGGTGATCGTCCTCAGTCGAAGTGATGTGCGGGCGCGCCAGGTGGGGTCGCGCGTGTGTAGCGCGTTTCCCGTTTGGCGTGCCCGTTTCCTTGTTATCTATGTGAAGGATTGTGTGTGAGTACGAAGAAGAGCAGGAATACGCCTCGTCATAGGGGCGAACGTAAGCGTGGCGCGTCGTCTGGCTGCCCGAAGCATCGCGTGAGGGCTACGGTCCCCCGCGCTGGTGGTGTGGCGGCTGTCGCGGCTGCCGCTGTGGCGTTGTGCGCGATGCCGGGCGTTGGCGCGGCTGCGGCTGCTGACGCGCCGGTTGATACGGCTGATGCGCGCGTGAGCGTTGCGACGAGCACCGGTGTGGCGTCTTATGATTTTAAGACTGGCGTGTCGCCTGAGTCGTTGGGCGAGTTTTTGGAGTCGAAGGGCGTGGACCCGGCTCTAGTGCGCACGTCTGATTCTAAGGCGGTCGATGAGGGTCAGGTCATTCATGCGGGCGATTCTGTGCGCTTGTATGCTGTTGAGGAGTCGCGCACGGAGAGTGTGGAGGAGATTCCGTTTGAGACGGAGACTCGCCCGTCCGATGAGCTGTTTGTTGGCGAGAGGCGCGTGCAGCGTGCGGGTGAGCCTGGGAGCGTGACGAAGGTTTCGACTGTTCGTACTGACTTGTCGAAGGATAAGAGTGTGAACGCGTCGGCTTCTGATGGGGCGGATGCTGATAAGGTTGAGTCTACGGTGTCGTCTACTGTGACGAAGGCTCCGGTGAGCGAGGTCGTGTTGGAGGGGACAAAGCCTCGCGAGGTTGAGGCTGCGCCTGACGCTGACGATGCTTCCGGTGACGCCGCTGGCGTGTCTGGCGGCGTGAGCGTCGCATCGGGTTACGTGTTGTCTGATGAGGCGGCGGGTAATCGCGCTGTGCAGTTGGCGTTGAGTAAGCTGGGTTCCCCTTACGTGTGGGGCGAGGAGGGTCCGGACGCTTTTGATTGCTCGGGTCTCGTGTGGTGGGTGTATCATGACAAGTTGGGTTACACAAACCTGCCTCGCACGGCGGCTCAGCAGCTTGCGTATGGTACGCGGGTGAGCGTGAACGACCTGAAGCCGGGCATGTTGCTTGCGTCGAGTACGCATATCGGCATTTATATCGGTGATGGTCAGATTGTTCACGCGTCGCATCCGGGTGTCGGTGTGACAGTGAGTTCTCTTCAGTGGGCGCTTGATTATGGGATGGTTCCTATCGCGTTCTGACGTTGTTTCGCCTGCCCGCGCTGTGGCGCGCCCCATGCTCCTTTTGTGTGGAGTGTGGGGCGCGCCTTTTCTCACCCACTGTTTTTGTGATGGAGGTCACTTTGTTTCTGGTTGTTTTAATCTCGCCCGCGTGATATTATGGTTTCATCTGGTGATCTTGTGTGTGGGTGATCCGGATGTGACACTCGCGTCTGTTGGGTGTTCGCGTTGCTTGCTGGCGCTATTTGAGCGTTGGCCGTCCTTCTGGACGTAATCAAGAGCAGAGAAGACTGGCTGCCGTAAGGTAGGTTGGCGCTAACCCCCATTGTGGGCGAAAGCAAAGAGCTTGATTGCGTAACCGTAGGGGTTTCGTGAACGTCTCGCATATTGCGGGTGTCGGGTTGCGCGGCTTTTAGCTGCTGCACCGCCCCCAACTGTTCTTGCGCTTGCGCGCTCAGGGAACACGCTTGGCGGCCGCGTGGCGGGGTTCTCCTCGCTGATGCTGGTTGTTTTGTGTGTTTCTCTTTGAGTGCCCGTTTGAATGGTTGGGGGTTTTCTTTGTTGTGGGGTTGGTTTGCTTTCTTCGACGATGTTGCGTTACGATAGGAGCAATATTGGTAAGTGAGCTGGAAGGCTTGGGGTGATTCGCCGGATGGGTTCTTATATGGCTGTGAAGGTTCGTCTTGACCCTACGCAGAGGCAGGAGCGCCTGATGGCGAGTCATGCCGGTGCCGCGAGGTTCGCATATAATGCGGGTCTCGCCCACGTGAAAGAATCGTTAGAAAACAATGAGCCTCCCGAGTGGTCGCATTATTCTTTGCGTCGCTGGTGGAACGCGAATAAAGATGAGCTTGCTGTCAACCAGGCCACGGGTGAGGTGTGGTGGGATCAGAACAGTAAGGAAGCCTACAGCGGGGCGTTGCGTGACCTAGCTCGCGGTTTCTCGAACTGGTCTCAGTCCCGCAAAGGGCAGCGTAAAGGCCGTCGTGTCGGGTTTCCTCGGTTCAAGTCCAAGAACACTACCATGCGGTTCGCGTATTCTACCGGTTTCACCGCTCCAACGGCTAGTGACCCTTACGGGTTGAAACTTCCTCGTATCGGCCGGGTGCATTGCATGGAGAATGTGCATGAGCGCATTTCTGGTGCTCGCCTTATCCGCATAACCGTGTCACGTCGTGCTGGCTGTTGGTATGCGAGTTTGACCGTGGAACGTGAACAGTCATCGTCTCCTGTTTGCAGTCCTAAGCGTGGCGTGGTTGGTGTTGATCTTGGCGTGAAAAACCTCGCCACACTCTCAGATAGTACCGTTATCCCTAGCCCTCGCGCCCTGAGCGCGAAGCTAAGGGCGTTGCGGAAAGCACAAAAGGCGCTGAGCCGCAAGGTCAAGGGCAGCGCACGTCGCGAGAAGGCCAAGGGGCGGGTTGCTCGTTTGCACGCCCGCGTGGCGGACGTGAGGGCTAATGCGATTAACAAGGCCACGACCATGATCGCTGAGAACTATAGCGTTGTGTGTATCGAGGACTTGAATGTTGCGGGCATGGTGAAAAACCACAACCTTGCACGTAGCGTGAGCGACGCCGCTTTGGGTGAGTTTCGTCGCCAACTAGAGTACAAAACCGCGCGCACTGGCGCGGTGTTGTGTGTGGTTGACCGCTGGTTTCCGTCCAGTAAAACGTGCTCAAACTGTGGGGTAGTGAAAGCCAAGCTGTCCCTGAGTGAGCGGACGTTCAACTGTGACGCTTGCGGCCTGTCGATAGACCGTGATGTGAACGCGGCAATTAACATCAAGGTCGCCGGGAGTGCCCCGGAGACGTTAAACGCGCGTGGAGGGGACGTAAGACAAAACCAACGTACCGTTGGGAACGCTGACCCCGGTGAAGCGCGAACCAAGCTGGCGCGTCAAAGCGCCATGGGGCTTGGAGCTGGCCTTGGTAACGAGGCCATGCAACCTAGAATAAACTAGGCTGTAACGGGGTTTTCTTTTTGCGCGCGCCCGCGTTATTATCGTATTATCGGTTTACCTCGTTCGCGCCCCGACCGCTTCGGCGGACGGGCGCGACCGTCAAGAAGGAGTTTGTATGCCCGGTTTGCACGCGCCCGGTGGTGGCGCGCATCGTCGTAGGGGCCGTAGTCGCCTGAGTATTTTCCTTATGGCGCTCGCCGCTGTTCTATTCATGACCGGAGGCGGCATGATCGTTAACCAGTTGTGGTGGAGTGACCATCGTGCGACTGGCATTATGAGCCATAATTTGAGCGTGTGGGATGAGACGCACGCCGATCAGCCGAAGGTCACGACTGTCGCGAGCGTGAAGCGCTATGATGACCCGGCGGGTTCGTCCACTGTTCCACCAGAGGGAAGCGCGTACGGTGTGCTGCATGTGCCGTCGTGGGATCACATGCGTATCCCCGCATCTAGCGGCTACGATCAGAAGACTATCTTGGATAACGGGTGGCTGGGTTTCGACCCGCAGTCCGCGTACCCGGGGACGAGTGGTGTTGCTGTCGGGTTTGGTCACCGTCGCACGAACGGCAGCAACCTGTTCGGTATCGACCGCTTCCAGGCTGGGGACCATGTGATTATGGAGACTGAGAGCGCGTGGATCGTGTTCGACTACGCGGACAGTAGCATCATTGAGCCGACTGACGTTGAGGCGGCTTATAGCGCCCCGTCGGGCTACCCGCAGGACGGGCGTTATTTGAACCTGGTCACGTGCACGAGTACGACGTTTGGCGCGTACGGTAACGATCACCGTCACGTGGCGCGTTTCGTCATGTCGTATTGGGTGGATAAGAGTGAGGGTGTTCCCGTGGAGCTTGGGGGTGACAGGTAATGAGTGTAGCTGTCGTGAACGCTCCCGGTCCGTCTGCCGCGTCGCAGGCTCGCGGGAGGGCGGCGCGCGGCCGGTCGCGTCGCCGGTGGGTGCGCGTGAGCCGCGTAGGCGTGCTCGCGTTCCTGTTGGCGCTGACTGGCACCCTGTTTTGTTACGGGTCGATTGCGTGGAACCAGTCTCGCGGGTACAGCGTTCGCGAGGTCGTGTCGGAGAGCATGGTTCCTACCTTGGTGAAGGGTGACGTGGTGCGCGTGGACTCGTCGAAAACACCTACCGTGGGTGAGATTGGCACGTACGTGAAAGCGGATGGTCGGACGGTGATTCACCGCGTTGTGGACACGCCTGGCGGGGTGTTTATTTTCCGTGGGGACGCTAACAGCGTGGATGACGCTCCGGTTGACGCGTCGGCGGTGACTGGCGCGTATGCTGGTCGTATGGGTCCGCAGTGGTTGTATCGCGCCTACCAGTCTCGCGTGTTGGCTGGCGTGGCTGTTGGCGGGCTTTTGCTCGCGGGCGTGGGTCATGTTATGGTTGGTCGTGTCATGAGGCCGCGTAAGAGCGCCCTCACCGTGTAAGATTGGATTGCACGCCTCATTGTGCGGCGTGCATGAGGCTAGGAGACGCTAAGCACTATGGGCGCGTTTAGGATTGCTCACCTGTCGGATGTTCATTTGGGGTACAGGGCTGGTAGGCGCGACACGCCCGAGCACGTGAACGTTCGTGTGCAGGACGGGTACACCCTCCTGCATGCTATTGTCGGCGAGGTGATCGCTGAGGGCGTGGACGCTGTTGTTATTGCGGGCGACATGTTTCATTCGCCGCGCCCTGACATGCGCGCGATTTGCGTGGCGCAAGATGAGCTTCGCAGGTTCGCTGACGCGAACATTCCCGTCTACCTGTTGGCGGGTAATCACGAGGCGGTGGATAGTGCGAGCGAGATCGCGTCGTCTCGTGTCCTGCATGATCCGGATAGGCGTATTTACAGCATTATCGACCCGTACGCGACGTTTGAGATGGCGGACGGGCTGATGCTGCACATGGTGTCGCATCACATGTACATGGGCCAGTCGGAGACGATGAGCCGCGTTGCGGCCACGCCGGGCGCGGTTAACGTGTTCACGACGCACGGCGGCGTGATTGACCCGATTATGAAGATGCGCCTGCACGCTCAGCAGTCGCCGCGTGAGATCGTGATTCCCGATCACCTGCTGTCGCAGAATGGGTGGAGCGCCGTCATGTTGGGGCACATTCACGAGCGCAGCACCGTCCAGGACAGTGCCGGGAACAGCGTCTACTACAACGGCTCCGTTCTTCGTCGCGGGTTCTCCGATCAGGATAATGGCGCGGGCAGGGGTTGGACGCTGTGGACTATCCGCCCGGATGGGTCGGCGTCGTATGAGACGCGTTCGCTGCCTCAGCGCCCACAGTACGATTTCGCTCCCATTGACGCGTCGGGGTTGTCTGCCGCGCAGGTCACGGGCCTTGTTGTGGAGAATCTTCGCTCCACGCAGGTTCGTGAGAGCGGGCTGTTTGTGTGGGAGGATGCTCCGATCCTGCGCCAGCGCATTACGGGCATCACGTCGGCGCAGTATTCTGGGTTGGATACGCGCATGATTGGCGAGGAGGCGGCTCACGCGTTGTCGTGGAAGCTGGAGCCTGTTTTTGCGTCTGTGAGTGCGCCCGACCCGTCGGCGGATGATGGTGATACTGTTGGGCGGCGTGTGGCAGTCCCGTTTGAGCAGTGGTGCGCGTCGAGTGAGGCTCTTGGTGCGGTGCCGGAGTGTCAGCGTAGTCTCGTGTTGGGGCGCGCTGAGGAGTTCATCAAGTTTGGCCGCGACGCGTCTTATGTCGTATCCGAGTAGCGCTACTGTTCACCCGCGCTTTGGTTTACTTGTAAAGGATGTTTACTGTCGTGCTTGCTTTCCTCTCCGAAACCGTGGACACTGTTCGTCGCCATGCTCTACTGTTGGCGCTCTTGTTGTCGGCTGGCGTGTTGTTGTCGGGTGGTGCGGCGTTGTCTGGTAGCGGCTTGTGGTGGGTTCCCGCGTTGATCGCTGTAGGTCTCGTATTGGGGTTCGTGTTGCATGCGAACGCGCCTGTCGTTTTGAAGAGCGCCGCTGTTCTTGTGTTACTGTTCGTGTTGTCGGCTTCCGCGTCGATGACTGCCGCGTACGGTGCGGGTTTGGGTGGCGTCGTGTGGTCGTGCTCGCTGTTGCTGTTGGCTTCCGTGTGTTTGACGTACTCGTATTGCACGTTCGCTTTGCGTAGCAGGTGGGCGGCGTTGGCTGTGGCGCTTGTGGCCGATTACGCTGTGACTATCGCTGTGGCGTTTGGTGCGGGCTGGTCGCTCACTGGTAGCTCTCTTGTTGGCCTTGCGGCGGGCGTTGCCGTGTTTTGTTTCCTGTTTCGCCCTCGTAGCACGAAACGCGCGTATGAGGGCATGGACGTGAATTACATGGGTGAGCGTGAGCTTGCCGCGATTGTCGGTAACGTGGAGTTGGCTGGCGGTAGCGCTGTCGCTCACGTGACTGATAGGGCGCGTAACAAGGGCGGCGTTGTCGCGTATAGTGAACGCGCGTTTTACGTGTATCCGCTGCGCGTGGATGACAGGTTCGCCATTGGTGGCCGCCGAATGGGCGGTAAGGGCGAGCGCGTGTCGTATCGGGGGCGCGACATTACAGGGTTCGTTGAGCGCGTCCTGGTAGATAACGTTCGCCACGTAGACAAGAGCACCCCTATCGTACTCGTGCTGTTGGATTTGAACCGTCGCGGGTCTCGTAAGCCGATGGTGTTTTCAGTGAATAGGCCGGACTTGCGGCGCGCGTTGCCCGTCTTTTCCGTTCCGGCGTCCGTGTCGGATTTGCGTAGCGGCAAGGTGGATTTGCTGGCGCTTTTGGAGGATGAGGCGGCGGGGGCTGGGGTCCCCGTGTTGTCTGAGCGTGATCGTCGGGTGCTTGACCGTTTGGGATGTGAGGGTCGTTGACTGTAAGGTGGATGTATGCTTGAATTTTCTTCACTACACAACCACAGCGAGGACGGTAGTCAGCTTGACGGGTTCTCGCCTGTGGAGGATTATGTGGCCTCCGCCGTGCGGCTTGGTCACCGCGCGGTCGGCTTGACTGATCACGGCGGCATGAATGGGCTGAATCGTCTGATTAAGGCCGCGAACAAGGCTGGCATTACGCCGGTTCCCGGCTGTGAACTGTATATGGCTCCCGATAATCCGTTGGGCGCGCGCGTTCAGGAGCGCGTGTTTTACGGTGGCGGCGGCGAGGGTGACGTGTCGTCTCGCGGCGCGTACACTCATTTGACGGCGTGGGCGTACAACGATGATGGTGTGCGTAACTTGTACAAGTTGAGCGAGTTGGGGTCGCGTGAAGAGCATCGCGTGACGAAGCATCCGCGCATTGACCTAGACATTTTAGAGCGCCACAACAGCGGACTCATTGTGTCTACGGGGTGCCCGTCGTCTGAGTTGAATACGCGCCTGGCTTTGGGGCAGGTGGACGCGGCGGTCAAGTATTTGGACCGTATGGTTGAGATTTTTGGTGACCACATTTTCTTCGAGGTCATGTTTCATGACATGGCGTTGGAGAAGCAGCTAATCCGCGCCCAGATGCGTTTGCGCTCCCAGTTGGAGGGCCGCTACGGCAAGGGCGTTCTGCGCTTGTTGGCGACTAACGACGCACATTACACGCGCCCGGAGCAGGCTGTTGGGCATGAGCAAATGTTGTGCATGAACACGGGGTCGTCCATGTACGACAAGACCGTGGACGAGGGCGGTACTCGGTTCGCGTTCAACGGTAGCGGCTACTATATGAAGTCCGCCGACGAAATGTACGCTGCGTTGCGCAGCGGCGGGTTCAGTGAGGACGACGCGAAAGCGGCGCTCACTGGCACAAGCGTTATCGCTGAAATGTGCGAGGGCGGGTTCAGCGTGGTCGAATACGATCAGCACCGCCGACCGAGCATTGACCTGGGCGGCGAGGGCGACACCGCGTATTTGGAGCGTATCGCCCGCGAGGGTATTAAGACTCGTTACCCGCGTGCGACTGCTGACGATCTGCGCGTGATCGACGCGCGTATCCGCGAGGAAATGACTGTTATCTCTAATGGCGGGTTCGAGCAGTACTTCCTCATCATTAAGCACGTGGTGGATTACGCGAACGAGCATTTCAGCGTGCGCGACAAGCACGGGAACGCCCTCATGTACGCGGTCGGCCAGGGGCGAGGCAGCGCGCCTGGTAGCCTCGTCTTGTACCTGATTGGCGGCACAAACGTTGACCCCATTAAGTATGGTCTCCTGTTTGAGAGATTTTTGTCGGATGGTCGCGGTAACGTCATGCGGGTCGATGTGGGGGATCGTTCGTGGCTTGTCCCATCCGCCGCTCTCATCCTTTTGGAGGATGGGACGCGTAAGCGGTGCATGGACCTCGTGTTCAAGGGATCGGACGGCGGCGAGCCGGACGTGTTGGACGATCACGCGCTCGACGAGTATCCGCTTGTCTGCGAAGACATTGCCGCCTAGCTTTTCCGCGCCCACCAAACGTGCGGCGCAACCACGCACAACCGACCGTAAACGCACCTAGTAGTGCAGAAAGATGTTAACCGACTAATGACAGCGAAGAAAACAACGACCAGCAACCCCGACAACGTGCCTGTGGATGGCAGCAAGGTCACCGATTTGACGACGGCGTATAGGCCGCGAACGTTCGATGAGGTTGTCGGCCAGGATGCGACCGTGAAGGGTGTGCGCGCGTATGTGGCGAAAGCCAGGGCCGCCCACGCTGCCGGTAGCACGAACTATCCTCATGGCCTCCTGTTCAGCGGCGAGTCCGGGTGCGGTAAGACGACGCTCGCCTATATCGTGGCTCGCGCCCTCGTGTGCGAGAACATTCAGCCCGGCTACAACCCGTGCGGCGAGTGCGATTCGTGCGTGGCTGTCTACGATTATGCGACGGGTGAGAGTAACCCGTTGTGCGCGAAGCGCGTGATCGCGTCTACTGGCACGGCGAACATGTCTGCCGTCGGCGATTTGATTAGCTACACGTCTGTCAGGTCTCCTCTGCCGTCCGGGTTGAAGATCGTCATTATTGACGAGTGTCACCGGATGAGCGCCGCCGCTCAGGATGCGCTGTTGGGCGAGTTGGAGGATGAGAATAAGGCTCGTGCTAAGGGCACGATTTGGATGTTCTGCACGACCGAGGCGAAGAAGGTTCAGCCTGCGGTGATGAATCGCACGACACCGTACGTTATCAAGGGCGTGTCGGACGAGAAGATGGCGCCTCTGTTGCGTCGTGTTGCCGAGCAGGCGGGCGTGACAGCGGACGATCAGATGGTGGATACTGCCGTGTTTTATGGTGGCGGTAGTATTCGTGGCGCGTTGCAGTATTTGGGTCAGTTGGCGGATGGTTTGCCTCTCGCGTTGCCGAAGTCGCTTGATTTGTTTGAGGCGATTTTGCGCGGCGACATGCTTTCTGCTGTGAACGTGTACGCTCAAGACGAGAGCGGTTTTGAGCTTGCTCGTCGTTTGTATTCGCATTTCAGGCAGGCGCGCGACTTTTTCCTAGAGCTTAATGATCGCGTTCCGGCTGAGGAGCGTCGCTATAAGCCGCCGATTTACGACAAGGATCTCTTGCGTCATGGCCTGGTTGGCATTGAGCCGTTGTTGGATTGCATGTGCGTGTTGTCGTCTGCGCTACTGGATTACATGAAGACCGGGTGCAGTGAGGCGCTAGAGGCGAGCGTGACGGTTCGTCTTATCCGCTTGTTGGGTGAGGCGCGCAAGGCGGCTGCTCAGCGTCGCGCGAAGGCCGCCGAGGCAGGTTCTAGCCGCGAAACGGGTTCTCTCCCCGCGCCGGGCGAGCGATGAGCGGTCGCCTGTAGTTTGCCGTCCGCCAACGCTTCCCGTGTTTTCTACGGGGGCGTTGGCGTCGATTTGCTTCCTGGGATGACGCGTGTTATTTTGCTGTTAGATGTGTATGTGACAGTTGAGGGTTTCGTTGATATTGGCTATATAGCTGGTGTTGAGTGTATTTTTGGGAGGGCGCGTTGGCTAAAAACCAGACGTACAGGGCGTTTGCCGCGCGACCCTCCCACATTCTGGACTTGAACGGTGAGCTACTAGATGGCGCTCGTGTTTTGGCGTCTCTTGCGTCTGAGGTTCGAGACATCTCATCCTACGCAACCTACGTGGTCCGTAACGATGAGGCGCTAGGTGACGAGTTAGAGCGTGTTGCTGTCGCTCAACCTACGACGGCTGGTCGCAGGGCAGGCGTTACTATGCCCGATTTTCTAGTGTCTGGCAAGTCTGGTAGATCGCGTAAAGAGATGCTGGTTCAGCATCGTGTGGTCACTGAGTGCCGCTCCTATCAGGAGCGTGTTAAAGCCGCGAACGGCGAGAGTTCCAAGTACGTGAGCCAAGGTTGGAAGCGTACTGTAGATGCGTCCGCGCCGGGCTATGGCGAGGACTACGTGAACCTCGGAGCGGTGGATAAATGTTACGCCGCCATTGAAAATAACCCTTTTGCCGACGGCGAGATCGTGCTGCGACTGGTTATTCAAGGCGCGTGGTACCGGCTGATCTTCGACTTTGACAACGAGCGATTCGCCGAGGGGAAAGTCACCCTACCCGTCATTAAGGTACAGGACGGTGAGCCTGTTTTTATCTTCACGGTCGTGACCGACAACCCTGTTGTCCAGTTTTCCGGCGACTGGGTGATCGGCGTGGACGTGGGAATCAACAACTACGCAACTGTGATAGTGCGCGACGTTAAGACCGGGCGGATCGTGTATGAGACGACACTCTCCCAGCGGGTCCACTCACTGTGGAACAGCGTTCGCGCGTCGCAGCGGCAGGTTAGCTACCTCAAGAAGAAGTCCGACCGGCTCCTACTCTACCGGCAAGAGCGCATGGCCGCCCTGGATGAGGCGCAGCTCCACCGCGAGGCCGCATCCAGAAAGAAACGTGAGCTGGCGATTCTCGCGGCGCAAGAGATAGCCGACCTCTCCCACCTGTGGGATAACGCTGTCGTCGCGGTGGAGGATCTAGGCTGGATTAGCAACACCATGCAAAACGGCAGGTGGAACCGAGGGGCGCTCGTGCAGTGGCTCACTCACTACGTGTCACAGAACGGCGGCTGGGTCGTCACTGTAAGCCCCGCGAACACGTCGCAACAATGCCGCGTGTGCGGTGCTAAAGTCTCGCACCCTACGCATAAGGATTCGGTCTGCCCTGAGCATGGGGTGATGGATAGGGATGTGAACGCTGCGGCGAATATCGCCGCACGTGCCGTACCAAAGGTTGAAAAGGCGAGGAAAACACGGGCGAAAAACCGGAAACTACAGCCACAGGCCGCCCTTAAAACGCCTGTCGCTAGGCGTTCGTTGAAGTATCCTGGGCGCGACAGGACAAAGAGCGTGCCTACGCCAAAAAGGAAGAACCGACCCCGAGTTGTTAGGGAGGTGATTCTTCCTTTCAGCCCCGCTAGGGTCACTGTGACCAGGGTACTAGCGGACTGTGACGCGCAGGGCGCCACGGGGACTTGCCAAGCGGCTATCAAACAAGGTAACATGACTGACGAATGGAGGTTATGTAGCCTTATTTGATACTGTAAGGATCGTTGAGTGCGGCCGCGTTTTCGGCTGGTTGCGTGATGGGTGTGGGGGTTTCCTGTATGGGTATGATCGTCGATAGCATCAGCTATCATAAGATTGGTTCGCCGCCGGACGTGGATACGGACTTCCCGGAGTCCGTTCGCGATGCCATTTACTACGATTACCTTGTGGGCGAGTGGGGGCGTGAGAACGTTGCTCACGTGACCACGTTGGGTACCATTCAGGCGAAGAAGGCCATTGATGCGGCTGCGAAAAACTATCGTATTAGTGTGGCTGAGGCGACTGCCGCGAAGAAGCTGCTGCCCGATAAGATGGAGGGTACGCTCGCTGACTTGCTTGCGTCTAACAATGAGGTGAGCGCACAGTTCGACAGGCTGAAAGAGCGCAACCCGCGCTGGGAGGATGCGCTGAAAGCTGCCGTCCAGTTGGAGGGGCATGTCAACCAGTATGGCGTTCACGCGGGCGCTGTCATCATCTCGAACGACTCGCTTGTGAATCATTCTCCCGTGCGGTGGAACCGTCAGGGTGAGCGCATGGACATGGTTCTGCAATACACGTACCAGGAGTGTGAGGCCCTTGGTCTCATTAAGTACGACTTCCTGGGGTTGGATACTCTCGGCATTTTGCAGGACGCGGTTCGTTACGTGCTGGACAGTAACGACGGTGAGGGTCCGAACCTTGTTGCGCTCGCTGAGGGTGACATGGATGACGAGCGCGTGTATCGTGAGATTTTCCAGCCCGCTCACACGATTGGCGTGTTCCAGTTTGGCACGTCGGACACGATGCGTGAACTGCTGCGCATGATTCAGCCTACGTCGTTTGGTGACTTGGCGGCGGCTACCGCTCTTGGTCGCCCTGGCCCTATGGAGATGGGTTCGCATATCATGTATGCGGACAGGAAGAATGGGCGCGCACCTATTGAGCCTATCCACAAGGATTTTGTGGGTTCTCCGTTGGAAGAGATTTTGGGTCCGACGTTTGGTTTGCCCGTGTACCAGGAGCAGGCAATGCGCGCCGCGCGTGCCCTGTCTGGGTTCAGTGCGCGTGACGCTGACGTTCTGCGTAAGGCGATGGGCAAGAAGAAGGCCGACGTGATGGAGTCGATGCGCGTCAAGTTCATTGACGGCGGCATTAACAACGGCTACAGCCGTGAGGCCATGAGCGCACTGTGGGAGTATTTGGCTGCGTTCTCTGGATACAGTTTCAACTATTCTCACTCTGTCGCCTACACGATCAACAGCTACCAGTGCGCGTGGATGAAATGCCATTATCCGGTTGAGTTCATGAGCGCGCTACTTCATTCCGCGTTGAAAACAGGTAGCAAGAAGAGCGCCGACAAGGACAAGCTGCGCATTTACTTGGCTGAGTGCAAGCGTATGGGTATTCGCGTGCTCGCCCCTGACGTGAACAAGGCGGGCGTAACGGTGACGCCTGACGCGGCTAACCGCACGATCTACTACGGTCTCGCTGACGTTGGTAACGTTGGCGTGGATGAGGCCGAGGCGATTATCCGCGAGCGCGAGAACGGTGCGTTTACTGGCGATGATTTGGAGCAGACGATGTTGCGCGTGCGCGGCTGTGGCGTGAGGTCGCGCGCGGCTGTGGCGTTGGCGAGTGTTGGCGGTTTCGATAGCGTTCGCGCGAATCGCGGCGCAGCGTTGGCGGCTGTGGAGGCGGCGTGGTCCGCGTCTCGTCGCACAGTCGATAATGCTATGGCTTTCGGGGGCGGCGGTGACTTGTTCAGTGAGTTCATGCCGGGCGAGAGGGTGGACCCTTACGCTGGTGTCGATGACTTGCCGTACGTTGAGAGGCTGCGCGGCGAGTACGAGTACATGAACACGTTCGTGTCTGGTTTTCCAACTGATCGCGTGGGCGAGGGGTTTGCTACGCCTGGCGTGTTGGAGAGGCGTTCTGGCCGGTGGTTTGACGCGTTGTTTACGGTGACGAACATGGTGGAGAAGGGTTCTAAAGACTCTAAGTACATGTTGTACACGATCAGCGACGGCGTGAGCACGCTACCGGTGCGCGAGAGTGACGCTATGAAGCGGCAGGCGCGTAAGTTGGAGCTGATGTTGGGGTTCCGCGAGTCGTTTAAGACTGGCGGGCCGCAGGGGTTTGTTCGTTCGCTTGATCATACTGATCGCCTGATTTTGGCGGATTTGTTGCTGGTTCCGACGCCGCGTTTGGAGATTGGGCGCGTGTATTGGGGCAGGTTCAATGTTGTGCGCGGTTGGGGCGATAACGCTGAGCCGCGTGTGGTGTTGTCGTCGTATGATGAGGTGCCGTTGAGCGCTGATGGTTCGTATGCGCATCGCCTGGTGACTGTGCGTGGCGAGTCTGGTGTGCCGTCTCCGTTGCCGTCTGGTGGCGGTCATGATTTGTGGACGGCGAGCGTGGTTCGCGGGTCGCGGGCGGTAAATACTGTGGCTGGCGTGTCTTTCCGTGACTTGTCTGGTGGTGACGTGATGTTTGAGCTACTGTATTCGGCGTTGTTTGCGTGTGGGTTTGAGGCTGCGCGCGTGTTGAGCGAGCACGGTCAGTTGGCGTCGGCTCCGGTGAAGCGGCCTTTGAGTGTTCGAGTGCCGCGTGACGTGCAGGTGCCGTCGGTTGCTGAGTCGTTTTCGTCCTCGTCTGCTCGCATGTTGCGCGAGGGGCTGGGTGTTGTTCCGGTGTCGTCGTTGATGGTTCCGGTTGGTGCGTCTATTCCTGACTTGCCGTCGGATGATTTCTTGGCTGGTTTCGAGCGGTCTGCGTTTGATCGCGGTAAGTATTCGCGTAAGCAGTGAGAGTGGAAGAAGGGGGTTAGCTGTGGGTCTTGTTCGCGGCCGTGTTGGTGTTGATGGTCGGAGTTTGGGGGATGCGCCTATTCCGGGCGTGCGCTCGCGGTCTGATACTGTGGTTGACAAACCCACAGCCGATTCGTTGACACGTGTAGACGCCCCTGTTAGTGTGGGCGAGGAGCCTACGACTGGTAGTTGGGACGAGCCGACGTTTGGTGACGAGGAGTTTCCAGTTGACGACTGGGAGGAGCCGCCTTACGACGACGCGCGCGACCACGACGCTGACGCTCTCGCAGGAAGCGAGGAAGCGTCTGGCGCTGAGTCACCAACGGACGATCCCGAAACGGGTGCAGGCGGCATTGACGGCGGACACACAGGCGTAAGCGCACCCGTAGACGCCTCAGATGAGCCTGTGGCGGGCGAACGCGCCTCTCTTGGCACTCGGATACGTTCTGTCGTTTCTAGGGCTGCTAGTGGCCGTTTGGGAGTGTTTTTTAATCCGGTTGCGCGTTTCCGTGAGCTGTCGGCGAGGGATGCGGGTGGGGCTGTGTCCGTGTCTCCCGTTCGCGCGTCCAACGCGTCGTCTCGCGCCGCTGTGCGTGACGGCGACGCGGGCGATAGTGAGTTCGATGCCGAGGGTGAGTTGTACGCCGCCGCCCGGGATGCTGCCGAGGGTGAGTTGCTTACTGTGGGTGACGAGGCCGATGGTGACATGGCGGGCGGCACTGAGGGTGACTCGCTGGACGACAATGATACAGAAAGCGCAGACGAAGCTGAGGATGTTAAGGACGGTGCGTCGCGTGCCGATGTGAAGCGTGGCTCGCGTTCTTCTGGCCGCACGGGGCGTGCTGTTCGCGCGTTCGTGTCGCTTTGTCGCCGCGTCCTGGGTGTCTTGTTGTGGCCTCTGTCGTTTGTGTCTCGTTTCGTTTCGCGCTTGGTTGCGCGTCCGTTGTCGTTTGTGGTGCGCGTATTGTCTCGCGTGCCTGCCGCCTCCCGCGTGGTGCGTCTGGTTTCTTCTGTGCCGAGGCGCGTTCGCAGCCTGTTGCGCGTGGTCGCGTGGACTGTTTTGTTGTGTGGCGTGTTGTTTGCGTTCGGGTGGCGTCCGCCGTTTGTGCCGGCTTCTTCCGGCGTGGCGGGTGTTGATTTGCCGGATAGTGGGCATTTGAGCGTGTCCGCGTGGCGTGTTGACGATGAGACTGTGAATGTCCATGTGGTGAATGATGGTGAGACTGTGGTTGAGGGCGAGAGTGTGGAGGTGCGCGCGTGGGCGTGGGTTCCGTTGTCCCGCCTACCGTGGAGTCTCGTGACGCGCACCGACGGCGGGTCGTGCGTGGTGGATATTGATAGTGTAGATGTTGAGGATGCGGCTGATTTCATTGTTTCTTGCCCGGCTGTGGGCGGGTTTGGCGAGTCGGTTGTTCCTGTTGGTTCGAGTTTCGGCGAGTAACGTTGTTGGGCGCGCTGGCGCTGGATTGGACGTGTTGAGTTGAGTGTGTATGTGATGAACAGTGCGAGGGGGCATCGTGCTGCTGATGCGGTGGAGCGTTTGCTGCGTGCTTCTGACGGCGATAATGGTGGCCGTCGCGTGTTTGGTGCTGCCGGTGCTGCCGCGTCACATTACCAGGGTGGCGCGTTGAAGGCTGGCGCGGACCAGGCGTACGTGTCGGCGTGGAGGGGCGCGTGTGAGGAGACGGGTGAGGCGTTGAGTAAGTGGGTGCGCTCGCGCGAGGACGCGTGCCTGGTGGAGAGCGTTCGGTTGAAGCCGGGCGTGGATGTGTCGTTCACTGGCGATTCCGATTTCTATGGTGTGGACCCGCATTGGGGTGTTGACCACGTGTTGATTGTTGGCTCTGCCGTGTTTTACATTGACTCGCGCCCGTGGGGTAAGAGGGCGGCGTACAAGTGGGTGGACGGCACTCTCATGGCCGGTAAGGACGAGGCTGAGGAGCCGATGCCTTTTGTCGTGGAGAACGCCGAGGCTTTCGGTAGTGTGATGCCGGACGATTATGTGCGTACTCAGATTGTCCATTGTCCGAGTGGCAAGTTCAATGTGGTGGCGTATGAGCTCGCGTGGTTTGAGGCTCCTGTTCAGGTGTGCGATAGTGAGCGGTTCATTAAGCGTGTGACGATGCTTGTTGATGAGCAGTTGTCGGAGTATCAGAAGGGTTTCCTGGATGCGGCTGTTGTCGCTAAGTATGCTGTGCGCGCGACGAAGCCTTACGATAAGTTCGCGAAGTTGAGGCGGGGTCTGTGAGCGCCGCTCCCACCGTCGTAGTGGTTCCGCCGTCCGATTCGAGTAGCGCGTTGGGGCGTAAGATGCACGCTTTGTTGGCGGGTGGGCGCCGGTATTTTGGGAGTGCTGGCGCGTCGTTGACGCAGCTCCTTGATAACCCTGAGCATGTGAATGGGTTTGGTCGTAGCGTGGTTCAGGTGGGGTTGGATGCTGAGCGGTCTACGTCGCAGTTGATTCGCGGGTGGATGACTGATAAGCCTGACGTGGTGTTGTGTGATAGTGTGCATGTTCGCGACTATGGTGGAGGCGACGGCGAGGATGGGGACACGGACCATGTGTTACTGTGTGGCCGTAGTGTGTTGTTGGTGGATACGAAGCGGTGGAAGTCTCGCCGCAAGTATTCGTTTAGCGACTCTGGGGCGGTGTTGAGGTCTGGGCGGTCTTTTGCTGGCGGACGGTTGGGGATGCGTGGCGCGCTTGGTATTTGGCGCAAGCATATGCCTGGGTGCAGGGTTGATGGCGTGGTGTGCGTGAATAGTGAGCGCGTGTTTGTTGTGTATGATCGCGCGTGGAAGCGTCAGCCGTTCAGGCTTGTGACGGTGGAACGCCTTGCTGAGCAGTTAGATTACTGGTACGGGCGCGCTGATCGTGGCCGTATCGAGTGCGATGTGGTGGCGCGTGTGGCGGCTATGTGTGTGAAGCCGTATGACGCGGTGCGCGTGTTGTTTGGCGGGCCGCCTCGGGAGATTGGTCTCGTGTGAGTAGCGCGCGGAGTTGTTCGCGTTTTTGTCGGCGTCATGCGCGTGCTTTTGGTGTCGTGCGCTATTGGCGTGGTGTTATTGGGTTTGTTTCGGTGACGTGAAGGAGTCATTGTGAGTTTTATTGTTGCGGATCAGGAGAAGGCTGAGCTGATCGCGGAGCGTTTGCAGGCGGTTCAGCTTTTCGGCAGCTCGTTCCAGTTGACGGTTGAGCAGTACGTTGAGGGTGTGAACGCTCAGCAGATTGGTGGGGGTATTCTCCCTGATTTGCCGGAGCTGATTGATGCGGCGTATCGTGACGTGAAGTTTAATGCGCGTACGGGCGTGTTTGAGTTCGTGCCCGAGGGTGTTATTCTCGCGGAGGATGCTGAGCGCGGTGTGAAGGCTCTCATTGAGGAGTTGAATGTTCGCGCGGATATCATCATGCTACAGGGTATGGTTCGTGTCGCTGAGAGTGAGGGTCGTATTGAGCGTGATAGCCTGTTGGCTGTGAACGACGCGTTGGAGTTGGTGGACGTTTACCAGGAGGATGGTTCTGACCAGATTAGCCTGGGCGAGAAGATTGTTCGCGGTAACCGACGGTTGAGTAAGTCTCAGACGAGTAAGGGCCGCCCGGTTGCGGAGGCTGCTCTCGTGAAGTTGTCGTCTGCGCCTGACTTGTTTGGTGATGGCACGATTACGTTGCGTGCTAGTGATCTCATGGATTATGACACGTCGTTCGTTGATTTGGTTCGTGAGGCTTTGGCCGAGTGATCGCGCGTCCGCGCCGCCGGTAGGTGGCTGACGCGTGGGGCGCGTCCTGTTTCTGGTCTGGTGTGGCCGGGTTGCGGGGCGCGCCCCGTTTCGCTTGTTGCGTGTTTTTCGGCGTTTTCGGCTATTTTGTTGCTGGTTCCTGTTTGTTTGTGTTCGTTTGCCGCGTTTTCTTTTGGTTGTGTGGTGGGCGGGTTGGGTGGTGTACTGTGAAGTTGTTGTCTGCGCGTCGCGTGGAGCCGGTTCCGTCGAGGTGTATTGAGGTTGATTCCCCTCGGAGGTTGTTTACGGTTGGGCGCGGCGGTAACGCGTTTGTGTCTCATAATTCGGTGGCTCAGCGCACTATCGTGTTTGCGACGATTCTGCGTTCTGACAAGTATCGCTTCCTGGGCGTGGATATGAAGCGCGTTGAGTTGAGCGCTTACAGGAAGTATTCGCATGCGGTTCTTGGTGTGGCGACTGATTTGCCGGATGCTGTGACGACTATCCAGTTTGGTGTGCGCACTATGATGGAGCGGTATGAGGAGATGGAGCATATCGGTGTTCAGGATTACTTTGCCACCGATGATCATGGTCCGGCGCTGTTGATTATGGTGGACGAGTGGGCACAGTTGACGGGTAAGGAGGCTGGCAGCGGCGATGAGGCGAAGGAGCGTCAGCAGCTCAAGGATGAGATTGTTGGTAACGTGCAGCAGATCACGCAGCTTGGACGCGCGTCCGGTGTCATCATGATTATTGCGACGCAGGAGCCTCGCGGCGATATTTTGCCGAAGGTTATTACGGGTAACTTGGCTGCGCGCGTGCAGCAGGGGCGTGTGCGTCAGACGGTGACGCAGATGATTTTGGAGGATCAGGCGGTTGAGGGTGCGCGTGTTGCGTCGTATCCGAAGGGTCGCGCGTTCGTGTCTGCGCATAATCAGCGTATTGGCCATATGCAGTCGTTTTTTGCGGACTCGTCGTGGTTGGATGAGGTGTTGGCTTCTATGGGGAAGAACCCGGATGGCACGCCGTTGGATGGGTCGCCGTCCGCTGTGGGCGAGGTGGCGGAGCCTCAGCCTATCCTGGGTAGTGGTGAGCGTGAGGAGAAGTATGACCCGTTGAGTGATTTTGATGCGGATATGGATGCGTTGATCGGGTTGGGCGAGGATGAGGATTTTTAGCGCCCGCTTATCTCGCTAGCGGCTGTGCGGCGCGCTGTTGGGCGCGTCGTTTCTTCGCTGACATGCGCCCGCCTCCGGTTTTATTCGGGGTGGGCGCGTGGCGGCGCTTTTGTTTACTGTGCTGAGTGGTTGACTGCGCTGTTGCGCGCCTGTTATTCTTGTGCTACAGGGGGAGTGTTTGTCCTTGCTCGTTGGATGTCCTGTTGGTTGGCGGGCGGGGTTGGTGTCTGCTGTGTAGCTGATTTGCTTTCTTCACTGATATTGTGTTATGGTAAATGCAATTGTTGGCAAGTGAGCGGGAAGGCGCTGGGGGTGATGTTGCCAGATGGGTTCTTATGAGGCTGTGAAGGTTCGGCTTGGCCCTACGCCGAGGCAGGAGCGCCTGATGGTGAGTCATGCCGGGGCCGCCCGTTTCGCATATAATGCTGGCCTCGCCCACGTGAAAGAAGCGCTAGACAACGGTGAGTCTCCCGACTGGTCGCATTATGCTCTGCGTCGTTGGTGGAACGCGAATAAGGATGAGCTTGCTGTCAACCAAACCACGGGTGAGGTGTGGTGGAGCCAGAATAGTAAGGAATCCTACAGTATGGGGTTGCGTAGCCTGGCGCAGGGTTTCTCGAGCTGGTCAAAGTCCCGCAAGGGTCAGCGTAAAGGCAAGAGGGTCGGGTTCCCTAAGTTCAAGTCGAAAAACGGTGCCATGCGGTTCGCGTATTCAACGGGGTTCACCGCCCCCAAGTCGAGTGACCCTTATGGGTTGAAGTTGCCGCGTATTGGCCGGGTTCATTGCGTGGAGAACGTGTACCGGCGCGTGAATGGTGCGCGTCTTATCCGCATAACTGTGTCTCGTCGGGCCGGGTTCTGGTATGCGAGTTTGACGGTGAAGCGCGAACCAAGCGGGCGCGTCAAGGCGCTGTGAGGCTTGGAGCTGGCCTTGGTAACGGGGCCATGCAGTTTAGGAGGTAAACTAGGTTGCAACGGTTGTATTCGGGTGAACCGCTCGTTGAGGTGAGTCGCGATGGCGTGGGTATCTTGTCTGATAGCGCGTTGCGGAAGATTGACTGCACGGGCGCTCGCGGCGAGAAGACGATTAGCGCGACTCTGATGAGCGCTCTAGAGGGGTGCCGTGCGAGTTGGGTAGTGGGCAATCTTGTGTTCCCGGAGGCTATCGAGGAGCCTGCGGATAACCCGAAGAGGCGCGGCTCGCTGTTCCATAAGGTGATGGAGGATTTTTACCGGCTTGAACCGGGTGAGCGTAACGCGCAGTCGTTGCGCGAGACGGCCGTGAGCGTGTTGGAGAGCGACGAGTTCAAGGACTTTCAGGACAATGGCGACGCTCTTAGGTGGCTTGATGAGGCTGTGCGCGGCTACCTGAATGTTGACCGCGACCCTCGCCGTGTGAACATTGCTGAGTGGACGACGGACTGGGGGCGCACTGTCCCCGGCTTGGAAGTGGCGGTGTCGTGGCAGCCGGAGGGCGTGAATCGCAAGTGTTTCGGGTTCATTGACCGCTTGCAGGAGTGGCACGGTAGGTTGTTCATTGAGGACTATAAGACGAGCAGGAGCGCGAAGCGTTACAGGTTCAACCCGTCGCGCCCCGACGCTGACCCCGATCATGGGTTGGCGGGCGCGCGTCAGCAGGCGTTTTACGCGATGATGGTGGAGCGTGCGGAGCGTGAGCGTGGTTCCAATCGTCCGGTTCATGCTGCTCGTTTGATTTTTCCGCTCGCTGACGGCGGGGTGAGTGTGAAGGTGGAGGATGTTCACGATCCGGGTTTCCGGGAGAAGGTGGAGCGTGATATTCGGGCGACTGACGCGCGCATGGATGAGTTGCATGATAGTGGGTTTGCGGGGTTTGAGCCTGGGCCGTTGTGTGCGTGGTGTCCGTTGGTGAAGTTGTGTCCTGCGGCTGCTGGCGTGGAGGCGCGTTTTTCTGCTGAGAAGTTTGTGAAGGCGCGTGAGGGTCAGCCTGAGTTCGCGGATTATGGGTCGGCGGTTGTTCGCGGACGGTGAAGCGCATGCAACGTCCTCCATTGGTGCCGGTGGATGGTGTTTTGCTATTGTCGTGTTGTTCCCCCTCGCCTCTCACTGTGGCTTGGGGTGGCCCGGAAAGTGAGGGGTTTGTTGTGCGATTGTTGACTGTCGGTGAGGCGCGGGAGCGTTTCGGCGTGGAGCGTTTGGGCTTCATGGGTGTAACGCACGCGTTGAGTGCGGTCACTGTGGCTGGCGTGGCTATTGGGTTGTTTCCTCGCGCGGTTACTGGCTTGTGGGATGCGCCGACCCTGGCGTTGTTGGTGGGGTTTGTTGCGTCGGTGGCCGGGTGGAGTATGGTTCCTGATTTGGATAATACGAGTGCGCGTGCGATTAGTGACCTTGGTCCTGTGGGTCGCGTGTTGTCGTTCCTGTTTCGCGAGTCGTCGTCGTTTGTGCAGGGTGTGACGGCGACGAAGTATGATCGCCGGTCTAATAATTTTCCGGACCCTCACCGTGGGTTGTGGCATACGATTGTTGGCGCGCTAGTGATGGGCGGCTTGGTGTGGCTGGCCGTGAGTGCAGCTGTTGGTTCTGTAACGGTGTGGGGCGTGAATGTTGGCGTTGGCGCGCTTGCTGCGTCGTTGTTTGTTGGCGTGAGTTTTCATTTGGCGGTTTCTTCTCTGTTCAAGCGTGCGGCTGATCGCGTGAAGCGCGGCTTGGGTTTTCTGGGTGACGTGGTTGCTTTCTTGCTGTCGCTTGTCGCCGGTTTCGCTGTGGTGTGGGTTGGTTCTGGCCAGTCTCTTGTGTGGGTTCCTGTTGCGGCTGTGGTGGGCATGTTGATTCACGATTTGGGTGATACGTGTACGACGAGTGGTACGCCGTTGTTTGCGCCGTTGGTGAAGATTCGTGGTAAGCGATGGTATTCGATTCGCTTGTCGTCGATTAAGGCGGGTGGCGAGGTTGAGACGCATGGTATTGCCCCGTTGTTGGGTTTGTGTGCGCCTGTGGCGTGCGTGTTTGCCTTGTGGCGCGTGTGGCCGTTGCTCGTGTCGTTTTCGTGATTTCGCGTTTTACGCGTGGTTTTGTGTGCCGCCCCTCTCTTTCTTGCGATTTTTGAGGGGCGGCGCTCGCGTTTTCGCCCTGTTTTGCAGGGGGCGGTACATGTGGTGTCGTGGGGCGCTGCGTCCGTCCGCGTCACCGCCGGGGACGCCGCCTGTTGCGCGGGTTTTTGACGGTCCTCGGTAAGTAGTGTTATTTTCTTATCATGGCTAAAACGATTAAGTATTGTACCGTTGATCCGTCACATCAGATTCCGGCGTACGGGTTCGTCGTCGAGTGCCCTGTTTGTGGCGGCGATGTCGCGGAGGGTGATCGCAAAGACCGTGACGCGGCTATCAAGAAAATGCGCTCGCCCGCCAGCGAGGGTGCGAGCGTTGGTGTGAAAACGGGGGCGGTGAAGCCGCTAAAGCCTGCGCGCCCGCTGTCGTCTGTGTCGTCAAGTCGCCCCGAGCGCATCCCCACGGGCATTGAAGAATTCGACCGGGTTATTGGTGGCGGTTTCATTAAGGGGATGACGTGCCTGTTGGGCGCGCCTCCTGGTACAGGTAAGTCGTCGCTTCTTGCCCACGTGAGTAAGGCCATGTGCAAGTACGGGACTGTCTTGTACGTGTCTGGCGAGGAGAGCGAGGAGCAGGTGTATGATCGCGCCGCCCGCTTGAACTCGGTGGACGATAACATTTTGATCGCCCACGAGAACGATTTGAGTGTGATTCTGGGGCATTTGGAGTCGGTGCGCCCGTCGTTTTTCGTGCTCGATTCGTTGCAGATGGTTGCCTCTCCCGAGTCGAAGAGTCAGATGGGTAGCGTGGCGCAGTCCCGTGAGGCAACTATCGCGCTGAATAACGTGTGCAAAGGCTTGGGTATTACCGCTGTTTTCATTAACCAGTTTACCAAGAGTGGTGAGTTGGCGGGGTCTGAGCAGGCGAAGCACGCGACCGACTGTGTTCTGGTTCTCAGCTCGGATAAGAGTACGCCGTTGAAGTTTCTGAGCGCCGATAAGAACCGTTTTGGGGATACGGGCGAGGTCGGTATCTTCCGGCACACGGAGCACGCTTTTGAGGGTGTGAGCGACCCGTCTGGCGTGTTTATGGAGGACGATGGGGGCGCTTTGCCTGGTACTGGCGTGTCGTTTATGGCGGCTGGTATGAGGATGATTCCGGTTGAGGTTCAGGCGCTCATCAACGACGGCGGTAAGCAGTCGCGCCCGGCTCGCCAGTTCAGCGGTGTCCCTTTTGACCGGGGGCAGATTGTGTGCGCCGTTTTGGATAAGTTCTGTAAAGCGGGGCTGAGCGACCGTGAGGTGTTCTTGTCCACTGTTTCCGGTGTTCGTGTGCCTCAGACGGAGACACTGTGTGATTTGGGTGTTGCTGCCGCTGTTCTTTCATCCCTGCGCGGAAAGACTGATGGTAAGCGTCGCGCGTATATCGGCGAGTTGGCGTTGACTGGTCGCATCCAGGGTGTTCACATGGTTGATCGTCGTGTGCGTGAGGCGTTGCGTCTTGGTTTTGATGAGGTTGTTGTTCCTGCCGTTGCGGCGCGTTCTCTCACCGACTCGTTGCGTGACGATAGGCGTGTGCGGGCTATTGGGTCGGTGAGTGAGTTGGCGGCGTTGTTCCGCTAACGTGGAGCGCGCGGGCTGGCTACTGTGAGGGGTGTTTGTTGTGGGTTTGAGGCGTGCTGCTGGCGGTGGGTTGCGTCCGCCGTTGCGTAAGGCGGGGTCTGCGCTGGCTCCCGCGCCTGTTGCGGGCGCTGGCGATAGCGAGCATGAGAGGCGTTCTCGTGCGCGTCCTGGCGAGCGGCTTGTAGATAGTCGCACGGGTGTTGAGTTTTATTCGATGGTTCGTCTTTCGTCGGAGGAGGCGGCGCGTTTGGGGCGCGCTGGCGAGAAGGGTGTGTTGAGTCTTTCGCAACTTATGGCGTTGAAGCGCAACAGCCCTGATGATGGTTTCAGGGGGTTGTCTGGTGATGATCTTGTGGAGTCTGCGAAGCGTTTTCTTGGTCCTGCTCGCGTGCAGTTGTCGGAGCGTGAGATTCGCCAGTTGCAGCGTGAGCGTGAGGCTGCTGAGCGTGAGGCGGCGGCCGCTTACGCGGACGACCAGTCTCAGATGGATGCGGAGATTGAGAAACTGGGCGCGTCGAGTAAGTTCAAGGAGTTGTACGAGAATCCGTCGAATGGCGTGTGATCGGTTCTCCTGATATTGTATTTTAGAGGGTGATACTCTCGTGTCCGGCGTTTATTTTAGAGGGGTGTTTGGTGTTGCGTGTTTTGACTACCGCCGCCGGTAAGGTACTGTTGTCTGTCCTTTTTGCGGCGTTTGTTCTCGCGGCTTTGATGGTGAACGATTGGAACCCTGTTCAGGCCATCACGTCCGTGTGGAATGCTTTCTACAGTGCAGTGGTCGCTGTTGCTAACTGGTTCGTATCGATGCAGTGGTTCCGTTCGCTGTTTGGAGGGTAATCTGGACGGCCTGCTGTTCCCGTGTGGCTGCGTTGTTAACGCTTTCTATTTGTGGCGTTAGCGGCGCGGCGCGCCTCTTTTCTAGAAGAAGGGTTTTATTATGGGTCTTGGTGTTCCCCCGTCTTTTCACCCCGTCAGTGACGCAGGCGGCGGCTTTGGCGATACCGAAGTGACCGCGCCCGCGTCACTCGCCCAGTCGAGTAGGCGCGACGACATGTTGTCGTTTCTTTCGGGCGAGGAAGTCGAGGAAAACCACATCCCCACCGTGTCTACACCTGTAGACCTTGACGTGTTGGTTGACCACGCTATCCGCGTCGGCGCATCCGACATTCTCATCCAAGCTGGCGACAACGTGGCGTTCAAGGTGCGCGGCGACATCGTTCGCGCGCCAGAATACGGGGCGCTCGGCAGCCTGGACGCGGAAAACTTGTTCGTGCAAGCAACATCGAACGTGGACCGCGACCGCTACTCCGACAACCTCGACTTGGACACTTCATACCAGGTGAAGCGGGGCGAGCACGCGGGGCGCAGACTCCGAGTCAACGTCGCACGCTCGCAAACCAACCCCATGCTGACGTGCCGTGTCATTAGCAGCTCGATCCCCGCGCCGGAAGAACTGGGCGTCAACCCAATCTTGTACGATTGGGCGAACAGTAACGTCGGTTTCACGCTCATCTGTGGGACGACCGGCTCAGGTAAGACAACGACGCTCGCTTCACTGCTGAACAAGGTGCGCCTCCATGCGCCGAAAAACATCGCAACTCTTGAAGACCCGATTGAATACCTGTACCCCAACTTGGACGGCGCGCCGGGGCGCGTGACGCAGCGTGAGATGGGTCAGGACTTCCGCACGTGGCAGACTGCGATTAACAGCGTCCTGCGTCAAAACCCTGACATTGCGTTGATCGCGGAGGTGAGGGATCACGAGGAAATCAAGACAGCTCTGCGCCTGGCGTCGTCGGGTCACAATATTTTGACGACTCTGCATGCGTCGTCCGCGAGCGCCGCCGTGTCCACGATCATTGCTCAGTTTGAGCCGCACGAACAGGCCGCCATCTTGGACTCGCTGGCGTCGAATTTGACGGGAGTGTGCGTGCAGAACCTTGTCCGCAACCCCGATAAGACGCGGTACCATTTGGTGCAGTCGATCTTCCCGAATACGCTCTCAGCGGCTGAGCTGATCGCGTCTGGCGACGTGCGCGGCATTGAAAGGATGGAGCATGAGAGCGGCCAGTCGATGTGGCAGCTCCTCGCGGACGGGGCGCGGGAGGGCAGATTCAATGTGGATGATGCGCGTTCGCGTGTGCATCCGCGTGACATGAGGCTGTTCGACGACGCTATGACTAGCGCTTAGCACCGTTCTTGACGCCACGCCGCCTGGTTTCGCACCTCACACCTACCAGTGTCGCCAGCTTCTCTCCCTGCATGTAAAAGGCTCGCCCCACCGTCGCGGACGGGGACACCCGAAGAGAAGGGTGCCCCCGTCTTTTCGTTTAGCCGCCCACTACTGCTTGTAGGTGTAGCAGTGCGCGTCCTCCGGGGTGATAGCGAGGATGATCCCTACCGTGTAGTAGGGCGCCATCATGTTGATGAGTTCGCCGACCGCGTGCGCTTCCTTCGACGTGAGCGCGTGTAGTGGCTTGCACATCATGAGGTCGGCGCTTCCTCCCATGGCGCGTGTGGCGGCAAGCGCCGCGTACAGGTCGTCCGGCGCGGCGTTCGCATTAAACTCGTTGAGTGGTACCGCGCCGCCCGCGTTCTCGTGTCCGGTCGCGTCGATGACGAGTAGTTCCACGTCGTCTTCGGATGCGGGTTTTTCCGCCGTGGCGAGCGTCCGGTAGCCCAGCGGCGCGGCAGGCGCGGTGACCATGACCGTCACGTTGCCCGCGAGAGCCACTGTATGGCCCTGTGGCGCGTTTTCGCGGCGTGAGCGCGCTCCGGTACTGTCGCCGCCCTGCGGTGGCGTCTGCGCGGCTCCTGTGGGCGCTGTGACAGTGCCTTGGAATGCTTCTGCGGCGTCCGCGAACGGTGTTCCCGCGAGGGCTTCCGCGTCCCGTTTGGCTTGCGCGACGATGGCGTGGGCTGAGGCGAGTGGGGATTGCGCGTTGAGGATGTAGTAGGGGGTTTCTGGTTCTGTTGCGGCCCCATCCTGCTTGTTTTGTTTTTCTTCTTCTGCGCGTGCCGCTGTGACTGCTTCGCCCAGCATCGTCTGGTTGAGGGTTCCGTCGTCTACGAGGATGACGAGTACTCCCCCACGGTAGTAGTTGACGGCTTCGCCTAGTTCACTCATGGTTGCGCCGATGATGGTGGGGTTTGCGTAGATGAGGAGGCCATCAACGTCGGGGTTGATGGTGCCGTCGGCGATTCCGCTTCCGAGGGCTTCCAGGGTGGGCGCGGTTGCAGTGATTTCCCATGCGGGGATGCGTGCGCCCATTTGTGTGCCGAGCTGCGTCGGCCCGACGACCGCTAGTTTAGCTGCTTTCATTTCTTTCGTGTCTCTTTCTTGCTGCTCTGCGACTGGCTGTGCCGGTACGCCCATCTTGGTCTTTCTCACCGCCGTTTGTGCGGCTTTGTAGGCGTTTTGCTGCTATTGGTTGAATATCGCTTGTTTTCTTACCTGATGGCGATTGTTGGAGGTTGATCGTGGCTGATAGTGTGGAGCGTGCGCGTCTGGTGTTTGACGTGCCGGTCAAGCGCATGTTGAACGCGAATCAGCGGCTTCACCATATGACGAAGGCGGCGCGTTCTAAGTGGCTTCGTGGGATTGCTCGCGAGCGCGGCGCGTCCTTGTTCCCAGATGGTGGGGATGGATCGTTTTTGTTTGACGGCCCTGTTGAGGTGCGCGTGATGGTGTGTCCGACGACGCGTAGTCGCATGGACCCTCCGAACGTGTACCCGTCTGTGAAGGCGCTGGTGGATGGGTTGACGGACGCGTATTGGTGGGAGGATGATCATTGGCGTTTTCTTCCTCTCATGTCGTTTACGTATGGCGGTAGGTCGCCGGTGAAGGGCTGTTATCGTCTGGTTCTTGATGTTCGCCGGGTGGATGAGGTGGCGGTCTTGGAGGAGTTGGAGGAGTTGTCCGCCGCCGCAGTAGACGGCGTTGAGTGAGCTTGTTGCGGGGCATGTGTTGGCGGTTCGGCGTTTGGGTCGCTTCGCGGCGGCTATTTTACTGTTGGATGTGGTTGGGGCTTTTGGTAGGAGTGTGGTGTAGTGGCTGGTTCTAGTCGGGGTGTCCCGGTTTACAATTTCACGAAAACGCTGAACAGGGGTAGCGTCGTGCGTACTCTTGGTAGTGACTTCGTGTTGCCGTTCGCTATTGCGTTTGAGGGGTTGGCGTACGGGTTTGTTGGGTTCCTCCTGTGGAGTCTTCCTATTCTCGCTGTTTTTGGCGTGAAGTTCTCCGTGTGGTATGCGACCCTCGTGTTCGCTCCGCCTATCCTGCTTGGCTATGTTGGGACGCTGCGGCTCGGTATTTTCGGTGACCGCAGTATCGCGTCTTTCTTGTCGGCGATGGTAACGTTTTTCTTTGTGGAGCCTGCCGGGTGGCTGCAACTCAAGCCTGTGTCGAAAGAGATGACGCGAGGCGGAGAGGAATCGAAAGTGGCGACCGCTCTCTTGTGGGTGTCTCGTGAGCGCGACCTGGTTGGGTTGCAGGCTGCGCGCGATCAGGCTCTCATCGAGTACGTGTCGCGTGACGAGGCGGGGCGGAGTGAGGTTGACAAGATTGTGGGGCGCAAGGTACGATAGAGGCTGTACGTCCCGAGTGGCGTGTGCGAATTGCATAGGGGATGATCTGGTTTCGACAGTGGCCGCTTTTGCCGTGATGAAGCGAGCCGAGAGGATGTTGTGCGCACTCGCTCTCGTTAATCTCACTGTGCGTGCTCTTATAGGTGCCAACTTGAACAGCACCGGCTTTGTTCTCGCCGCCTGACCCGCGCTAGTGTGGTCCGGTGAGGCGTGAACGCTTGCCCGTCAACCCGCGCTTCGGCCCCGCGCGCGGCGTTTGGCGTCGTCTCAGGGGTCTAGGATGTCTCCTCCGCTGGCGTGGAGGTTTCCGACTTTTAGCCAGATACGCCTGTCCGGTTATCCTGTCTGCGCGGATGCCGGGGGCTGAGAAAAACATTGCGCGGACTGCGCTCGGAGAAGAACATGGTGACGGCTGTTGGACGCGGGTTCGATTCCCGCCATCTCCACAATGCGGGGTGTAGGTGTGACGTTAGCGACTGTTCTCGTCACTCCTACACCCCCATCTCTTTCTCTCTTCCGCCTCTTACGCGTCGCACTAGCTGCGGATGTGGCATAATTGTGGTATGCTTTCAGTAGTGGACGCGCATACAACGGGTGCGCTCCAAGACGCTGAATAGAAAGAGAAAGAAATGGGCAAGAAGAAGGATATGGTCGCGTATGTTGTCGATACGGATAGTGCGCTCACGCCGTGCGCGTCCATGATCGTCACCTCATGCGGCAGCGACGACGCCCAGGAAGCGTGGCTGCGCGAGCATTTTGATGGCTTGTGGGATGATGAGATGGGCCGAGAGTACGCGGACGCACTCTTGGAGGGCATGGGTGACATTTACAGTGGCGATTTTACGCCCGCCTATAGCGTTCTTGTGGAAACCGTTGACGTTCATCTTGTCGAGGTCGATTACAAGGATGACGCGCTCGTCGGGGACGATGCGCTCGCAGATATGATGCGCGAGTGCGAGGCGCTGAACCTGACTGTTGGTGACGCGTCGGTTGGTGAGATTCTGTCCGTCCTAAACCATATTGACAGCGACATTACTGATCGCCTGGGCGTGAACGGCTGAGCAAGCGGACGAAACCGAAATGAGGGGCGGCGTAGCGCTACGATGCTACGCCGCCCCTCTTTGTGCGCCGTCTGCCGCCTACAGGTTGCCCCACCCTGTCATTGTAAACCACGGCCTAGTAGCTCGCTTAACCCTTGCGAGCGCCGCCCGTTGTCTCCTCGCGTCAAGTTCTCCCTCTGGGGAGAGGTAGTTGCGGGCGCGCTGGTTGCCGCGTTCTGCCATGATATGGATAACGCATAGGGGCGTGTTGGTTGAGTTGATGAGGAAGTTTAGGACGATGGGTTCCGTGTCCTCTTGGGCGAGTTCTTTCTTCCGCCATACTGGCGTGTTCTTGTGCGCTCCGGCTCCGGCTCGCACCATGTTATCCTTGTCATAGGTGAGGGCGAGCGCTGTTTCTTCCGGCGTGGACTTGTTGAGCGCGACCATGCGGCGTACCCGCTCGTCGCTGTGTGTTGCGAGGTGTGCGAGGTCGCTGCCCACCGTGCTCTCGTTGATGGCGGCTGCGACCGCTACGTCTGGTTCCGTGTCGCGTGCGGCGATTGCGAGGACGCGCGACTGTGTGGCGTTTTCTGCGTTGATGACGCGCACGCGCGGGTCTGGGTCGTGCGTTAGAATCATGCGCACATCTTCCCTGAGCGTCTTGTTGCGGGCTACCGAGGCGCGCACGCCCACGTGTGGGTCTCGCGCGAGGGCATGGAGCGCGCCGCTGGGCGCGTGTTCATTTTCTGCCGCCACTTGGCGCACCTCCCAACGTTCGTGTGTCGCGGCCTTTGCGAGGTTTACGCGATTAGCTGTGACGCGCGCGGCGGCTGCGACTACCCTGTAGTCTGTGTCGTTGATTGCCGTTTCCGTGTCCTCTAGTGGCGCGTTGGGGTGTGCGATGGCGTAGGCGCGCACCAGCGGGTTGGGGTCGCGCGTCAGCATGTGGATGGTGTGAGTCATTGTTTTGTGGCTCATGGCAACAAACATGCGGGTGTCGGCTCGCGTGCTGTGTGCGATGGTGTGGAGGGTGTTGCCGTTCTGGCCGAGGTAGGTCGGGTTGGTGGCTCTGCGTGCGCTGTTGTTACGTGAGCGTTCGTCCTCGTCAACGAGGGTGCTCCCTTCCATTTCCATAGGTGATGGTTCGCGGCCTACGGTGTCGCGCAGGGACTTGTGGGCTTTCCGTAGTGTTGTGAAGTGGGGAGCGTCTGGGATGTTGCAGCGCTCTTCTGGTTCGCGGTTGCGTTCGCCGTTGGGGTCGCTGGTGCAGGCTGCGATCATGCCGGTGCCGGGGCCTTCTTGGATGATGTGATAGATCATTGCTGTTGTTTCCATCTGTCTCTGTCGCGTGCTCTTTCCCCTCTTGTTTGAGGGGTTCCTCTATGCGTTCGATTGTATCACAGCGGGTGCCGTTTCTGCTATTGGTGTGCTATTTGCTTCTTGGTATTGTATGTTGCACCCCGTCTGGCTTATTGTCTTTCGGCGGGGCGTGAGTGTGAGGGTGTTTTCTGGTGGCTGATACTGTTCTGGTTGATTCTACGCTGATTGGCGTGTCGTTGGATGGGACGCAGACTCCCGTTTTCTACGACTCTCATTCGAGCCAGGCCAACAATGGCGGCAACGTGACGACGTTCACGGGCACTCAGGGTAGCGGTAAGACAATGGCTACCGAGGGTGTGATGGTCGCCGACGGGTACAAGCGTAAGACTGTTTTCGGTATTTGTCCGAAAGGTGACCTCGCGTCGATTGCCGAGCTGAACGTTCAGTTGGGTGGCCACTGGGTGAAAGACGATGCGGGCACAATCATGTCGAGGGGGCCGTTGGGCGTGGTGCGCGTGTGGGACTTGTCGGCATCCGAGAGCGTGGGCGCGTTGGACCCGATGCGACTGTCTGATAAGCGCGAGGACCAGATGGAGCTTCTTGTCGGCATGTTGCAGATCATTTTTGACGACGGGGCAACGCTCACCCGTAATGTGATGGCGACAGTTCTTGCTTACGCGCAGGACATGCTGGACCGTGAGCAGTATCCGTCGCTCACTACCCTGACACGCACTCTCGCGCACGCCCCGGACGAGAGCGTGCGAGTGATCGGCAAAACGCTATCAGCGATTTCGCAGACCTCTTTCGGGCGCGTCATGTTCGCCCCATTGGGTAGCACGGCGAAGCCCGCCGTGAGCGAGGCGAGCGGCACGATCATCGCCACAATGCGTGGCGTGGCGCTCCCCGCGAGTAAACCGAAGAATGATGAGGAGAGAGTGAGCGTTGCGCTCTTGTACGTGCTCGCCTGGTACGTGCGCTACCTGATGTTCCGCCTGCCCGTCGAAGTAAAAAAGACGCTAGTGATTGATGAGGCGCACATGGTGACGAAAACCGAGCAGGGCCGCGACCTCATCCACAGCGTTGCGCGCATGGGGCGTTCCCGTAACGTCGCGTTGATTCTCGCATCCCAGCGTGCGAGCGACATTTCGTTGGCGGACAGTAACGGTGATGGCGGTATTGAGAACGCGTTCGCGTACAGGTTCCAGTTCCGCACTGACAAGAAAGAGGCCGCCCAGTTCGTCAAGAGCGCTGGCCTGCCCGAAGGCGAGGGCTACGATTCGGCTATCGCGTCGTTCCCTGGCGGCAGGGGCAGGTGCATTATGGTGGACCGTTTCGGTAAGCCCGCGATCATTGACGTGTTTGTCCCGCAGGCGTGGCTTGACGTGTTCGGGACGAACCCGGAGGAGATCAGGGCGAGGCGTAAGCGAGCGTCCGCGCGAACCGCATAATAATGCGCGCCCACATTGTCTCGCCCCCGTGTGAGGCGACACTTTATGCACTCAGTAAACAGTAGGCAGCATATTATGAGACCCCGCCGGTAGAGTAAACACAAACTACTCTACCGGCGTGGCTTCACCTTATGCGCAGCTCACGGCGCGCCCTCATGCCGCCTACGCGCCCGCGTGGAACGCTCACGGGGGCACATCCTCCTACTGCTCGCGGGTGAGCTTCCGCGTTATTCACTTTCGTAGCCGCTGACCCTCGCCGTGGGCAGCGGGCACTTGTATGGGCGCGCCATCGCGTCACGTAGTGTACGCGACAACTGAGGTTTTCGTTGTTATTGGCTATATAGCTGGTGTTGAGTGCATTTTTGGGAGGGCGCGTTGGCTAAAAACCAGACGTACAGGGCTTTTGCCGCGCGCCCCCACGAGCACAGCGCGCAGGCGCGGCAGACCCCACAGCGGCACAGTTCGCAGCGCCCGCACCAGCGCCGATTAGCAGCTCGCGGCAACCGCGCCACTGCGCCCGCCCGCTCGCGCCCCAACAAACAGGCACCTCCCATCGCATCCGCCCACGCCGCCCAGAGCCGCAAATAGTCGGGCCGCAGGGCGCCCCTCTCGCCGCATAAGCATGCCGCCACACGTTTAAAAACCGCATAAACTATCCCCAAACACGGGGTGAGACCAACAGGATACGCATAACCACCCACAACGCGTTTTCGTGGGTCCCCTACCCGCCAAGTACGCGTACACCATACCCCGCCCGATCACGCGCGCCCCGCGACCCGCGCGAACGCAAACAAAAGCCCGCCCACACTCGCCCGCGCCACCCCACCAGGCGCTAGGCCGCGCCCCCGCCCCGAGACGCACCCACCCACGCTCACGCACCCAGAAACCCGCCCGATCACGCGCCCCGGGGCGCCCAGGCGGGCGCAGCCCACAGGCCACAAGCCAGACACGCCACACGCCCGCCCTCCGCCCGATCACGCGCGCAGGCGCCCCACCCCAAGAAAACAAAAAGGGTGGGGCCGCCCGACCCGAGAGCAACCCCAACCCCACGCGCAGGCACCGCCACCGAAGCAAAACGCGCGGCCAGGCAGGCGGCCAACCAATCGCCTAATACAGTGACGTGAACAAGCCTGACCTGTCCTCCCACGTCACCGGCAAACCGTCCTCACCATGCGACCACACGGGCACCACCTTCACGTAATCGTCCAACCCCATCTCGAAACAGATGCGTTCCAACGTGTTCATCGTGCGCCGCCTCAAGCACACCCACACGACGCTCTCAAACATGCTCCTGCCCCCCGCATCCGAATAGGCGGCCAGACTCTCGCGGAACGACGCGGGCTTATGCCCCAACTCCACCTCCACCGCAACGCTACGCGCGCTCCCATCATCGGCGCGCAAGCGAGGCACCACAAGGTCAGGCAGGTGGAAAGAAATCGCATCCAACTGCGGGTCACGCAACGGGATAAACATGTGCTCGTTACCAGCCCGCAACTCCGGAGACAACACGCCGGAAGCCGCGCCACCAGCAGCCGCCCACTCACTAAACGCGTCAACGCGCGCGGCACCCAACACGCGCGCAACCTCCTCCCTCCTAGCCGTCGCCTTCCCCAACAAGTAATACTTACTACGGTTCATCTCACGCTCAGTCACAAACCCGCAACCAACACTCAGCCCACCACTCACAGGGTCCACGCGGCCACGCAAAGGCCACTCGTCCGCGCCCAGCACGTTCAACGTGCCGCCCCACACGCACGCCGCCACATGATTCACCACCATACTATGCATCAACATGTGCGTACTAAACTTCGCTGGCGTCACATGCTCATGCTTCAAGTCGCCGCCCATCATAAGAAGCGACGGCGCAGACAGCACCCAGCCGCCGCCATAAATCGCCTCCACGTGACCGGCCGCAGCCATCCTAGCAAGCCACCGCTCACCCGCCGCCACCCGGTCGGAACCCAAAATGTTCGCCACCACACCAGGGGACACAACCCTCATCCGGCGAATCAAACGCAGCACAACCGCGTCCGCGTCACCCACGGACTGCTTCTTACCTCCGCCCGTCTCACACCACCACGAGCCGCCACGACGCACCCTGCCGACAGCGCGACGACGACGCACCTTCTCGGCCTTACTCAACCCACCAGAAGCAGATGAGCCAGAACCACCAGCGCAAGAAGCAGAGGAGCCGCCCCCAGAAGAAGAACCCGAACCGGTGAGAGGCGCACCACCCCCAGCCAGCCCAGACGAGGAAGAGTCAACAGAACCGTCAACCACGCGGCCACCCTCAACAGCAACCACACCACTACCCGGCGCACCCTCACCCTCCGGGGCGACAGCAACCGCGTCACGCCACCCCCCAGAACCGCCACGCAACACATCCTCCACATTCAACCCACGCAAACGCTCCAACAACACGCCAGGACCACCAGCATCCCACCGCAACTCAGCCTCACCCTCAGCCCGAAGCTCACGCTCACGACGCAACGCAGCAAGAGCACGCTCGCCGCGAGGCTCACGATAAAACGACTCCGGCACACCCCACCCCCCGGCGGCAGGAACCTTACCCCTGTCACCCGTCACAACAGCCTCACCAAACGGCACCTCAACCTCCACACAATCACTCACCCGAGACGCAGCAACACCAGCAAACAAGGGAGCGCCCTCACCAAGAACAAGAACACCATCACCATCAACGCCAACGCCCGTAGGGGCAGGACCACCACACTCCACCCACGACGCTCGCTCACGCCCACGCTTATCAACCCACCCCACAATCACACCACCATCACCAACACACGCGAACCCCAGACAGCCGCCAGCAAACACCGGCAACACCCCCACGCAACCAGAAACCCCCAAGCCACCAGCAACAGAACGCGAAGCCACCCCCGCAGGCAAACGCACCCCCGCCCCCCACGCAGCTTTCACACCCACACACGCACACAAACCACCCAACACGCGCAACGTCAACCCAGCAGACAAACGCCCCTCCACAGCCGCATCAACCGACTGCGCGTCCACAACAGGCCACCACACGCCACCAACACGACGAACCCCCGGACACCCCACCGCCCACACCGGCGACACACACGTCCACGCCACCCCATCCCCATCACGCGCCACGCCCTCAGCCGTAAACCCAGACTCAATCAAAGAATCAACAAACGGATTAGAACCACGAAAACGCTCAACACCACACACAACAAACCCCAACCAAAACGAACCAACACGAACCCAAAAGCCCGCAACCACAACAACCCAAAAATATCAAAAAACCAGAAAACACACCAAACACCCCCAAAAAACACCCAAACACCCAAAACCCACCAGCCCAAAAAAGCCGACAAACACGCCCACAAACACACTCAACCCACGCCGACACGCGTGGGCTAAGCGTGTCCGACCTTCTCTCGCGCTGTCCTCCCCTTGCGGGCGCAGGCGCACACGGCGCAAACCACGTTGTTTGCGCGCTTCTTGTGTGCGCTGTCTGCGTGCCCGCGTCGTGTCGTCTGCGCTTCGTTCTGGTCGGTCGCCCTGCTGCCACGGGTTCCCGCGCTCACACGTCTTGCTTGCCCACGCGCTGTGGCGTGGGCGCTCTTGTGTTTGCGTGGGGGTGGCAGCGGGGCTTGTTGTGGGCGTGTTTGCTCGTTGGGTGGGTGGTGGGGGTTTGGTGTGTTCGTTTGGGGTGTTTGCGTGCTTGCTTGTGTGCGCTTGCTTGGGGGTGGTGGGGCAGTGTGGTCCCGCCGCTCCTGCCCTGGTTTGCTTGTTTGCGTGTTCACGCTCTGGTGTGGGCGGTTTTGGCGTGTGCGCGGTGGCGTGTGCCTGATGGGTGGAGGGCGGCCAGGTAGGGGGCGGGACATGATTGTCCCGCCCCCTACGGTGTGGTTGCGCCCCCCCGATGCGTGCGCCTGGAAGAGAGGGGGGTGCTCACGGAGTGGTGAACACGCCTCTCTCTTGTGATCGCCTACATGGAAACGGGTAGCCACCCTGTTGGTGCTGAACAAGGAGGGGGAGCCACGTGGGGCGGACCGTGGTGGCCTGGCTGGGGGCGGCGGGTGGTGGCGCGTTGGGTGGTAACACGCGTTGGTGGCGACAAGTGCCCAAAGACGGGGGAGAGCAAAATTGACACTACTGGGGCGGGGGCGATAGTGCGCTCCCGGCCGTGGTGGTAGTTTTGGCAGTGGGGGCGCGTGGTGGTGGCGGGTTTTGGTGGGGGCGCTCCTTCCTTTGGGTGCGTGGGTGATGCTGGGGGTGTGGTGCTTTCCCCTTGGTGGTGGGTTGGGTTGGTGGTAACGATTTCCCTTGGTAGCGTCAGGGGGTGGGGGTTTGGGTTCGGGTGTGGACAATAAGGGTGGCGGCGTTGGGTGGTTGGTATCCTGGTTCTGGTTGCGGGTTGGGGTTTGGGTTGGTTGGGTGTTTGTGGTGGGGTTTGGGTTAGTGTGGTTGGTGGTGGGTTGTGGTGGTTGTTGGGGTTGGTTGTTTTTTGTTTTGTTTTGTTTGTTGTTTTTTGGTGTGTTTTTGTTGTTGTTTGTTTGTTTTTGGGTTGGTTGGTGGGTTGGTGGTGGGGTTGTTTGTTGTGTGGGGTTGTCCGTGGGTGCGGGTTGTTGTTTGGTGGGTGGTTGGTGTGTGGTTGGGTTGCCCTGTTGGGGTTTGGGTTGTGTGGGTGTTTGGTGGGGGTGTGGGTTGTGGTTGGTGGTTTGGTGTTCCGCAGGGGGTGTGTTGGTAGTGTTGGGGGAATGGCATGGGGTGTGGTGCGTGTTGCCAGGTTGTTTGTACGTGGTTGGTGCAGTTGTTGGTGCAGTTTCCGCTGCCTGTGCAGTGGGTGTGGGGGTTGGGGTGTGGTTGGTCCTGGTTTGGGTTGGTGTTGGTGCAGGGTGGTGGGTCTTGATAAAGGTTGTTGGGGTTTGCGTGTTTTTTGTTGAGCCTCGCGGCGGCCTCAGCGGCGGTTTGGGGTTGGCCGATTTGTAGCCATTCGAAGTAGTTGAGTCCGCAGGCGGTGTGGAGTGTGCCGTTGATTGCGATGGCGGTGCGTACGGTGGGTGTTTGGTGTTGGTTGGTTGTGTGGGTGGCTTGGGTGTGGAGCCTGGTGTTGGCTTGTTGGGTTGGTGTTTGCTCTGTTGGGGGTGTTGTGTGGTGCCAGTGCTCGTAGGGGCCTTGGAGGAGGATGAGGGGGGCGGCGAAAGGTGTGGGGAGCCAGTGTTGGGGTGGCCTGGTGTTTGTGGGTGTGTTGTTGGTCCAGTTGGTGAGGTAGCCGATGGTGTCTGTTGGCGTGTCGAATGGGGTTGTGAGTGTCCAGGGTGTGGCTGTGGTGAGGAGGGCGTGGAGTTGTGCTGTTGGGAGGTTGGTGTAGTTGCCGTAAACAATGGTGGGTGTTCCTGTGTTGTTCATGGTGTGGGTGGGTGCTTGTTGGCCGTTTACGTGTGTGATGGGTGTGGTGGTGGGCGTGTCTGGTGTCTGGTGGTGTTGTTTCCAGTATTGTGTGGCGGTGGTGCCTGCGAGTAGGCGTGTGCCTGGCGTGGGCGCGTGTGTTTCGTGGTTGGTGCCTGGGGTGTGTTTGGGTGTGGGTTGGTTGGTGGTTGGCGCGTGTGGCGCGTGTGCGTGTGTGGTTGGGGCGAGTGTTGGTGTGTCTTGGTTGGTGTGCGTGTTGTGGTGGTTTCGGATGCTCACGTGTCTGGCCTCTTTCTTTTTCCTGTTTTTGTCTTTTGTCTTGTCTTGTTGTTTGGTTAATAACGGGTTGCCTGGTTGTGTGGGCGCGGGTGGGTGTTTGCTTGTGGGGTGTTTGGGTTGGTGTGGGTGTGTTTTGTGCGTGTTTTGGGGTTGGTTGGTGGTTGGTTGCGTTTTCCTTTGTTTGTGGGCGGGTGGGTGTGTTTTGTGGACGGGCGAAAGTGTGTTTGTCTGCTTCTTGTGGGTTATTGGGTTGTTGCTTGTGTGTTGGTCTCGCGTGGTGTGCGTGTGGGGCTACTACTGGTTGTTGTCTTGCTTGTGAGGGAGTGTGAGTGTTGGTGTCTAGTGGTGAGCGTGGTTGTTTGGGTGTAGGGTGTGTTGTTGCTGGTGGCGTTTTGCCTGTGTGGCTTCGTGACGCTGTTGCTCAGGGTGGCGCGAGCGTTGGGTTTGATGCTGGGGGGCGTGCGTTTGTGTTGAGTGGTGTGGGTGTTCCCGCGTCTTGCGTTGCCGCGTCTGGGTCTGGTTCTGGTGTTGGTGGTGTGCGGGTGTGTATTCCGTGTGCGCGTGCGGTGTTTGGTGATTCGTGGTGTTCTTTGGTGTTGCGGCGGTGGGCGCGGGCTGCTGGGGTTGATGGGGCGAAAGTTGATACGTTGCTCGGGTCTGCGCCTGGTTCTGATTCTGGGCCTGTAGTGTCTGGTTCTGCGCTTTCGTCGCGTGGTGGTGTGGTGTCGTCTGGTTTGCTTTCTTCCTCGCCTTCGCCTGTTTCCGGTGGTTCTGCGTCCTTGCGCTCGCCTGTTGGTGGTGGGCGTGTTGGTGCGGGGTTTGGTGCTCGTGTGCGTGATTGGGGTGCGCGGGTGGGTGTTGGTGGCGGGGTGGTGTCTGGTGGTGGTGTGATTGCTGGTTGGTGGTGGGGGGTTGTGGGGCGCGTGCGCGCTTTGGCTTCTGGTGTTGGCGCGAAAGGGTTGGTGTTGGCTGGCTTGGTTGGTGTGGTGGTGTTGGTGAGCGTGCTCGTGTTGGTGGGGTAGGTCACCGTGTCCTGTGCGCGTGTGGGGTGCGCCCGGCGTGTTTGGCGGGTGCGCGCGGGCGCTTGGCGGATGTGTGGCCGCTTGCGTGGGTGTGGCGTGGTTTCGTGCGCGCGAGCGTGGTCTTGTGTGTGCGGGTCGCGTGGATAAATAGGAAGGGAGGGAGGGGGAACCTGTTAGTGTTGGTCCCCTCTCCCTCTCTTTTTCTTCTTTTGTGGAGCGGATGACGGGTCTCGAACCCGCTGCCTCCACCTTGGGAGGGTGGCGCTCATCCTGTTGAGCTTCATCCGCAGTGTGCTCCCCGGCTGTTTGCTTGTGTTTGCTTCTTGCGTGTTGTTCGCTCGCGTTCGCTTGTTTTGCTTGCGCTGCGGGGTTTGGAGCGGATGACGGGGGTTGAACCCGCAACTTCCACCGTGGCATGGTGGCACTCTACCAGATTGAGTTACATCCGCATGTCGCGCCGCACCGTTTTGCTTGTGGCTTTTGTTGCCTGGGCGCTCGGGTCGGCGCTTGTCTCTATTCATCTCGCCTACGAGTGTAGGTGGTGTGTGGGTGTTTCGTCAACCCCACGCTGTTGTAATATCGGTCACATGCTCGTGTTGGGGCGGGCGGTGAGCGTGAAGCCGGTGCCGTATCCTCCGGGGCCGTCGTCGCCTTGTGCGGTGAGGAGGGGCAGTTGGGTTTCGTTGCCGCCCGAATCATGACGAAGATGGTGTATTTTTCCCACCCGTCCTTGATGTCGTTTTCGTTGCGCGTGTATTCGACGCGGGCGTTCATGATGCGGGCGCATCTGTTGCCTCGGTAGAACGCGCGGGTGATGTGGTACCAGCGTATCAAGCAGGGCTGCGTAACCTACTTTTGTGGGTTACGTTTCCTTGTTTGAGTGCCGCCACATTGGTCCCCAGGGTAACGCGTGTTTCCTGGTCCGCTAGTACGCTGGCCTCCAAACTATATGCTTGTGCCCTAGCGGGGCATACGGGAAGAATCACCTCCCTCGCGGATCGGCGGTGGTTCTTCCTTTTCGGCGTAGGAGCGTTTTTCGTCCTGTCCCTGCCCGGATACTTTAGCGAGTTTCTAGTCACGGGAGTTTTGAGTGGCTGTTGTGGCCTGAGTTTGCGGTTTTTCGCCCGCGTCACCCTCGCTTTGGCGACGCGGGGAACGGCGCGGGCGGCAATATTCGCCGCAGCATTAACGTCCCGGTCCATCGCCCCATGCTCGGGACAAACGGACACCTCGTGCGTAGGGTGCGAGACTTTCGCACCGCACGAGTGGCACAGTTGCGAGGTGTGCGCAGAGTTCACCGCCACGACCCAGCCGCCGTTTTGCGACACGTAGTGGGCGAGCCACCGCACAAAAGCGCCGCGATTCCACCTGCCATGCTGCGCCGCGTTAATGACCCAGCCCAAATCTTCCACGGAGACGACGGCGTTACACCACACGTGGGAGAGGTCGGCTACCTCTTGCGCCGCGAGGATAGCTAGTTCCCTCTTTTTGCGGGATGCGGCCTCTCGGTGGAGTTGTGCTTCGTCCAACGCGGACATGCGAGCTTGACGGTCATGAAGCAACGCCGCAGCTTTCTTTCGCAAATACCTGACTTGACGTTCCGACGCGCGCACACTGTTCCACAGTGAGTGTACCCGCTGGGATAGTGTACTTGTGTGGACTATCTGCCCGGTCTTAGTGTCACGCACCACGACGGTGGCATAGTTGTTGATTCCTACGTCTATGCCGATGGTATAGTCGCCGGAAAACTGGACAACCGGATTATCTGTCACAACCGTGAAGATAAAGACAGGATGGCCGTCCTGAACCTTGACGATAGGAAGAGTAACTTTCCCCTCGGTGAACCGCTTGTTGTCGAAGGTGAAGATCAGCCGGTACCACCGCCCCTGGATAACCATTTTCAGGATAATCTCGCCATAGGTAAACGGGTCGCCCTCAACGGCTGCGTAACACTTATCCACTGCGCCAAGGTTCACGTAGTCCTCGCCGTATGTGGGCGAAGACTTATCTGCGGTGCGCTTCCAGCCTTGGCTCACGTACTTGGGGCTGTCTCCGTTTGCAACTTTGGCGCGCTCCTGCCAGGAGCGGCAAGACGTGACGACATTGTACTGTACCAGCCGCTCTTTCCGCGACCTGCCAGACCTTCCTGTTACCAGAAAATCAGGCATGGTGACACCCGCTTGACGGCCCGCCACAGCGGGAGCCGTCGCGGTAGCCCGCGCCAGCTCGCCACCTAGAGCCTCATCGTTGCGAACCACAAATGTCGCGTAAGCCGAGATGTCCCGGACCTCAGACGCAAGAGATGCCAAAACAGACGCGCCATCTAGTAGCTCGCCGTTCAAGTCTAGGACGTGAGAGAGGCGCGCGACGAAGGCCCTGTACGTCTGGTTTTTAGCCAACGCGCCCTCCCTTTCCTCAAATACCGCTCAAAAGCGCCACATGTAAGTAATGCCAACAAAAGTATCGACACGCGCCCGCCTCGCCAGCGTCCGCGCGTGGTGGGTGTGGTGCGCGTGTATGAGCCGTTAGTAGTTGTCCCAGTAGCAGCCGCAGGGTTGGCAGTCGCAAGCGCGTGAGCCGTCACAGTAGGAGCATTCGCAGTCCCAGTCTGCGGGGCAGCAGTCGCAAACGTTGGTGTTCATGGTGTTTATTGTAGCACCTTTCACCCCTGCGTGTCTACATGTGTGGAGGCGTGGTTGGTTGGTTGGTTGGTTGGTTGGTTGGTTGGTTGGTTGGTTGGTTGGTTGGTTGGTTGGTTGGTTGGTTGTGGCGTGAGGGCGACGCTTGTTTGGCCGCGAGCGCGTGGGGTGAGCGCGGGGCGTGGGCTGGTGGCGGGTAGGTTGGTGTCTGCGCGGTGAGTGCCACCGCGAGCACGGGTGTTACTTCGCGTTTTCGGGTGGGTTTGGTATGTGGAGGGTGTGGCCTTCTTGGAGGAGTTGTTCTGCCTCTAGGGCGGTGATGACGCGCCCGATGATGGGTAGGTGTTTTTTGGCCCATTCGCCTCCCTTGCATACGGCGAGGAGCTGGGCGGCGAGCTGTGGTGCGGATACGGGCTGTGTCATGTGTTCGCTGTCTGGGCTGGTGTATCCGAGCGTGGTGTCCTCGGCGAGTGGTCCGATGGAGCGAGCGCAGCGGTGGGTTTCGAGTGCGAGTGTGGCGGCGATGTTGCTGACGGCGCGGTCGCCGAGGTATGGTTCTCCGGTTGCGGTTGTTTCGCCCTGGCCGTCGCTGTCGCCTACGTGTTTCCGGTTCAGGTAGTGGGCGTATTGGTTCCATGAGGCGAGTACGGCGTCGTATAGTTCTTCTGGGGCGGCTGTGTCGTGGAACGTGAGGTTGCTGCCGGGGATGGGTGGCGTGTCTGCGCCCGTCCCTGTGGTGGTGTCGCTCACGTCGCGCCTGCTTGTTGCCCCTGTGGTGGTGGTGTCGCCGTGGTGTGCGGTGGTTTCGAGTGTTGCGGCAACGCCGGGGTTGTTCATGAGTGGGGCGAGGACGCGGCGCGCGGTGGTGAGCCTGTGGGCGTGGAGTGCTTGGTCCTCGTCGGTTTCGACGTAGAGGAGGTGTGTGCCGCCGACAGTGAAGCTACCGTTCTTGTGGGTGAATTCGATCATATCGCGGGGCGTGTGGGTGGGATATGCGGCTGTGATCTTGGTGGGGTTGCCGTCCTGGTCGGGAATGTAGTCGCCTTCTTGGAGCTGGCCGAATTTCACCCATTTCCAGGTGCGGCCAGCTTTGTCGGTGACGTACTGGCCCTCTGGTGTGTTGTTTGTGTTCGTGGTCATTCGTGTTTCTCCTGTCCTTGTTCCCCTGGTTTGCGCGTCAAGTTTGTTGCTTGCCGGTTTCCCGTTTGCGCGCCGGTACTGTGCGCGCTTCTTCCTCTTGTGAATAGCCGCTTGAAACAAGGGGGCACCCGCCGAGATGCGTTGTTGCTTCCTTGGCGGGTGCCTTTTGTGGGCGTGTTCGCGCTTTTTGTTCGCGCCCCGTGTTAGTTGGCGGCGAGGAGCTGCGCCATGTGCTCTGCCGCGTTCTGGTACATGTTGCGGGCGGTGTCGAGGTCGTTCTTCGTGTAGTAGATGGGGCGGAACGATTCTTCGTTTTCGGGGTCTGCGCCGTCCCACAGTTCGCCCATGTACTGCGCGTCGCTGTCGATGTCGTTCAGGAGGGTTTCGAGGCCGTTCAGGTATTCGCGTGCGGCGTCGTTACCTTCGCCGATTTCTTCGTGCCAGTCGTCGGTGACGAGGCGGGCGCTGGTCCCGCCGAGGCTGATGGCGACGGTCACTGCCTCGTAGTCGCCGACGTTGCTCGTGAAGTCTGCCTTCTGTTCGTCGGTGAGCGCGTTCCATGCGTCGGTGAGCGCCTGCATGACGGCGAGGTTTGCGGCCCTGGATGCGAGTCGGATGGAGGTTTCGGCGATCTTGTTGGTCTTGGTGGTGTTCATGGTTGGGTTTCCTTCTTTTTGGTGGTTGGTGTGTTTTCTTGTGTTGGTTTTAGTGTAGCACGCGTGTGGGCGCTGTGCTCGCTCAGTCGCGTGAAAGGTGGTGTCGAGCGCTGTGGGGTGTGTCACGTGTGCCCGGTGTTGTGTGGGCGTCCTTGTGGGTCGTGTGCGCGCTGGCGTGTCTGGGGCGGTTGTTTGTTCGTGTTGGTGTCACTGGCGTAGCGTGGGCTTGTGTCTTACAAGGGTGCGGCGGGCTTGGTGTTGGTGGTGGGGTGGTGTGTGCTTGCGTGGGTTGTCTGTTCTGCGCGTGAGGGCGGCTCGCGCCCGCTTCTTCTGGTTTACCTTGCCGGTGATGAGTGTTCTTCGTTTCCGCGAGCGCGCGTCGGTAGCTGTCGCGGGCTTCGGTAAGGGTTGGTGGGCGTGTAGTGGAGCCAGTGGTAGCTCTCGTCGCCTTCGGGGTCTGCGTCGTCCCGGGGTTCGCCCTCAAACTGTGTGCTTGTGTTGATGTCTGCCAGGAGGGTTTCGATGGTGTTCGCGTACTGCCGTGCGGCCTCGTTGTCCTGTCTGGTGGTTTCGTGCCAGTCCTCGGTGACGATGCGGGTGCTGGTGCCGTCGATGGTGATTGCGGTGGTGAGGGTATCCCGGTTGCCGGCGTTTTCTTCAAAGTCGGGTTTCTCTCACGGCGGCAGGCGCGCGTGTCCGCGTTGGATGAGGCTCGGTTTCGCCGTGAGGCGGCGTCCAGGAAGAAGCGTGAGCTTGCGATTCTCGCGGCGTAGGAGATAGCTTGCCTGTCCCACGCGTGGGGTGATGCCGTTGTCGCCGTGGAAGATTTGGGCTGGTTTAGAAACACGATGCGGCATGGCAGGTGGAATCGTGGGGAGCTTGTGCGGTGGCTCGCTCATTACGTGTCGCAGAATGGCGGCTGGGTCGTAGCCGTAAACCCGGCGAACACGTCTCAACTGTGCCATAAATGTGGGGCGCGTGTTTCTTGCCCCACGCACGAGGTGTCCGTCTGCGCCGAGCATGGGGTGATGGTTAGGGATGTGAATGCTGCGGTGAATATTGCGGCTAGGGCCGTCCCGCGCCGTACCAAAGGTTGAAAAGGCGAGGAAAACGCGGGCGAAAAACCGGAAGCTACGGCCACAAGTCCCGCTCAGGACGCCCGTGGCTAGAAACTCGTTGAGGTATCCTGGCGGGGACAGAACGAAGCGTAAGTCTACGCCGTAAAGGAAGAACCACCGCCTCGTTTCCGGGGAGGTGATTCTTCCTTTACGTCCCGCTAGGGCACAAGCGCAACGCTTGGCGGCCAGGGTACTAGCGGACCAGGGCGCGCGTGGCGCTTTGGGGGTCAGCACGGCGGCACTCAAACAGGGGAACGTAGCCTACGAATGTAGGTTATGCAGCCTTATTTGATACCGCGGGTGGGAAAGCGGGCACCCGCCGGGGTTTGTGTTTCCCGGCGGGTGCTTGTTTTTCTTGTGCCGTGCGCGTATGCTCGCGAAGCGGGAAGCCCGCGTGCGTGTTGGGGCTTCCCGCTCGCCACGCGTTTGCGCGCGAGTCGGCCCCGTGTTTCTTTTAGTTGGCGGCGAGGAGCTGCGCCATGTGCTCTGCCGCGTTCTGGTACATGTTGCGGGCGGTGTCGAGGTCGTTCTTCGTGTAGTAGATGGGGCGGAACGATTCTTCGTTTTCGGGGTCTGCGCCGTCCCACAGTTCGCCCATGTACTGCGCGTCGCTGTCGATGTCGTTCAGGAGGGTTTCGAGGCCGTTCAGGTATTCGCGTGCGGCGTCGTTACCTTCGCCGATTTCTTCGTGCCAGTCGTCGGTGACGAGGCGGGCGCTGGTCCCGCCGAGGCTGATGGCGACGGTCACTGCCTCGTAGTCGCCGACGTTGCTCGTGAAGTCTGCCTTCTGTTCGTCGGTGAGCGCGTTCCATGCGTCGGTGAGCGCCTGCATGACGGCGAGGTTTGCGGCCCTGGATGCGAGTCGGATGGAGGTTTCGGCGATCTTGTTGGTCTTGGTGGTGTTCATGGTTGGGTTTCCTTCTTTTTGGTGGTTGGTGTGTTTTCTTGTGTTGGTTTTAGTGTAGCACGCGTGTGGGCGCTGTGCTCGCTCAGTCGCGTGAAAGGTGGTGTCGAGCGCTGTGGGGTGTGTCACGTGTGCCCGGTGTTGTGTGGGCGTCCTTGTGGGTCGTGTGCGCGCTGGCGTGTCTGGGGCGGTTGTTTGTTCGTGTTGGTGTCACTGGCGTAGCGTGGGCTTGTGTCTTACAAGGGTGCGGCGGGCTTGGTGTTGGTGGTGGGG